TCTAGTAATGTATGACAATATTTATACATTAAAATATAATTGTATCATAAAAGATAATTTTTACATATAAAAATAAATTTATATGGTTGAATTGTTGTCGAATAGTTTATATAAGTAAAGTACATTGTGTCGAATACTTTATTTATTGATAGTGGAAAAAAGGGTCACAAATTATTTTAAAGCAAAGAGTGCTATTTACTTTATTTAGTAAAGCTATAAAAAAGTATTTTATCGTATAAAATTATTTTTATGGAATACTCCATTTTAAAATTGATTTTAAAGTTTAATAAATAAAGTTGGTATTAATTAATAAGTTTAACTTAATTAAATAAAGCAAAATGATAATATCACCTTTAAAATATTAAGGTAAATCAAGGATTAGCTTTATTTAATTAGGGAAAATATAAAGATTGTTTTATATTATAAAGTTATTATAAAATACTGTAATCGTTGATATTACTAGCTTTAGAGTAATTTGACAAATATATACATGCTTTATATAATAAAGAGAACAAAAGAGAATAGCTTAATTAGTTAATATAAATTAACATTATGCTTTATTATCTTAATTATCATAGGTATATTTATTAACTATCTAGCATTATCAAGCATTACAGGACTTAGGAAAATATGCAGGAAAATAGTAGAAGTATTGATATAACTAGGATTGAATACCATACATAGGTATACACAAATAGAAGAAATAGAAGAATGTAGCAGTTTCAACGGTTTCACGCTTTACAATATACCCACTATAGGTATAGGATACAGTTATTGCAATAGTTGTATGGTATTACTAATATAGGTAAACTGTGAAACAATTATAGATAAACACTTTAGGAAAATAAAGGAAAATAGACAAATTACTTTAGATTATTAGGAGAAATTGAATAAATGGTAAAAAATGTAAAATGGAAAAATTAGAAAAATTTTCCTTGTGGATAACTTAGATTAAGAAAAAAAGTGTATAAGTGTATGAAAGCGTTGATATTACTAGATTATATAGACTTATAGGTTGTTAGTTTGAGATGTAGTCGGAAATGTAGTTGTAAGTATTAGTAAGACTTGCTTTCGTATATATATTTATACATATTAACAGCTTGTGGATAACTAGCAAAATACTTATTGATAACTAGGTGATATAGTGTTGATAACCACGTCAACTGGACAAGTCAACCACTTTAAAAAGCAAAGTAAATGTACGATTAATTTATACTTAATCGAACTTTTTAAAAAAGGAATTTCTTCCAAAAGGGCTAGAAATGTTGATATTTCAACATCTAGGGGGTAGTTTCATATTCGGAGGGGGTTGACAAAAATTTTTTCCGTTGTAGTACATTACCAACTATAGGTCGAAGAAAATACCGAATTGCAATTACATACATTCACAAATAAAATTATATAAAATTATTTAACACTTTCTTAAAATTAAACAACTAGGAAATTAATAGTATATTTGTAATACTCTATCGTAATTAAATTAAAACAATAAAATTAAATAAATGAATATTAAACTCATCCTCGGGAAATAATATTTAAAACACTCAATTAATAATGTTAAGATTAATATTTAATTCTATGGGAAATTAACGGTATATTTTGTGTATTGGAAATAAGTGGTAAAATGTGGGTTTTATTCATTAAAAGATATTCCTAAATTCTTATTTATACACCTATATAAACCCATAGTCAAAACACATTAAAACGTTGAAATTTACATAAAAAGAGTGTGTAGTACAAGCAGTAGCTGTATCACACACTTAATATTACATTATAATATACGCTTATCTAAACAATCTAAACTACAATTTACACACATAACTTTTAAAATTTTATTTCTTACCTTACCAGTTAAATCACTTATGATAAGAAGAGAAGGAAGAGTTTGCATGCCTTGATTAATCACATACTCTTTTATAGGATTAATATTCGTATATTTATCTATACAATCTGACAATCTACCATGTAATTGAACCTCTACTAATATTCCTTTTTTAATTATTGTATTATCTTTCTTATATCTAATTATAATATATCCGTCAGCTATTACATTGCCTAATTGTATATTTCTCTCTACATATAATACTTCAACTCCTAACAATAATAATTTATACACTAATTCAGTTATATACATATCATGCCTAAGTAGTCTTTCATTAGGTTTGTTTTCTATATAGTAAACATATTCCCTATTGTATATTCCACTTCTAAAACGTTTTAATTGTTTGTATTCATATAATTTATTAGCTCTTCTATCCCAAGTGGTATTAGTTAATCCTTGAAAGAATAAATTTCTTATGTGTTCTGTTCTACATATACCAACTAAATTAATAAAATTTAATACTTGGATATCTCTTTCAGTCATATTATCACCTCTTAATAGTAATATATTCAAAATATAAACAAAATGTTACTAAAATATTTTTTTAATATTTAGGAAACATTTACTACACACTTGCATATAGTAAAGTAAAAGGAGATGATAATATGAGTAATGCTATAGAACCTTTAGCAAACAGTATTTGTGATACAATAAATTTATTATGTAAATCAATTTTAGATATATTCAATATTAAAAGTATTGATTTTAATAAATTCTTTGATGAAATCAATATAAAGAATAAATCTGGAGAGATACCTAAATTAAAAGAGAAATGGGAAGATGAAAATTATAAAATATACGAATTTATAATACCTATTGGAGTAACTATAGATGATTTTACTAATAACAAAAATAAATTCTTACAATTATTAAATAAAGAAAAAGAAGATATTAGTTTTAAAAAGAACAATGATTATATTCAATTAAGAATTAAGAAAGAAGAAATAGTAACAACTGAATTTGACTTGGAAAAACATAAAGCTAAAGGATATAAAATCCCTATAGGAGTCAATTTAGAAGATTGTAGTATTAGATATATAGATTTTAGTGAACCAGCTAATGCTCATATGTATTTGGCAGGAGCTACTAGATGTGGTAAATCTAATTGTTTGAGAGTTATTATATCTCAATTAATCATGAAAAGAAAATGTGATGTAGTATTAGATTTAATTAATGAAAAAAGAGTAGACTTATTTGAATTTAGAAATTGTAAAAATGTAATTCATTATACTGAAAACAGAGATGAAGCTGAAGACATATTATTTGATGCTATTCAAGATATAGATAAAAGATATGAACAATTCACATATAGAAACTGTACTGATATATGGGAGTATAGAAAGTTTAAAAAAATACCTATCAGATTTATAGTTATAGAGGAGTTATCTTCTTATATGAAAAATAAAGATTTTCATAATATGTTAGCTTTAATAGCAAGTAGAGGTGCAGGTGCGGGGGTATTTTTAATATTAACTACCCAATTACCTAGCAAAGATATACTACCTAACATAACTAAACAAAATATAAATGTAGTTATAGGTGGAAAATGTAAAGATGAAATTAGGTCTAATATGATAATCAATTATGGGTATTTGCATTTATTAAGAGGAGCAGGGAACATGAGAGTGTTTGACTATGAGGAATATGGTACAGAAATACAAACTTTCTATATTGATAGAGAGACTGTACTTAAAATATGTGAAAAATATGGTAAAAAGAAATAAGGAGGGGTAATTATGAAATATGAATTATATGGATATATACATGACATAGATAATTATTGTGAAACAGTTTATAGAAAGAGAGCAAAACTTAAAAATAAAGAGGAACTCAAGGAAGAAATTGAAGAGTTAAAAGAACTTTGCAATAAAAAACCACAATATGGATGTGAATATAATATAGTTAAAAAATTATTTTAGGGGGTCGATGGTATGAGAGAAATTTGGGAAGTAGAATGGGAAATGAAATCAAGAGATGGAAGAGAAGTAGTTGGTGGAATAATCAGAGAAAACTCATTAAAAGAGTTAGAATCATTGATGGAAATTTATAAAGATAGGTCAATACGTGAGAAAATTTTAATGAAAGCTCCTAAATTTGGTGAGATTGTTAAGAAAAAATACGAATAAAATGCTAAAATTTTAGTAAAAAATGAGTAAAAACAAAAGAAAAAGCCCTAAAAAGGGCCGATTATTACATTTTTAGAGATAAAATATAATAATTTGATTAAAATTGCAAAAATTTTCTATGATATATGCTATCCTTGTGATTTTTGTGAGAGTACACTACATTATAATAACATAGAAAATATATTTTATCAATAGGTTGATTAAAAAATACTTGTTTTTATAAATAAGTCAGTATAATACTTAATTCTATTATTTAATACAGCCTTAAAGTAAGGGTATACATTATAATCTATTTTATCTACATTAAATTTAGATAATGTTATATTAATTGATTCAATAAAAGCCTGGTTCATATCTTCATATGTGAAATCTATTAATTCAAAATCTTTTTGAAAAGATGATATACAATTATTTGATATTAAATTCTTATTAGAAATGTACGACAATGGTGAAATTTGTTCAGTTTGTTTCTTTTTAAAATATACTCTTTTATCTAAATCCTTTACATGAAATGTTATAGACTTTACACTTCGTCCTTTTTTATTTTCAGTATATGATAATTCAAACATTCCAGTATTATTTAATTCCTTTTTAGCTCGTTGAAGAACATTTCTTTTAAAATCAGCATACAAATTATATTTATTATTTAACATTAATAAATCTTTTAATTCATCTAGTTCATATGTTATATCTTCTTTTGTATTACTCCATAATCTAAGAAGGTCATATAATCTTTGGCTATATATTGATTTTAAAGTTAAAAATACTTTCATATTAATAGGTGTATAAGCTTTGTAATTCATAAGAAGATGATAAACTTTATCAATGACAACTATTTTAAATAAATCTTCTTTTTTATTATATTCATACCCAGCTATAATACTATATTTACAACTCCACTCACCATCTTCTCTAAAGTATATTTTTTCATCTAGCATATTATCTAATACTTTTTTAATACCTGGAACTGTTTTCTGTGTTTTATTTGAAATAAGATTTTGAAATTCTTGTTTACTTATATAACAATATGCATTACCAGACTTAGCCTTCTGAAGTTTATATAATATGAAGATAAATATATTATTATGCATGAGAGATATGTTATATCTAGCACTAACTATTGTATTATTTTTCATAAGTATTTGATTTTTACTCATATTAAACCTCCTTAATTTCTCATAGTTATATTATAACCCTTAATATCTCATATTAATAGTCCCTTATTTTAGCATATTTTAAAGTTATTATGAGTAATTAAGGAAATAAAATACCCTTAAAAACACATATTTATAAATGAAATAATACTTAATTTAACATATATAATCCTTAAAAACACATATTAGAACCTTTAAAACTCATATATGATATGATAGACACAAGGAATATCAATAGAAGCAACATTCTTAAATACTATTAAATACTAAATTAAATACTATATATTAAAAATAATATAATCATAGGTGATTTTTACGATATATTTGTTAATATATAAATAGTACATATATAGTGATATATTTTGTAATAATTATTATACATTGTAGAAAATAAAAATAAGACAAACATATTTTTTGTAAATAAAGGTGACTTTTAGATTAGTTATGTTAAATATATAGTATAAAAAAAATAAAAAGGAGGTAAGAGATATGTTGCTAGGATATCTTTTTATATTAATTTTATCAATAGTAGCAGTATTTGGTGGTTTAGCACTAATGATTTTCTTGAACATCGTAATGTTATTATACCTTAAAGAAAGATTAGACAAAAGAAAAGAAAGAAAAAATAATAATTTAAAATAAAAAGGAGGAAAAAAAATGGCATTGTTAATAGTGATATTTATTGTAGGTGGAATAGGTGTTATAGCTTACGGCTTAACACTTCTAGGAATAGGTGCAGGATTTATGTCATTGATATCATCTATATGTAATATATTTGGTGTATGGGGAGGAATGTTTATATTAGCTGAATGTTTAATATTACTTGTACTTGCACCAACAATATTAATTGATTGGGATAAAGATAATAAGGAAGGTGATAAATAAAATGTTTAAAAGCTTTATTTATGTATATAAACTATAATATAGGAAGGTGATTATTTTGACATTAGAGGAATTTGTTTGAGGAACAAAAGATAAAATTCAGAGATATAATAGTGCAATATATAAATTAAAATAATTAATAAAATGGGAGGTATATTTATGGAGAACCAATGTAAAATAACAATAGTTGATGCACCATGTGGAGCAGGTAAAACATCATTTGCAATACAGTATATGAATAATGAAATATTTGAAAGATTTATTTATATTACACCGTTTTTAAGTGAAATTGATAGAGTTGTAAAATCTTGCGATTGTCGTGAATTTAGAAAACCAAGTGAAAAATTAGGAAAAGGAAGTAAAACAAATCATTTTTACGAATTAGTTAAAGAAGGATACAATGTTGTTTCAAGTCATTCATTATTCAGAGGATTAAATGAAGAAATAATAGATTATATAAAAGAAGGAGAATATATTTTAATTCTTGATGAAGTAGCTGATGTAGTTGAACAACTTGATATATCCAAGAGAGATATTGAAATTTTAATTAATGAAAAAATAATAGAAATAAATGAAGAAGGTAAAGTATATTGGATTGATGATACTTACAAAGGTAAATTTAATTCATTGAAAAATCCAATTAAAAATGGTGATTGTTATTTCTTTAATAATGCTTTAATGCTTTGGACATTTCCTTGTGATATATTTAAAGCATTTAAAGAGGTTTATATATTAACTTATATGTTTAAAGGTCAAATACAAAGGTATTATTTTGATATGAATGATGTTGAATATGAATACAAATCAATAACAACTTGTGATTATGGATATAAATTATGTAATTATGAAGAAATCAATGGAAGTAAATATAAAGATTTAATTCATATTTATGAAGGTAAATTAAATGATATAGGTGAAAAATCTACCGCATTAAGTAAATCATGGTATGATAAAGCTAATAAAAAAGAAGTTATGAAACAATTAAAAAATAATACAGTAAATTATTTTAAACATATAATTAAAAGCAAATCACAATTTAATATGTATACTACGTTTGAAGATTATAAATCGCAAGTTAAAGGTGAAAGATATACAAAAGGATTTGTGCCTTGTAATAGTAGAGCAACAAATGATTATAAAGAAAAAACAAATTGTGCTTATTTAATAAATAGATATTATAACCCAATGATACATAGATTTTTTACAGAAAAAGGAGTTAAAATAGAAGAAGATGTATGGGCTTTATCTGAGTTGATACAATGGTTATTTAGAAGTACAATAAGAGAAGAAAAAGAAATTAATTTATATATACCTTCAAATAGAATGAGAGGTTTATTACAGGAGTGGTTAAGAAAATAATTGTTTGGCAAAATAAAATCGCCAAAATTAAAATTTACTATTAAAAATAATGCGAAAAAAATATAATATTTTAAATCTTAAATTTTGATTTTCTTAAAAGATAAGAATATATAATTCTTAAATATTGTCCTACGGAGTTATTCGTCAAGAGTTTGAGAAATACGTTCAAACTCTTTCCTCACACTTTTTCATTTACTTCATATACATTCGTAAATTCAAAGTGATTATATAAGTGTTTCAAAAAGATATTAAATAAAGGTGATTTTCAATGTACTTATGTTAATTATATAATATAACAAAAAATAATTAATAAAAGGAGGATGTGTATATGTGACAAGAATGGTTAAAATATCTAACAGAATGAATTCTAAGAAGTTTTATTATAAATTAGGATAAGTTATTCATTAAAGAATAATGAAGCCTTAAAATTGATTATAGGAGGTGAAAAATAATGAGCAAAAGAATCAATAGAATTGACAGAGCAATAAAAATCGAAGAGAAAATCGAACAAGCTATTAAAGAAAATAAATCAAATGAAGAAATAAGAAGATTGATATTAAGTTTAAATACAATTGAATATAGACTTGATAATATGGACAATTATTCTTATTAAAAATAATTAATAAAATGGAGATGATATTATGTATGTTTACATAATTACTGAGAAATATTATGATGAAGATTTTCGTATAATCACAAACATAATATGTGCTTGTAAAGATATAGAAACTGCTAAAAAAGAATTAGAGAAAGCTAAAGAAAATACAATAAAAAATTATGGTAATTTTAAAGTAACGGAATCTAAGGAAGATGAAATTGAGTTAGAAAACGAATGGCAAGAAACTATAATTTTAAAAATTAATAAATACGAGTTATTATAAAGGAGTGGTTTAAATGAATAAATTTGAAAAAATGAAGAAAGTGTTCAATGATATGGATATAGATGAATTTATAAAATATTTAATTAATGAAACTAATGAATCCTGTAGGTTATGCATATGGGTGAATCGTGTTGACAGATGTAATATGAGATGCGAAGAAAATGTTAAAAAATATTTAGAAAAGGAAATAGATGATTAAATAACAATTAATACAGGGGGATTATAAATGAGTAGAATTTATTTTAATAATTTTTATGGAAAATTAAATGATAAATCAATATTTGATTATCAGATAGATAAAGATAAATATAAATTAGAAAACGTGGAAGAAAGAATAGAGTATATAAAAGAGTTATTAAATCTTACATATATTAATGATATTGAATTTCCAGATAACTTTTGGGAAGAAATATTTGAACAAAAGGATAATAAAACAAGTCATATAAATTTAATACCAAATAATAATACTGACTTATACTCTGATAGTAATATATGTAAAGTTTTAGAGGGTCTTGGAACATATATACTCCAACCAGATAAAGAGTATAGAAAGAAAAATAAGTTAAAAATATATAATAATGAAGTTGAATTTCAAAAGGCATTGAAGAAGGAGAAAGCTACAATATGTAAATATGGTGATTTAGTTAACGATGACGATACAATGATTGTTTTAAAGCCTATTAAAAATATTAAACTTGTACCAAATAGAAGTATATCAAAACAATACATAGAGGAACACGAAGAATTACAATGTTATCAAGATTTAATAGACCATTTAAATGAAGTGCAAAATAATAAGGAATTACAAAATAATATAAATAAAAAAATGAATATGAATAAAAATGAAGGTTGGTATAAATATAAATGTGATTATATGAAAAGTTCATTAAGAGAAGATATGGGGTATGTACAAAATTCTTATAATCCACTATATATACCTAAAAAACTATTAAAAGATAATGGGTGTGTTACATGGGACTGTTTAGATACATTAGATGTAACACATGTAAAACCTTTATTGCAGTTATATAGAGAAAAAGATGAATATGATTTTACATCAGATATAGATTGTATATTATATGATTTAGGTGTTGTGTTAAATAAAGTTAAATTAACAGACAAACAACAAGAGGTTTTAGAACTTTGGATTGGCGGAATGACAATTAAAAATATAGCTAAAGAATTAAATAAAAAACAACCTGTAATAACAAAAATGTTAGATACAATAGTAGAAAAAATAGTACAAGTTTATGAAGAACAATTAGAAGATTGGTATTATTTAAATATTAATAAAGGTAAATATAAGAAGTGTAATAAATGTGGTGAGATTAAATTAATTAATAAATTTAACAAAAATGGTAAAGGTGGTATTAGAAATATGTGTAAAATATGTCAATAAAAACGATATATTTTACAAGGTGCCAAAAAAGGCTATTTTTTTCCTAGTAAATAGACTTATATTTATGAAAGGGCAAAATAGCCCAATATTTGTTATTTTTATTAATATTTTATAAGGGGGTATGTTTTATGGAAATAAACGCAATAAAAGAATTACAAGGAGCATTAGAAGAAAGAGGTTTAAAATTATCTCAAGCTGAAACTAAGGAGGTTCTTAAAGCATTAGAAGATACAATAGATTCAATATATGACCAAATGGAAGTCGATGATTCTGTTAGCTTAGGACTATTCTTAATAGATAAAAAAATACAAAAAGGTAGAAAAGGTATAATGAAAACTAAACCAGGTGAAGAAAAACCTTTTGAAACTGAAGATAAAGTTACTGTAAAAGTAAGACTTAAAAAATCTGTTAAAAAAAGAATAGAAGAATAATTAATAAAGGGAGAATAATATAATGATATTTAAAGAAAGTAAAAATTTAGAAATTAAAACAGGAAGAATTATTGAGGAAGATGGTAAATTATATTTAATTGAAACTGATAAAGACGGGTATGATTTAGAACGTTTTCCAATAAATGATTTATTTGCCGATTTTATAGGAGATAAAAATGTTAAATTAAAGATAGAAAATGTTATTGAAAGATAATTAAATAAGGGAGGAATAAAAATCCTCCCATTTATTTTTTTGTTTATTGGAGGATAATATTATGAATGGTAATTTTAAAAGAAAAGATAATGAAACTAATGATGAATATCAAGTTAGATTGACTTTATTAAAACAATCGGGAATAGACATTGATTGGAGTGAAATTGCTGAATTAGTTGGTGATGGTCGTAGTTCAGAAGCTTATAGAAAAGATAGTTATGGTATAAGAAGATATGATAACGTTAAACGAAATGATTCTGATAATGAAACTCTGCTAGAGATAAGAAAAGAGAAGGTAAAGTTAAGTGATTTACGAAATGAAACAAATAAGCAGATAAGAAATTTAGCAAGAACAGAAAATGTTATAGCTTTAATTAAAGATGAAATAAATAAATTGAATGAGCAATCACCTTTATTTAATAAATTCCGTTTTAAAAAAGAAGTAAGTGGGAATGATGGAGTTTTATTATTTGGAGATTGGCATTTTGGAATGACGTGTGACAATTCAATTAATAAATATGATATAGATGTTTGTAAAAATAGAATTGATGAAATAATTAATAAATCAATAAAATACGGAATAGATAATAATATAGATAAACTACATATAATTTGTTTAGGTGATATGCTAAGCGGTATAATACATAGTACGATACAAAGAGCAAATCAAGAAGAAATATCACAACAAATAGTACAAGTATCTGAATTATTATCTGAAGCTATAGCTAAATTGTCAGACCATTTTTATTGTACTGTGACTATGGTGCAAGGAAATCACGATGCTATAGATATGAATAAACATGATAGAACTAATAAAAATAATTATAATTCATTAACAAAAGAATTTGTAAAGATTAGAATACAAGATTTAACAAACGTTATCTTGTTAGATAATACTATTAACAATGACGAAATTGGAGTACTAAATGTTAAAAATAAAAAATTAATATGTTGTCATGGAGATAAAATTAATAAAATGAAAGTTGATTCTGAATTAGAAATGGCTACGAAAGTTAAACCAGATATAATATGTTATGGGCATGTTCATAATCCACAATATTATTCTTTGTATGAAACAGATGTTTTTGTTAATGGTTCACTTATATCTACTGATGAATATGCAATGAATAAAAAATTATATACTCCAGCTTCTCAAACATTATTAATTGTAAATGAAGATGGTGTTTTAGCAAATTATGTGATAAAGGTTAAATAATTTATAATATAAACCACTCTATATTTTTTTTGAGTGGTATTTTTTATTTTTAAAGATTGAAACGATATTAATATTTTATATTGGTATTTTTTGAGTCCTTAAAAATAAAAGGACTCTATGAAATTCATAATATATTCTCCCCTTTTTAGGTACAATCAAGTCCATTCCTTTCATCTTGATTGTACCATTTTTTCATTTCTTATAAAGGAGGATGATGTGATGGCAGAAACAAAACAGTGTTCAGCTACAGGTAAATTTAAGCCTACAATTAGAGATTTCTACTCTACACAATCAATGCTTTATGAATATGATAAAAAATTACCTATGTCTAAAGAAGTTGTAGATAAATATTTTAAAAAATTAATAAAAAACTATGATAATGACCATAGATTAGCATTTATACATTTATGTATGGTTTTAGATATGTATTATGATGAAGAGACTTATCTAAAATGCGTTGAAAAGTATGGCACAAATTTTCTAGGTAATTATACAAGAATTATCAATAGGGATAAAGCATTTAAAGGTTTGTCGGCTTTAGATAATATGTTAACTTACGATGGAGTAAGTAATATAATCACAGGAGAAACAATAACCTCAACTGAAATAGTTGAATTTTGGGGTAAGGGATTTCAAGATGACGAATATAAATTACTTCAAAAAAAATATGATGAATATACCGATAATTATCCATCAAAAACCATGCAAGAAGTTAATTTAATTAAAACAATTTGTATGTTGGAAGTTTTAAGGGAAAGAGCTGTGGTTAAAAATGACCAAAAAGATTTTAAAGCTTTAACTGACCAAATATCAAAACGTATGGAGGAATTAAATGTCCTACCTTCCAAAATGAGTAAATATGGGGAAGACGATAATTTAAGTTATGGAAATTTAATAGCTATAATTGAAAAAAACGAGCCAATTCCAGATGTTCATGAAGAATATAATGATGTGGATAAAATCAAGTGGTGGTTAAATCGTTATTTCTTAAACCCAATTAAAAAGTTAATGAATAATGATTCGTCTCCTTATACAGAGGAGGATGAAAAACCATATGAAGAATAGCTTAAAATATAAACAAAGAAAGAGTTTAAAAAAAGATTCTTATGAGAATTTATTAGATGGTGTCAAAATATGGACTGAATATTTTAGAAAAAATCCTCATAGATTTTGTATGGATTTTTTAGGAATTAATTTGTACTGGTTCCAACAAGTATTACTTTACATGATGAATATAAGCACTAATTTCTGCTTTACGGCATCGAGGGGTCTCAGGCAAGACATTTCTTACTGCGATATTTGTATGTTGTAGAGCAATATTATATCCAGGTTCTAAAATAATAGTTGCTTCTGGTAATAAAGACCAGGCGGGATTAATTATAACTGAAAAGATTGAAGATTTACGAAGGAATTATCCTACTTTAAATAAAGAAATTTTAAAAGTTCAGAATAACAAAGATAATGTTAAATGTATTTTTAAAAACGGCTCTGTGATTACAGCAATAGCTTCTAATGATGGAGCACGTGGGCAGAGATGCAATATATTAGTTGCAGATGAGTATCGTCTTATAAAATTAGATGTAATTAATTCGGTTTTAAAACAATTCTTAACTAATCCAAGAAAACCACCTTTTCTAGAAAAAGAAGAATATAAAGACTATCCTCTTGAAAGCAACATGGAATTATATCTTTCTAGTTCTTGGCTCAAATCACATTGGAGTTATGAAAAATTTACGGGTATACTAGGTAGAATGTTTGAAGGTGGTAAGGCATTTGCTTGTGCCATTCCCTATTTAGCTTCTTTAGACCATAAACTTGTGTTGAAAGATAAAATTGAAGAAGATAAAGAGGATATGGGAGAATTCATATTTAATATGGAATATGGTTGTATATGGCATGGACAAAGTGGAGATTGCTTCTTTGATACAAGTGATATGCTAAATGCAAGGGTTTTAAAAAATGCTTATTATCCTTTAACTGATTCACAATATAGAAATCCAGATGAAAAGAAAAAGAAATTAAAACAAATGCCTAAAAAGAAAGATGAAATAAGATTAATTTCTGTAGACGTTGCTGTCGCACCGGCTAATAAATCAAATAAAAATGATAACTCTGTTTTTACTTTATGGAGATTACTTCCGAGTGGAAATAATTTAACTAGAGAGGTTGTTTATATGGAGTCTTGGAATGGTATGAAATTGGAGAAACAAGCAACTCGTATAAAAAGATTATTTACTGAATTTGAAGCTGATAAAATCATAATAGATGGTGGTGGTGTTGGTATAGCATTAATTGGTGAAATGGAAAAATCATCTTATGATGAAACTATAGATGAACATTATGAACCGTTTGGTATTTATGATATGAGTACACAAACTAAAGATTTTGAACCTTTGAAAAATGGAATAAATTGTATATATGTTATTAAAGGGAATCAAAAAGTTAATAATGACTGTGCTGTATATCTTAAAAATTCTTTTTCTAGTAAAAAAATAAGATTATTGATAGAAGAGAATGAAAAAAGAGGGGATTTCAGTAAGGATTTAAAATATCATCAAGATAGTGAATATCATGCTGAAAAAATAGCTCCTTTTATTCAAATATCCAATTTTATATTTGAAACAATAAATTTAGATTACGATACTATGAGTAACGGCGATATAGTCCTTAAAGAAAAAGGAAGAAATCGAAAAGATAGATTTTCTTCAGTAGCATATGGGAATTATTTAGCCGAATTAATAGAAAAAGATATGAGAAAGAAGAATAGAAGCAAGAAAAATAAATGTATATTCCTTGCTAATTAAAGGTGGTGAGATATTTGAGTGAAAAGGAATTAAATAAAAAAGATAAGAATTTAAAATTTGCACAAACAGTATCTATGTTAGATATAAGTAATATAGATAGAGTCTCTGAAAGTAAAAGAAGAAGTAAATTAGATACAGATACAATATCTAGTGCTTTAGAAAATCCATATAGTAATGTTAGTACTTTACAGCAACAAGCCGAACTTATGAGAGTTATTAACGGCACTTTAAAAGAAATATTAACTTACAAATCAAATCTTTTAACTTATGACCATTATATGATTCCTATAGATGCAAGTAAATTCATAACTAAAGGACAAGATAACTTTTTTAAATCGTTTAGGAAGGCTTGTAGTGAATTAGATAAATATAATTTACACACATTTTGTCCCTGGATTATAGATTCAGAGTTACGAAAAGGTGAAATTTATATTTATAAACAAGAGACAAGTGATAGTGTTACGTTTGTTTCACTTCCAGAAGATTTATGTAAAGTAACTTATACTGAATCTTTTATGTTAGGATACAGTATAAAACTTAGTGGTATTAATACTAAACAATTAGGATATTTCCCTGTGGATATTCAAAATTTATATGCTGATTACAAAGCTGGTAAATTAAAAAATGATGAGAATTTCGTAGACAACTATTATAAATTACCATTGGAAAATGCGGTGGCTTTTTTACCAGAAGTAATTGATTCTAAAGGGATACCTTATTATAGTGGTTTATTGTTAGATTTAAGTAGAATAAAAGATTTATCTGATGCAAGTATGGACAATATTAACGCTAACAACTTTAAACTTATACATCAATTACTACCTACGGATGATGATGGTGATTTAAGTATAGAACCAGACACAGCAATGTTTTACCATAAAGCATTAGTAAGAAATGTAAGAGATGGAATAGGAGTAGTTAGTTCACCTTATCCAATAGATTCAGTTTCTTTACAAACTAATAAAGTTTCAGATTATGAAGAAATAAACAATTTAATTAATAATGTTTATGATGGAGCCGGAATAGATAGTAATTTATTCAACGGTGATAATAAAAGTGGTACTCAAATGACTATTTACAGCGGTATAGTTGATAGTTTATTACCATTTAATCTATTAGATAGAATTTCTATATGGTTAAATTATATATTTAGTAAGAATTCAGCTTTAAAGAATTTTAAATTATATTTTTGTAACACTACCAAATATAATAAAGAAGAAAAAATACAAGCGAGTTGTAATAGATTAACCACTTGGACTAGCAAGTTAGAATATTTAGGAATATGTGGATATACTCCGTTAGAGGCTTTGAATATTCTACAAATAGAAAGCATATTGGATTTTGATAGTTTAATGACTCCTTTAGCAAATTCTCATACCATGAGTGGTACTGATACAAGTGGAGATGGAGGTCGTCCTAGCACAAAAGATGAAACATCTGGAGAGGTAGCTTCTGAAACAGATAATTTAGGTTAGGAGGTAAGTTATGGAAAAATTCATATATGTATTTAATGAAGAAGATAAACATGAATTATTAAGTCAAGGATTAGTTTTTTTATGCGAGGGAGTTATGAATGGTAAAACAATGTATGTTTTTATGAATAGTTCTAAAGTAAAATTTTCATCTGAAGATAAAAGAAAATTCATGTTTTCTAATAAATTATTTTTCTAAGAAAGGGGGTGTGAATTAGAATTGGAAAATAAACATGTACAATTATATAGTGAATTAGAGGTTTATAAATCTTCTAACGACAGTAGGTTTGTTCCTTGTAGAATACTTGTATGCCACGACCAAGATAATTTAAATGGTTCTTGGTTTGATTCTGAAAAACAAATGAAATGTGCAGAAAAGAGTATAAGAGGTATTCCTCTTTTAGCCCATGTATACAAGAATGAAAATGATGAATGGGTTTTAGGTGGACATGACGGAAGATTAGAAATGACTGATACTCTGGATGGTTTTGATATGGAATATGTTTACTTAGAAAAGGCTTATGGTTTTGTTCCTGAAGATACAATAATTACACAAGTAGAAAAGAATGGTAAGAAATATTTAAGTTGCACTGGTTTAATTTGGAGAGAGTATTCTGGACAATTATTAAAAGTATTAGATTCTAATGATGGAGCATTAGAAGTTTCTATGGAAATAGAAGTCAATGATTGTGATTTTAGAGATGATGGATATATAGAAATATCTGATTTTACATTTTTAGGAATAACAATGCTAGGTGTTGGTGTACAACCTGCAATGGAAGGTGCAAATTTATCTGTGTTTACAGTAGGAGATATAAAAACTGAGTTAGAAGAAATGAAGAAAATTTATTCTTTAGAAAAAGGAGGTGAAGTAATGGATAATAAATTAGAAAATCAAAAAGATAATTTTGAAGTTGAAGAAGATAAAGATGACTTCACTCCAGAAGAAAATAAAGAAGAATGTTCTAAAGATAAAAATGAAGAAAACAAAATAGAAGATGTAGAAAATAATAGTGTTGAAGAATCTGAAGAAGATGAAAAATATTCTCAACTTCAAAAGGATTATCAAGATTTACAAGAAAAGTATTCTGAATTAGAAACTAAATATAATGAATCACAAGCTAAGTTAGAAAGCATGAGTGATTATGAAGAATTAAAACAATTTAAAGAAGAATCTGATAATAAACAATTTGAATTAGAAATAAATGAAATATCTGAAAAATATGCTTTAGACACAGAAGATTCTAAAGCTTTAAAGGGTAAAGTGTTAAAACATGAAATATCTAAAGAAGAATATGAAGGTAAGCTTGCTATAATGTGGGCTAATGAAATAAGAGAAAGTCAAGTTTTCAACAAACCTAAAGATAAGAAAGAAAATCAAATAGGTATTTCAAATCCAAACGAAAAATATTCAGATTCTAAAGCACCTTATGGTGGTAGATTAGAAAAATGGAGAACTAAAAAATAATAAAACAGGAGGTAAAATTTATGTATCAAATATTAACTTATGTAGAAGATAATTTTGTTAAATCAGCAATATGCTCTACTGAATTAAAAAATGGTGAAGTAGTATTAGTAAAAGGACTAGCTGACTCAACTTTAGCTAAAATTGGGGATATAGGTGTTGACGGTGAATGTTATGAAGTAGGTGACCTAGAAGATGATGCTAATAAAATATTAGCTATGGTAGCATCTGATGGTCATAGATATGAAAATGAAACTGCTTACAATTTTGGTGATTATGCAAATACACCAGCTGGTGAACCAGTAAGAATTTATTTCTTACACAAAGGTATGGTAGTTTCAATAGAAAAATCACTTATAGCTGATGAAGTTGCTAAAGGAGACCAATTATCTCCAAAAGCTGATACTCATCAATTAGCTAAAACTGCTGGAACTGAAAAAAGAATAGTAGGAGAAGTTATAGGAACTTCAAAATTAATGGGTAAAGACATGGTACAAATATTATTCTATTAAGAATAAAATAATTAATAAAATGGAGGTTAAAAGAATGATAGATAATGATGTTAGACAAATGGTAATAGACTTACATAATGGTATGTGTTCTTATTCAAGAAAAGAAGCTTCAGATGTTATAAGAAATATGATATTTGAACAAGTAGAACCACTTCCAGAAAAGAAATCTAATTATAGAAGATGGTTAAAAAGAAATGGTAATACAGTATTTGAATTATTAGAAGAATTAATAACTATAACTCATAATGAAATAACTGTTGAATCTTTTGGAGATTTAGTAGATGTTGAAACTTTCGATATAGGAGATAAAAAAGAATTCTTAATTCAAAATGACGAATTATTCAAAGTTGGTTTAATGGCTACTGGTGTTAAAACAGTTCATAGACAAAGAATCTATGATAAAAAGGTAGATACTAAAGCTTTCAGATTAGGTGTTAAAATCTATGCTGAAATGTTTGATTTCTTAAAAGGAAATATAGACTGGACTTTATTTGTAGATAGAGTATCTAAATCCTTTGATAAAAAAGTATGTACATTAGTTACAAAAACTATATTTGGAGCTTATGATACTACTGGAAATCCAAATTTATGTAAAGCATCTAATGATACTGCTTTACCAGCTACTTTAAAAGAAATGATAGCTAAAGTTGCAGATTCTACAGGTCAAGAAGTTCAAATACTAGGAACTAAAACTGCATTAGCTCATATAAAATCAGATGCTACTTTTGTATCAGATGCTGAAAAAGATGATAGAAGAAATTACGGATATACTCAAGTATTTGAAGGCACTCCTTTAGTTCCATTACCAAATTATTATGATAAAACTACTGGTGCTTTTGAAGTTGATGACGATATGTTATTAATAGTTCCAGTTGGAGAATCACTTGTAAAACTTGGATATGAAGGTAACAAGCTAAATATAGCTTAACGCCTCGTATATCGAGCAATCGGTATAGGACACAACTTGAATTGCAGGTAATGGGTAAAGCTCTACTCCAAAGCGGATAGTGAAAACTAAAACGTAAAGGCACGAAAGTAGAAAAAACGTAGAGATGGTGCATGGTTAAATCCTAAACACTGGTGATTAATATCACAAAATCCCTGTTCATGCAGGTAAGTATCCCTGTTTTATTTAAAATAATTAATATTCCAATAAGATAATGAAAGGAGTGATAATTATTCCTAAAAAGAAATTATCTTACGAAGAGGTTAAAAGTTATATAGAATCTTTCGGATATAAATTATTATCTAAAGAATATAAAAATAATCATACGAAAATCGAAGTACAATGTCCCAAAGGTCATAAATATGATGTTACATTTGGAAATTTTAGAAATGGTACAAGATGTAGAAAATGTGCTTTTGAAAAATTGTCTAACGATAGAAAATTATCTTATGATTACGTAAAAAAATATATTGAATCATTTAATTATAAATTATTAGAGGAAGCATACATTAAAAGCGATATTCCCATGAAAATGAAATGTGATAAAGGACATATATGTTATATATCTTGGGATAATTTCAAATGTGGAAGAAGATGTAAAATATGTAAATATGAACAGCTTTCTGAAAAATTTAAATTTACATATAAAGAAGTAAAAGAATATATAAGTTTAAATGGATTTGAATTATTATCAAAAGAATACATTAATAACTCCATTCCTCTATCCATCAAGTGTCAAAAAGGACATGTATTTGATAGGACTTTTAATAATTTTAAAAACAATAAAGAATGTCCGATATGTAATCAAACAAGAGGGGAGAAGAAAATTTCAGAAGTATTGGATAAATTTAATATAGATTATGTTTATGATAAACCTTATTTTGATAATTTATTATCTCCAAAAGGAAATCCATTAAGACCAGACTTTATATTACCTAATGAAAGAATATGGATTGAATATGATGGAGAATTTCATTATAAAGAAATATATAATGGTGACGGACATGATTCTGTTGTTATAAATGATAAAATCAAAGATAAATATGCAAAAGAAAATAATTGGAATTTAATTAGAATACCTTATTGGGAATATAATGATATAGAAAATATTTTAAATAAAATTTTAAATAAAACGAGATAAAACTTCAACGACTAGGTTGCAAAACCGTACACCCAAGTGGGTGGAAGTGGGTTGCCCCTATTTATAGGGTGAAGAAATAGTCTCATCTCATGTGAAAGCATGAGCAGTTCATAAGAGAACGGTATAAGAGTAACGAACTTATACGAAGATAATGCGATGTTGAATTGTATGAAGATACAGAAGGAGATAGACGAGACTATCAAATAGAAATGGAAATGAATCGTATGATACATTTAGGAGTTGCTATAGCTTCTACATACGCAATGATAAAAATAACTGCATAATAATTAATACTTAAATAATACAGCACTACTTTAATTAGTAGTGCTTAATTCTACAAGAAGGGAGAATAAAATGGAAAAAATAAAGAAAACTACTAAAACAAAAACCGTAGATAAAACGGAAGAAATCAAAAAAATAGTAGAAGCAAAAAAAACTAAAAGACAGATAAATATGGAATTAAGAAAAAAACAAGATGAAATATATGTTGAAATTTGCAATATGTCTTTTATGAGTGTAATATACATGAATAAAAATGAAGAAACTTATTTTGATTTATATCCAAATGAATATACTGAATTACCATTATCAGAATTATATGAAGTTGCAACTAAAAATAAATCGTATTTTAAAGATTATATGTTGGCAATAACAGATGTTTTATCTGAGGAATATACAATAGATAATATAATTGATTATTTAGGTATAACAAGTATATATAATAGTGAAGAAAATCAATTTGCTATGCAAATAGATTCAATATTAAATCTTTCTGATGATGTTTTTGAAAGAGAAATTGAAGGAAGAAGTAATAAATTTATAAGAAATTTAGCTTGTAAAGCTATATTATTAACTAAATCTGAAGAATCTGACTATGAGTTATCAAGAAAAAAAGAACGTGTTTTATGCAAAAAGTTAGGAAGAGAACAATTAATAGATATTGATGAATAGAGGTGATTGAATGACACCTATTACTGAAATATATGATTTATTTTTAAAACATTTAGGAAAAGATGATTTATTAGAAATAGACCAAGATGTTGCAGAAGATTTATTCGAATCTTATTTATATATCTCAATATCTAATTTTCCACAATGTAAAAAAGATTTAAGTATTCAAGATGGATATTTTCAAAATGAATTAAATATTCAAGAAAAAATGATTTTAGCCAAAGGTATGTTACTACCTTTTGTAGATGCTAAAATTATGAACAGAGATGCTTTAACTATGAGAATTACTGATGGTGAATATAGTATAAAATCACCTGCAACATTATTAAATAATTTATTAAAAACAAAAGAAATGTATACTAAAGAGTTAAGGAAATTAAAAATAGATTATGCTACTCGAGGAGTTGACATAAATGAGTAATTATTTTGAGAAATATAAAAGAAGAAATTTAAAACAATATGATACAATTTTAGATAAAGAAAGAAGTGATTTAATCACCGACTTTGAATATTATCTAACTCATGAAGCTTTAAATGCATATGAAATACAATACACTAAACCAGATGAATTAATTAACAAGGAAACTAATTCTACTGAAAGAATGGTTATAAAAGATGTAGCTGATAATGATAAAACAGCATTTGATGAAAAATATTTAGTATGTAGACTAGATTGTCCTATAGATGTAGGGAGTTATGTGTATTGGAATGGTTCTTATTACATATTAGAGTTTGAAGAAGTAATAACAACTATGACTCATAAAAAATACACTTTAAGAAGATGTAATCAATATTTTAATATAGGTTATAAAGGAAATATTTATCATATTCCAGTAAATGTAACAAACTTAACTATGTATTCTAAAGGTATACATGATTATAAATATATTTCTAATTTGGATGCAAAAAGAACAATTTTAGTTGGAGCGAACCCAGTAACTTCTTCTCTAGTTGTTGGTTCAAGATTGATGGGTAAAGATAAACAAGCATATAAAATTACTCATAAAAATGATTTTGAATACACTAGAAGAAGAGATGAAAAAGATGGATTAATTAAATGGTTAATACTTGAAACAGCTCAATTAGTAGAAGATGATAATGAGAATTTAGTAGCTTATAATCCAATAAATGAAAGTGATGGAGAACAAAATAAAATTTATGGTAATGATAGAATTCACATTGGAGAAGAATCTACTTATACAATCAAATATGATAAAGAGGTTACTTTTGAATTAGATTATGATTATGAATTTTGTAGAATCACTTCAAATGAAAACAATTCTTGCACATTATCCGTAGACTTAGATTTTGATGTTATAGGTGAAGTAATTTCTTTAATAGTTAAAGATAAAGATAATAATGAAACTATAGATATTTTAAATATAGTAGTTAGAGGATTGGGGGCTTATTAAAATGAGTAAAATAATTACATTCCCCGATAGATATATAAATAAAGTGGCAACTTTAATAATGCTAGATGAAACGATTGGTAAAATGATTTATTATTCAGATAAAATAGATGAAGATATTTTATCTTTACCAAAAGTATCTGAACCAATTAAAAAATTTAATAATAAAAAAATATTTATTGATAGAAGAGTAAATCAACTCTTTGAGGCAATATTCAAATCTGAATGTTATATATTTTTAAATATGTATAAAGACCAACCTGCAACATTGTCAAATGGTAAATCATCTAATTTTATAAGTTCTTTTAGATTAGATATAGGCGTAGTATGTCACAATAGTTGTGCTAATACATTGAATGGGTCAAGAGACGTTATAATATATAAACGTATTAATGAAATATTAAAAGATGAAAGATTAGAAGCTATTGGTAAACCCATAATTGGTAGTACATTACAAAATTATTCAATTCCTGTGGAATATAATGCTTATATTACAAGTATTACGGTAAATTATTTTAATACAATGTAGGTGGTAGAATGAAATATACCAAGGAACTTGTTACGGGTGAGGATATTAATTTAAAAGAATTTAATTTAGGTATAATAAAACAACCCAAAGTAGCTAATTTTATGAGTGAATTAGATATAATTGATTTTTTAAAACCATTCTATATGGTTAGGCATTGGAATAATAACGATGCCTTTAAAGAAAAGGAATTACCTTTTTCAATATATTATAGTTTATCTCAAAAAAATAATGCTTTAATGTTAGACTTGATTTTATATTTAATTGTATTATATGATACCAAAGATATAAAATTAATAAATTGTGGAGATGATGGTGTAAAAATACATATAAAAAATAAAGATGGAATCGAATCATTTATTGATGATTCAAATTTCAATATATTGTCTAAGATAATCTTAGAAATATTATCTTATGATGAACCTAAAAAAGAAGAAAAACAAAAAATAGAAGGTTCTGCTGAAGATATAGCATTGTTTGAAAAATATGAAAGAGAATATAAAGAAAAACAAGCAAAGAAAAATGCTATATACTTTGAAGAAATTGTAAGACAAGTGATTCATATGAGAAAAACAACGTATGATGAAATAAAAAATTGGACGGTGTGGCAATTACAAGACACATATAAATCAGAAAAAGCTATGGAGGATTATCAATTAACTTGGAAATTAGCTTTAGCTGGTGCTTATAAAGGTAAGGAAATCCCACAATGGTATACTAATAATAAACTTATGAGGGATTAATAAAAATAATTAATAAAAATGGAGGTAATATAAATGGCTGAAACTTTATTTGTAATAGAAGGTGCTATGCAAGGTAAACTTCATCCAAATGGCGAAACAGGAACTGAAAAAGATATAGCATTAGATTATGTAAATGCATTTAATTTAGGTCAATCAGAAGATACTTTAAATGCAAGAGCAGATGGGAAAAATAAAATAACATTAAAAGCTAATAAAGCAATGACTTTTACAGCAGAAATGGAAGTTATGAATTTTGATATGTTCTTAGTTACTTTAGGAGCTACTAAAGATGAAGCAGGTAAAGTTCATATAGGGGATTCACCATCAACTACTTATACTTACACTGGAAAATTAAAATTAAAATTCCCAGACGGAAGTAGAAAAATATTAGACGCAACAATACCAAATTGTACTCCTCAAATAACTGAAGATTTTGGTACAAGTTCATTAGATTTACAAACTTACTCTGTAACATTTGATGTAGGTACAGATTCTAATGGTGATTTCTTAACTTTTGATGAACAAAAACAAGTATAAAGATTATAAAAATAATTAATAAAATTTAATTTATGGGGGCAGAAATGTCCCCATATTTTTTTATATGCTTTTATAAGAGTATTTGAATTAATGGTTTTACAAAAGTATATAAATTATATGGGGGCAATAAACACCTCCAATAAAATATACAAAAGGAGGATAATTAAATGAGCGATAAAGTGAAAGTCAGAGAAGGGAATGATGGTTACTCTTATCCATACACTTCCCCAGATTTAGTTATAGATGAAAACGGAAAATCCGCATCTAAAAAATTTGAAGAAATTGATTCGCAATTTAAAGATATTGCGACTTATAATGTGGAAGATTTCAAAAATAATACTAATACCTATACAGAATCAATTAAATCTATGATAGAGACTGTACAATTCGAAAATAAACCCTCATCCAAAATATTCTTTTCTAATAATATAATTCAATTAGATAATGATAGTATTATATTTAAAGATATAGATAATATAATTATTGAAGGTAATAACAATATAATAAAAAAACATGCTGATGCTACTGATAAAAGCTTATTTATGTTTGTAAATTGTAATAATATAATCGTTAAAAATTTGAATTTTGTAGGAAGTTCAGAGGTTGCTGTTGAGGTATGGGGGGATGATGGTATAGTATTTGATAAATGCAAAAATGTTAGTATTCAAAACTGTACTTTTAAAAATTTTGGAGATAGTGCTATAAGAAATACAAATTACGATGCAACAGGAGATGCGATTATAAATTTAAATTATACAGTGACTAATTGTAAGTTTGAAAATGTATATCAAACTAGTATAACACCTGGTGGCTGTAAAAATATAATATGGACGAATAATATATCAAAAAATATAAATGGTTCTCATAAATTCTCTAATAATAAACCTGAAGATGTCAATTTAATATTTAAAGGAAATATTATAGATGGAAATCATTATGGTATTGAAATGCAAGGTATAAAAAACGCAACAATAACGAATAATCAATTTTTAAATTTAGAAACAAGTGTATTTATTTACAATGGGAATGAAACTTATCAAACAACAGAAAAACAGAGATTACTCGAGAATTATGTTATATCAGATAATATATTTAAAAATTATAGTAAGGATTGTATATATATACAAAGTACTAAGTCTACAGACAATATTAAAAATTCTATAAAAAATGTAAGTATATGTAATAATATAGTCAATACATCTACAAATTCAAGTACGGAAGACGATAATAATAAATACTCTTTTATAAGTGTATCATGTTACAACATATTAGATAATATTTTAATACAAGGTAATATATGTAACAATATAAAAACTTTTTTTAATTCTACAAGTGCTAATTATAATAATATTAATATATCTAATAATGTAATCAATATATGTAGTTATTTTATATCACTTATGTTAAATCAAGCATCTTTTACAGGTATAAGTAATATACAAAATATTTTTATAAAAAATAATGCAATTAGTAGTCAAAGTGGTAAATTTTTAACATTTAATTTTTATAGTATCACTACTTATGATATAAATCGTATTTTCATATGCAATAATTATTCAAATTCTAGTTCAGATTTAATAACAGTTCCTAATAATGTAGATATAAATTTAATAGGAAATACATTTATATGCACAAGTTCATCAGTTGCTCCTATTTATATATCTAATATAAAATCTTGTTGTGTTGAGAATAATACAGTTACATCACCAAACAGAACTGAATACACATTTGGAGGTTCTTTTGTTGATGTGAATAAAGTAATATTTAAAAATAATTATTTTGAGCATGGATTAGCAACCAATCTTAAAAATTTATTACAATATAATTTAAGTACCAGTACTGATGTGGAAGGATTAAAAAGTGATTTAAATAGTCTTATTACAAAATTAAAAGAAATTAACGTTATAATATAATTTAAGTAATATCACTTAATCTCATATCATTTAGTTCACAATTAGTAAAAATATTGCGAACTTAGTATCGAAATGAAATTGTAAGAGTGGTGTCAATTTACCACTCTTTTTATATAAAAATTAATAAAAGGAGGATGATTAAATGATTAATATAGATAAAGATTATTTAATTACCGTAGATTTAAAAAATACAAAAGTTAAATCCGATAAAACTATATTTTTCTATAATACAGATTTAAATATTTGTAATATTTTTATAAAATTAATTTGTTCAGATAAAGATAAAACCATACCAGAAGATTTAATCGTTGAATTTGCAGTATTAAAACCAGAGACAGATGAATTTAAACCTTTAAATGCAACATTAATATCAAAAGAAGATTTGCTATATCAAGTTGATTTAACAACAGATTATCTTGATATAATAGGGACTTATGAATGTGAGATAAGAGTTTCTGGAACAATAGATAATGAAACTAAATGTTTTACTTCTGAATCATTTGATTATGTTGTAAGACCAAATATAACAGCTAAATTAAATAATCAAATAAAACAAGATAAAAATTTACCTATATTAGAAAAATTAATAAAAGAAGTTAATGATATAGGTTTAGGTATAGAGATGAATCAAGTTCAATTAAAAAAAGATGATAATTTAGTTGGCGATAATAAAAGTATAGTTGGAGCTATAAATCAGTTAAGAGAAGATGTTAATTCTGGTGGAAAAGTAGAATTAAAAGATTATCAAAAGAAGACTGACGACAACTTAGCTACTGAAGAAAAAACAATAGTAGGGGCGGTTAATGAAATAAATAGTAAAACAATAACATTGGAAAAAGATGACACTTCTTTTGATGGTGTAAATGATACTATACATGACAATTTAACTACTACAGACAAGCGTATTATTGGCGCTATTAATGAAGTTAATGCGCAATATAAAGATATTGCGAACAACTTTACTACGGAACAAACAAATAGTAGTTTTATTATAAAATATGGTGAAAAAGTAATAGCAACAATACCTTTAAGTGTTATACCTAGTTCAAAGTATGCAAAATTAAAAGGAAAATCATGGTCAATATTAGGAGACTCTCTTAGTGCTTACAACATAACACCTGTACCTTTGAAATACTGGAAATTTGTTTCTGATGAGGCTGAGGGTATGGAATTACACCATTACGGAATAGAAGGACAAAGAATATATCAGTTTACGGAAAGATATAAGAATATGAATGAATCCGATATAATTACTGTCCTAGGTGGAATAAATGATTATTTTGCAAATACAACATTGGGCACTATAACTGATGACTCCGTAAGAACGTTTTATGGAGCATTAAATGTTTTAGCTAGAGGGTTGAAAACTAATTTTCCTAATTCCTTAATTATATTTATAACTCCGATGAAAGCAAAAAGTGTAAGTGATACAGATGTAGGACATAATTTCAAAGGAGTAGCATTAGAAAGTTATATTCAAGCAATCAAAGATGTATGTACCACTGAAAATTTACCTTGTATTGATTTGTATGATTTGGATATTATAACATGGGACAATATAGATACTAGAACTTATGATGGATTACATTGGGAACAAGAAACTTATGAATTAGTTGCACAAGTATTGTTAGATGAATTCATAAAACACAATATTCCTTCTATTAATGATGATGTAGCAGTTCAGTCTATTAGCTTAACTGATAGCAATGTATCTATATTTGAAGGTAATAGAAAAGTTGTTACAACAAATGTTTTACCTGCTACTGCTGGAAACAAATTAATTCATTGGAGTACTGATAATCCAAATATAGCAACTGTTGAAGATGGGATGATTACAGGTGTAGGATTAGGTAATTGTATTATAACTGCCAAAACAGATGATGGAGGGCAATCTGCAAGTTGTAATGTTGAGGTAGTTCAACAAACAAAGGATACATATACCGCTTATGTTATCCCAAAAGATGACGGAGGTTGTATGGATTTAGGATATGCCCCAAGTGCTGGTGACAATATTGATTTTGTATTCTCCGATTCAGAAGCAAGTAAAAATGCACTTAAAGTATATTTTGGTCATAGATATTTTCTATTTGGGCGTTCTAAGAACACATTAGAAACAATGTATATTAATAATGGAGCTTCAGCAAAAGAAGTAGATGCTCATTCATATAAAATGGGAGTTTATGATACCAAATGTAGTATAGGTATGTATACAGATGGGTTATATTATAATAATGTAAAAATAACTTCTACTGTAATTAGAGATAATAATTACTCACATGATGATTATAATATGTATTTATTTGGATATAATTTCTACAATGATGGAAAGACTATAAATCCTACAAAATATAAATTCTACGCATTAAGAGTAACAAATAATAATATATTAACACATGAATTTGTTGCATATAAAGACGAAAAAGGAATTCCTTGTGTATACGATAAAGTAAGTCATGAATATCATTATCCTAAAGATGGTGGTAGTTTACAATTTGGTAATGATACAAATACACCATGTACGAGTATATCACTTAATAAAACCGAAATTACTTTAGATACTTCAAATCCAGTAGAAATAAAATGCACCCCTATCCCAATAACAACAACAGATTCTATTATTTGGACAACAAGTAAAGACTCTATCGCAAAAGTTATAGATAATAAAATTATAGGGACAGGATTAGGTAATTGTATTATAACTGTTACTTGTGGGAATCAATCTACAAGTTGTAATGTGACTGTAAATGCTATTAGTGAATATGAAGAATATAAAAAATATATAGATGTAACTGGAAAATGTGTAGTAGATACAGGGTATACTAGAATGCCTACAGATGATATACAATTAATTTTTAAAGATACTGATGATAGTTATACAAATTCCGAAGTGTACTTTGGTTCTATAAATACGGTGATAGGTAGAGCGAATAATCAACCTACTAAATTTAGAGCTGTAAATAATTTATCCGCAAGTAATGGTGGATGTATCTTTGATTCAATTTTAAATAAAAAGACAAGTATTAAATTAGGACAAAATGGTATTTATATAGATGGTATTTTAAAATATTGTTATACTACAACCAATAATGTATCTGTTGGAACAGTAGCAGATGCTAAAACATTAACTTTATTTGCTCAAAATTATTATGATGCAGTTGAAAACGCAATAAACCATTCCAATTATAGATTCTATGCACTAACAGTAATTGATAGCATTACAGGAGATATAAAACACGATTTTGTTCCTAAAGAAGATTCAAATGGAAAAGTTTGTATTTACGATAGGATGACTGGTAATTATCATTATGATGTTAAAGGTGGTACATTAACACTAGGAACTGATTAGTTCACAATTTAAAAATATTGCGAATATAAATTCAAAATTAACACATAATATTATTGTACACAAAACCAGCTGTGTAATTCTAGTTGCTATTTGTATAATGATGTGTGAATAGGAGGATTAATTTCCTCCTATTTTTATTTGTAATAAAAAATAATTAATAAAGAAAGGAGAATTTATATGAAACTAAGTGATTTAAAATTATCAGAAATTAGGAAAATATATTATGTAGAAATAAAAGGAAACATAGAAGAAATAACAGTATATAATTTATTTGGAGAAGAAAGGCAACAATTAAAAAACATGGTTACAAAAGAAATGGAAGAAGATACAACAGGAAAAGATTTAATGAACTTAATATATGAAAAAGCTTTTAATTTAGCAACAGATATTGAAATAGATGATGAATTAATTGATAGTATAAACAAAGGAAATAAAGAATTAATGCTTATAGCACAAGATGTAGAAGAAATCGTGGGGGAAATAGTTATGGAAGTTTTATTAGAAAAACAACTTTTAATAGAACAAATGCAATCATTAGCTTTGACAAAAAAAATATTGTTAGAAACAGAAAAATTAGACTTAATAAATAGGGATTGTGAAAAATTGGAAGGAGAAATTAAAGAAATGAAAAAAGGTGATTAATGATGGTTGTTAATGATGTACAAAGTGCAGTTAATTATATTAAATCTATTGTTTCTACGGCAATGCCCACTATGGCTAATAAAATGGTAGATATAATGCAGTTAGAGGTAAACGAACAAATATATGCTGACCATGAACCTTTTGTTTATGAACGTACTGGACAAATGGGTGAGATAGCTCAGATACATAGTATAGATATGGATAGTGCAGTAGTTGAATTTAAAGATGATGGTGATTGGACAAGCGTATTAACTGGAGAACATTTCTTTCCAATTATAGGTTGGGAAGCAGGTAGAGTTTGGCAATTCAAAAGTGATACTGTTGTAACATATTATCCACCTACAACAATAATACCTGATTCACAAGTAAATATAGCAATGAAAATTCCTCAAGAATTAAAATCTTATTTAATAGGACAAGGTTTAGATGTTATATAGAAAGGTAGGTGAAATTATAATATATGGCAGATTTAACAATTAGATTAAAAACTTCTGTAGATGGTAGTGGTGCTGAACAAGAGATTAATAATCTTATTAATAAATTAAATAACAAACAAATTAATTTAAAAACTAATGCTTCTACCGTAGCAAATGAATTAAATAATGTTAACAACACATTAAATAACGGAACAACTAATAGTGCTAATAATGCAACAAGAGCAATAAATAATACTGCTAAAGCTGTAAATATTTTAGGGACTACAACTAAAAGAACTAATGGATTTGCTACCAATTTATATTCAACATTAAGTATGTATACAATGGGAAATTTAATTGCCAGACAATTAACTAAAGCAATCTCATCAGTAGGTAGCACAATACTTGACACAGATACTGCTATTAAAAAAGTTTTAAAAGTCGCACCTGCTGATTTCACAGGAACTGAAGCACAGTTAGATGGCTTGATGAAAAAGGCTACTGAAGCAGGTCAAGAAGTTGCTAGAAGTAGTATAGACATAATTAATTCTACAGCAAATGCTTTACAATCTGGTTTTCATAATGTAAATAAAGCAGTTGAATTCGCTAAGAATTCATCAATGTTCGCTAATGTTATAGATGTAGACCAAAATAAAGCAGATATATATTTAAAATCAGTTTTAGCATCATATGGTGGGATAACTAAAGCGTTAGACGATGTACAAGAAAAAATTCCAGGAGTAACTAAAGGTTATTCAAATATGATGAAAATGATGGATATGATAAACTATGCTAACAACAACTATGCTTTAACAGGTGCAGATGTTGCTGAAGCAATGAAACGTTCAGCTTCGGTTGCTAATACATTAGGTGTTAGTATGGAAGAATTAGTTGGTATAATCATAGCTGGGCAAGAACCATTACAAAATGCAAGTAAATTAGGTAATGGTTTAAAAACTATTATGCAAAATATGGCAGGTTGGAAGACAAGTGCAAAAGACGGTAAATAATATTGCCGGTTCGGGGAAAATCGGTTATATGTGTGGTAACATACATAGTAAGAAAAACTAAGTCTTTAAAATAATTAATAAAAGATAAGTTAATACCGAGGTAAATTAAGAAATTAAAAAGTCTTAATCACCGTAGAGCGTAGAGGATGAAACTTAAAAAGAATATAATTCCTCCAAGAGTCTCCGAAATCGTTTGAACCACTATTTAGTGGGAGATTAAAATGTACGCCAGACTGGGTTAGAATTGACTGACCGATGAAAATGAGGGAAACCTCCAGAGATGTAGATAAAAAACTACATGATAATAACAATTCGAGTATTTCAATGAATAAGACAGCATTAGCAATAGAAAAAATAGCAAAAATAGATATACATGATTCTACAGGACAAGTTAAAGATTTTTACACCATAATGGATGAAATAAGCAAAAAATGGGATTCATTATCTAAAAAAGATAAATCAGCTTTATCAGAAGCTGTTGCAGGTATATAATTAATAGTTTATAAAAATAATTAATAAAATAATGGGGAGGTGATAGGTATGACAAAAGAAACTTTGGAAAAATACAACTTAGGATTAAAAATGTATTTAGATGGTAAATCTACAACATTTATAAGTAAAGAACTAAAAATTTCAAGAAGTAGATTCTCTTCTTATTTAAAATCTCAAAACATAGAAGTGATTAAAATGCCACATAAAAAGAAAATTAATGAAAATGTTTTTGAAAAAATTGATACTGAAGAAAAAGCATATTGGTTAGGTTTTTTATATGCAGATGGTTCTATATCAAGTGGAAAAAGAAATGATATAGAACTTTCATTGCAACTATCAGATAAAGAACATTTGCAAAAATTTAAAAATTTTATAGGATTTGAAGGAAAATTAATAGTTGATGATTATAGATGTAGAATATCTTTTAAAAATAAAAAAATGAAAAAGGATTTAATTAAATTAGGTTGTACACCTAAAAAATCTTTAACATTGACCTTTCCTACTGAAAAACAAGTTCCTGAAGAATTAATATCACATTTTATTAGAGGATATATGGATGGAGATGGTTGTATAGTTTGCACAGAAAAACATAAATCTATAGAAATATTAGGGACAAATCATATTTTAAAAGGTATATGTCATTACACAAATATTCCAATAGGTAGAATTTATAAAACCAATTGTAAATCAGATAAAATTTTTAGATTAGTGTGTAATAAAACTCGAGATGTATCAAATTTCTGTAATTACATATATAAAGATTCTAACATATATTTAGAAAGAAAATTTAATAAATATAAACTATTAATGAAATATTATGCCACTCATAACAGAAATGTTATGTAGATTAGAGGGGTGTATCGGTCAACTAAATCGTAAGATTAAGGTGGTAAGAGAGTCTAAGTCCTTAAAGGATATGATAATACCGAGGGTATCTCAACAAAGAATATCCGTAACGCATAGTAGGTGAGCGTTATTGTTAGCAATAATCCTACCACGAGCCTCCTCCGCAATATTATATAGTAATATTTGAGATGGGTTTGCAACCATCAAACCTAACGTTAAACGAGGGCGAAAATATATGCTGGGCTAGCCATGAATTAACATGGCATAATGGGGGAAACTCCTAGAAGTAGAGGATAAAAAGCCTTTACGATAACAAATCGAAAAACCAGCTTAACGTTTTCACTGCTATAATGAGTAACTGGAGTCAAGCACAAAAGTTTTTAAGTGAATATGACGCAGGCAAAACTATCGGAAGTTCTATGAAAGAGAAACAACATTCTCCGTATGTAGAGAAATCTGCATAGGACACAAAGTTAAAAGCAGGTAACTCCTAAAGCCTTACACCAAAACAGAAACAGTGATGTTAAATGGTGTGGTACGAAAGTAGAAAGAACGTAAGGATGATTATATGGTTAAACCCTAAGTAATCAAAATAATGGATGTTCATGCAAGTATTAATCTAATAAAAATAATTAATAAATTAGATTATGCTTTCAACGACTAGGTTGCGAAACCGTACACTATAAGCTATTGATAGTGGAAAAACTTTGCTCTTAACAGGTGATGCTGAAGATGAAGAAATAGTCTCAACGTCTATGGAAACATAGAGAAGTTCATAAGAGAACTGTATAGATGTAGCGAATCTATATGAAGATAATGAATGCAAGATATATAGACTCCGTTCAAGGGAAACTTACATTATTACAAGAAAAATGGAGAGATTTAATAAATACACTTGTAGATGGAACTACAGCTAAACAAGTATTAGATGTGGCAATAAACATAGTTGGTGCGATAGACAACATAGTGAAAGGCTTAGATGATATGGGTATTGCATTACCTGTAGTTATAGGACTTATCACTGGGCTAAAAAACGGATTAAAATTTAATGCTAATGGTGGTTTTGAAAATTTAATAAATCAAGAAAGAAGATTGCAAGCAGAAGCAATAAACACTACAAATGCATTGAATCGTCAGGCGAGTGCTACAAGTAGGGCTTCTGGAACTAGAACAATAGGGCAAGCTAATCCTGGATTTATAGCTACAATCAAAGAGGGCTGGAATTCATTAGGTATAGTTAAATTTGGTAAAAGTATAAGTGAAAGTTTTAAAGAAGCACGTCAAAGTTCTGGAGTATTTACTTCTGGATTAACAGCAGTTAGAAGTGCTTTAACAGGTGTAGAGGCTAAAGCATTGGGAACAAAAGTAGCTTTAGGAGCTATGAATTTAGCTATGAGCGCTGTAAATATGGGTATAGGTGTACTTATATCGTTAGGAATAAGTAAAGTTATCCAGCATTTTACAGACGAAGCCAATAGACTTAATGACGCTTTAGAAAAAAATGCTGAAAATATAACCACTTTAAACAATAAAGTAAATAGCTCAACAAAAGCAAGAACGAATCTTTCGGATATTAGAGACGAATATAAAAAATTATATGATACAGTAGATAAAACTTCTGAACAACAAGAAAGATTTAAAGAGTTACAGCAACAAATAATTGATATTTGCGGAGAAGATATTGTCTTGGCTTATGATAAAAATAATAATCCGATTTTATCGATGGGTGGAGATGTTGATAAATTAATTGCAAAATATGATAAATTAATTAAGAAACAACAAGAAGCTCTAAATCAAGAATATAAAGACCAACAAAGAAACGCCACAGACAAAATGAATGAAGGGCAAGGTTTTTTAGGAAAAGAAGGAGCGTTTAATAGACAAGCAATTAAAGAATATAATAATCAAATAAACAATATCATAAAAAAGAAAGCTGAACTTAATAACGCATTTACTCAAACAGGCGATTCAGCGTGGTTAGAAGGTTATTCAGAAAGGCTTGCTAAATTAAGTGATACTTATGCTAGTGCTAAAGAAGCAGTTGCAGATGCTGAAGCAGAAATAAGTGCAGAATCAAAAAAAATAAATACATCTATCGCAAACTCTTTATCTATAGGTGATGGTTTTAGTAGATTAAAAAGTGATGTTCAATCTGAAATGATAGAAGTTGTAAACGCATTAGATTTCTCACAGTTAACAAGTGGACAACAAAGTTTATTTGAATCAAATATGAAAAAAATGTTTGATTCTGGAACAATAGATGAATCAATAAGAAAATTATACGATTTAAAACAAGCGTATGAAGATACAAATGACATTAGTGCTTATGAAAAAGGAATTGAAAAATTAATCCCTTCTTTAGCTAAATTATGGGGCGTTAATGAAGACGTAGCGAGAAGTATGGTAGATTTACCTCAAAGTGCTAAAATGGCTCAAGATGCAATGGATGCTTATTTACGTTCTTTTGGTAAAAATATAAATATGACAGATAAAGAAACTAAAGACTTAATGGCTACATGGGATGCTTATAGTAATTTTCTAAAAGATTTAGGTGGTCTTGAGACAGTAGAAAAAGACGGAAAAATGGTTTATAATATCAAAGAAGTTAAAGCCACTTTAGAAGATAGTAATTTACCTGATAAAGTAAAAGACTTAGTCAATCGATTAATGAGTGACAATGAATTTTCTTTAGATGACATGGAGTTAACAGCTAAATTATCTCAAATTTATGTAGAGGATGATGAACAAACTAGAAATAATTTAATTCAAGACGTTCAAAATCTTGTAGATAAACAATTTGGAAAAGGTAAAATAGACGTAGGTAAATTGTTTGTTACAGGAGAATATGCTGTATCTGACGACGATAAAAAGAAAATAGATGACGCTTTTGCGAGTTTTAAACAATTTGAAGGAAAAGACGAAATAGTAAAAACTTTAAAAGCACAAGTAGAAAACACTGACCAAGTTGAAAATTATGCCAAATTAATGGATAATCTTCAAGGTAAAGATAAAGACATTGAAACATTTTTTAAAAACAATATTGACGATTTATCTAAACTAAAATCATATGAAGATATGATAAAATGGATATTTGAACATCCAGAAACAGTTACTGATTGTAAAATAAATGTGTTAGGTGAAGAAACTGTTGTTCAAGCAAAAAACGCAGTTGACTCTTTATTAAATTCTAAAGACGAAAAAGATATTCGTGTTAAAATAGATAACGCTTTGCAAAATGGTGACATCCAAGCTTTAGAATCGGCTTTAAATGAAATTCCTCTAGAAAAAAGAATAGAAGTTTTAGCCGAAATAGGTAATGCAATGGATAGTTTGGGAACAGTAGATGCTTTGCAATTAAAAAATAAAATGATAACTTTATATGCTGAAGCTTACCAAGCATGGGCAATTATAAATCAAGTTGAAGGAAAAAATATTTCTGATAAAAATTTTGCACTTATTGCAAATAGTAATATAGCAGATAAGATAGCTGAAATAAATAAAAAAGTTGCTAATTTACATCCTACGTTTACAATAACAGGATTCATACAATACTCTGAAAGTGGTGGTTCTAAAGGTAAACGTAAAACTATTATGTGGGATGGAAGAACCGATTCCATCCCACATTCACTACCAATAACAGATAGACCTGTAGTAGATTCTGTTATGGATGATTATAGCAACCAAATAGCTACTTTTGATATGCCTATTACCACTTTCGACATGCCTATATCTACTCAACCTGTAGTTACAGCTTCTTCAACATCGTCTGATTCTGTAGGAATAAGCGCATATTCATCTAGAGATTTTAATAGCATAGGTGATATAGAAACAGCAATAACTCCTATAAGTCTTAAATATCAAGATGTATTAGATATGATAGAATATTCTGTAGAATTGTTTAAAGAATTACAATATAGAATTGAAACAGTTACTAAGAAAACTTCATTATTGGATAAACAAATGGAGAAAGCTATAGGTACTGAAAAAATCAAATATCTTGAACAAAAAAATAAATTATTAGAAGAACAAGCTAAACTTCAAAAAGAATATTATGATGATTTAATTTCTGAAAGAAATACACTTCAACAAAAACTTCAAAAAGAAGGATTTAATTTTAATGAAGATGGAAATATGACTAACTATGAAGAAAAATTATTAGCCATGCAGAAGGAGTATAAACGACTTCAAGATATAGCTGATAAAGCATCTAAAAATAGTTCTTCAAAATCTTCTTCAAATTCTTCGGCTAGTCAAAGTGCTAGTGATAAAGCTAGTAAATACAAAGAAGAATTAGATAAACTTACAAATTTAGCTAATAAATATTATGATATTCAACAAAGTGAATTATTTAGTTGTGAAGAACAATGGTCAGAAATGAAAGCCACAATTAAAGAAAACAATGACGAAATTGAAAAATTAACTAGAGAAGACAAATTATATAGATTTAACAATGCAATAACTAAAATAAACAATCAATTTGATATACTAGGAAATAAAATAGACATAATAGATGTAAAATTAGAAAATTCAAATGGTTTAGATACAATCAAATTGACCGAAGAAAAATTAAAATTAATGAATGAACAATTATCCAAACAAATGGATTTGATAAATAATATGAAAAATAAAATTCCAGTCTATCAAGAAAATTTATCTAAGTATGGTTTTACATTTGATATTGAAGGTAATGTTAATAATATAGATGATATTTTAAATAGTTTTCAAAATAATGAAGATTTAGAAAAGGTAAATGATTTATTGGAAGAATATACAGATTTGATTAACGGTGATTTAGCTGATGCAGAAAAAAAATATGCTGATTTGCAAAAAGATATAGTTGATTTACAAAAAGATAAGTTGAATAAAGTTAAAGATATAGAGGATAAAATAACTGATGTAATAAAAGACGAAATAGACAAAAGAAAAGATTCTATAGAAAAACAATACGATAAAGAAAAAGAATTAATAGAAAAGAAAAGAGATGCTTATAAGAAACAGCGTGACGAAGATGATTATGCTAAAGATTTAAAAGAACAACAAGATAAAATAGATGAAATTAATAAGAAAATAGAATTGGCAAAAAAAGATAATTCTATGAGCGGAAAATCTAAATTAAAAGAATTATTAGACGAATTAAAAGAAGCACAAAATGACTTGAATGATAAAATACAAAGCAAAACAGATAGCGATATAGATGATATGTTCCAATCACAATTAGATGCATTAGATAAAAAGAAAGAAGATATGACACAAGACATAGATGATACTTATACTCAACAAAAAATCGCACAAATGGTACAAGATGCAATGATGACTAATACATTCACTGATTTAAATGGTAACATAACTAATCTACAAGATAAGTTAATTGATTTTGCTGAAACAAGTGGTGATGCTGTAGGTATTTTAGGAGATTCTATTAAAACAGAATTGTGTGATAATCTTTCTGTTGCACTGGATTATTTAAAAGATTATTCTGAAATATTTGACCAATTAGGATTTAAGCAACTAGGAAATATAAGTTATAAAGATAATCTAAATAAAAATACAGGAAATAAAACATTAAACGTAGGGGATATAGTAATAAATATTGATGGAAACGTTGATGATAATACTTTAGATGATATGCAAGATATGATAAATAAAACTTTACAAGATATTGTTAACAAATCATTATAGAGGGTTAATACATTTAGCCCTCTTTTAAAAAGGAGGGTGATACAGTTGTTTAAAAGTCAATATTTTATATGGAAAGGAAAACAATCTAAGGATAAATTTTTAAGTATATTAACCACTGATAATGATGTTCTAAATGATTTTGGAGTACCTTATAATAAAAGTTTGGAAAAAGAAGATAATTTAGATTTATATAATGAAAAAAATGAAGAACCAGAAGATGTAGTCTTACAATTATATTTAGAAAAAAATGGGACTCCCTTAATCTGGACTTATGAAAATTATAAAGAAATTAGAAGATGGTTAATTAGTGATGATTTTGAAGAATTTATTTCATATGATAATTTAGATTTTGTATATTATTTTAAATGCATAAAAATACAAAAGAAATTTACATATGGAGAGCCTATGGGCTGTATAGAAGTCACTTTTAAACCATTAAATCAATATGCTTATAGAAAGGTAACAATAGAAAAAGAAGTAAAAGGAAAAGAATTAATAAACATATATAATAGTGGAGATTTAGATTATGAGCCACTAATTGTTATAGAAAGTAATTGTAAAAGAAATCAAGTTGTAAAAATAAATGATTTTGTGATAAACAATTTAATTGAAGAAGAAACTATTAAAATAGATAATAAAATGTATTTAGTTGAAAGTGATAAGCGATATTATCCTATATCAGACTGTAATAGAAATTGGATTAAATTAAAACAAGGTGATAATCAGTTAGTAATTGAAGGCGAATGTACTATTATTATTTATTGTAATTTTCCAGAAATAATATAGGTGATGATTATGAACGAAATAATTATAAAAGAATTAAAACCTATAAAACATATTACATTAACTAAATTAAATGGTGATGTTATAGCTGAAATACCTTTGTTTTATTTAAATGAAGAAACAAGAAGTATAGATGAAGTGGATACAATTAGTTTTACAATACCTTTAAAATATAGAAATAATTTCAGTAAAGAAATGCATGATTATTATGTATATGATGAAGTTATAGCTGAAAGATTAATCTGTGTTGATGGTGAGTATTTTGTTATAAAAGAAATAACAGAAAATCAATCTAATCATACGAAATCAATTACAGCATATGGATTAGAAAATAAGTTAGAAAAGAATACAATAGCATTATCTGATTGTGGATTAATGTTAAAGGATAAAGATGAGGAAACAAATATATATTCTTTTGATGAGTATTTATATCAACAGACAGGTTGGAAATTAGGACACATAGATGATGAGGTTAGATATATGGATAATGGTGAACCTAAAGTTCGTATGCAAGAAGAAACTAATACTTCATTTTATTCATTTATAACCGAAACTATAGCTGAGCAATTCTGTTGTGTTCCTATATTCGATAGAGTGAATAAAAAAATAAATTTATACGATATTGATGGTTTTGGAAATGATTTAAAATTAATATTGCATAAAGATAATTATTTAAAATCACTAGAAAAAACTTACAATTCTTCAGACATTGTTACAAGATTAATTCTCGAAGGAAATGAAGAAGAATGTATAGTTGAAGAAGCAAATCCAACAGGATTAGATTATATAGAAAATTATTCTTATTTCATAGAAAACGAAGATATGAGTGAAGGATTAATTAGAGCGTTAAAATTATTTGAAGAATTAACACCTAAAAGAATGGATAAATGGAAAGAATATGTAAGTTTAAAGGCTCAAAAAAATTCAGAATTATCAAAGTTAGACTCTTCGGAAAACATATTAATGACTAAATGTAATCAATTACAAAACATAATTGATGGATATAATGATATGGAAACTGAAGAAGAATATTATTTATTAGATGATATAAAAAGTGAATTAGATATATCACGTTTAGAACTACAAGATGTTTCGAATCAAATACGCATATTAGAAAAAGAAACAAAAGAATTGGAAGTTAAAATAAATAAATTAAACAAGTTATGTAGAAGAGAAACTTCAGAAGATGAAGCTGGTAATTTGTTATTTAATGAAAAATTATTAAATGAATTAAAAGATTATATTTATTATGATACATATTCAGATGATAGTTTTTTAGATGCAAATGAGTTAATTAAAACTGGACAACATATATTGGAGTCAAAATGTAAACCTACAGTAGAATTTACAATAGATTCAGTAAATTTTATCAGCAGATTATTGGGTGATAAAACTAGATTAATTCCAAACGTTCAACTAGGTTTGGGTGATGTAATATCTACTTATGATAAAGAAAGAAATAAAGAAGATTTAGTTTTCTTTACCGGTTGGTCTATGAATTATAATGATAATACTTTAAATCTAACATTCTCAAATAAAAAGACAAATAAAGAGAATACAAGAGTTATAGCTGATTTATTAAAGAAATCTAAAGAAACTAAAAAAATAATTTCTGTAAATAAATGGTTATGGAATAAACAAAAATACAATAAAGTTAATAGTACATTAATGACTGGTATGGATTTAGAGTTAGATTTTTCCCCTAATAAAGCTTATGTTGACAGTGTTTCAAGTGTGGATTTAAGTCAACATACTTTAAATATAAATTTAAATGAAGAATATATTTTAAAGGCGACAATACTACCAGATACAGCTAAAAATAAAAATGTAATATGGATTAGTAGTGATGAAAACATTGCAAGTGTAAGTGATGGTGTAATAGTAGGAAATGGATATGGAGCTTGTATAATAACCGTAATAACAGAAGATGGTAATAAAACAGATACTTGTAAAGTAGTTGTAGAAGTTGATATGGGAGATAGTGGTAATGTTAATGTTACAGGTATCAGATTGAATACAAATTCATTAGAAATAGATAAACATGAATCAGTTTATTTGTTACCTACAGTAATTCCTACTAATGCAAATCAATCGATAACATATATTAGTTCGGATGGTAATATAGCCAAAGTATCAAATGTGGGATTAATAACAGGTGTAGGTCAAGGGAAATGTACTATAACAGCTATATCAAATAAAAATGCTAAAATAAAAGCATCTTGCACAGTCACAGTTAGTGGTAAAGAGGCAGAAATAAATATAGATGATTTAGATGAAGTATTAATTATAGGAACAAAAAGAATTCAAAATCTACAAGAGTATAACTTAGCCCCAAAAATGACATATTTTGGAAATATTGTTGAAGATTTCGATATTACAACTTATCCATCAGACCCAAAAGCTATTGTTGTCATGTTGGGATTAAACAATGATTCCCTATGTGACATAAGCAAAATAAAGACATTATTAAATTCTATAAAAACTAAATACACAGGAAAATACATATTTGTAGCAAATGAATTACCTGTCGGTATAAATTATGCAACAACAGACTACACTTATGAACAATTAAATAGTCAAATTAAAAATTATAATAATATGTTACAAAAAATCACAAATGAATTAGGATTAAAATCTATAACAGTTCAAGGTGGAATGGTTGAAAGTGAGATATTAGCTTCACATTACACTTATAATGGATTAGACTTAAATGTAGTAGGATGTAAAATGTTGTTAAATAATATTAAATATCAAATCAAAAATAATGTTGGTTCTATTATTGTTCCAGATGATAATGATAATACAACTACAAATGTAAATCCATATAGAGAAAAGATTATGGAAAAGGCTGAAGAAATAGTAAGAATGTGTGTTAACCATCAAGCAAATTATAGTCAATATTATAGAACAATAGATTATAGAAAACCAAATACAATCAAAGCTATGTCTGAAGTTTTAGGTTCAACACGCTATTACCAACCTTCTTGGGTAATTCCATATCAAACATATGGATGGGATTGTTCGAGCTATGTTGGATGTTGTTATGATTACGCAGGTATACCCGATTTAAAAGGATTATCATGTTCGGCAGGCTCATTACAACAGAAATTAAAACAACTAGGAGCTGAATATTGGTTATATAAAGAAGAAGGTTTAAGAGATGCAAAACCAGGGGATATTGTTCTTTGTGTTAATGATGGAGTAAGTTTTAGTAGAAATAATGTATTTACTTGTAGAACTCATCACGTTATGATTTATGGATATTCAGATTATGAAATGTATGAAGCATCTGGTTACTCAAGTGGTATAAGAAAAGGAAAAAGAACTTTTGATAAAAATCAATGGATATTCTTTAGATTACCTCAAGTTGCTGAAGCTGATAAAAACAGTTCTAATGGAAATACAAATATTGGTAATGGCGTAGAAGAATACAAGAACTGTTTCAATGAACAAGGTATTATAAATGGACATGAATACATTTATAAATTTAAAGGATTGAGATGCACATGTTACAATGCAACTGAAAACGATAAAGGGGGCAGAAGTGGATTAGGAACTCATATGGGTAAAACTTTTGGTTGTGGCAATTTAAGCTACGGTACATTAGTATATTTTCCAGAATTAGATGGCAAAATATGGACTAATGCAGATGGTAGTCAAATTAAATTAGATGGTATACTTATGGCTACAGATTCGGGAATTTTAATGACAGATTGTGATATCGTGGCAGGTTCTACTATACAAGCCTGTACTTCAAATTGGACTAATCCAAAACGTTTAGATGGTTATGTAATTAAATGGGGTACAAGTAATATCAAAAATTACAGTTTTACCGACACTTACAAAATAGCATACAATAATGGTAGTTTGTCAAGATTCAAAACAGCATTTAAAAATTATATGAATAATGGAGATGGCGTATTAATTAATTTTACTAAATTCTATGATACAGATAAAAACATTAGAAATACTATTTATTGGACAATATTAAATAGTTAAAATAATCAATAAAGAGGGTATAATATCCCTCTTTAAAAGAAGGTGAAAAAATGGCGATTGAAAATAATAGCCCCACACAAAAATATATTTACATTAAAGATTTAGTTATTAAATATTCAGAAAAATTATATCCAATAAATAATCTATACACCAATAATAAATATATTTATTGGAAGATAGAAACTTCTGATTTAGTAAGCTCAAATAATAAATTAGATGAAGAGGAAAATTTAATATTTATTATTAAAAATATAGATGGCATAGGAGTAACAACTACGACAGATTTATTAGATATGTTATTTGATGGGTATGACAAAAAGTCTATAGCAGAGAAACTTCAGAATGTGAACGAAAACAATAAATTTTATAAAAAACAACTTGAAATCACTCAAGATAATATAGAAAGTTTATCAAAAGAATATCAAGAAAATTTATCATTTGAACAAATTAAAGAAAGATTAAATACATCTATAATAAATTCCAATTCTTTAACGATAGATTTAAAGACTGTATTAATAGATAGATTATCAGACGAGACATTTAATTCAGCTGAAAAAGCAGATGTTAATTATAGACTTGACATAATCAATAATAAATTTGAAGAAATGCTAGGATACAGTGATGCTTTAGTTGATATGATGGCGGAAAATTCTAATGACGTAGACACAACATCTTTTTTAGAATATCAACTATCTCTGCAAAAAATGTTAGCCGATTTAATTGTAGAAATTAAAATTGTTACAGAAGATGACAAAGAAAATATAACATTAGCAGATATTTCTTCCATAACATCTAATATAACTACGATATTGATAACATTATCTTCTTTTAAAGATTCGTGTAGTACAATATTGTCTATAGGTTCAGAAGGCGAAAAAACATTAGGGGCTTCAAGTACTATATCAGATGAAGTATATAATGCAAATACTAGAATAGATGATTTATCTAGTAATATGAGTGAATTACAAGCTTCACTAATTAATTCATTTGCTAAAGAACAACAAATTGTTCAGGAATACTTTGATGTAAATCAAAAGTACTCAAATGAAATGTTACCTATAACTAATTCGTTGCTAAACGTGGATGGAAAATTAACGGTGGCACAATATAATTCATTGGACGCTTTAGCAAATGGAATGGTTAATTACGTTTCTAAAATAGAAGCTAGTTATCAATCTTACTATAATAATGAGAAATTAGGCGATAATAATAAACAATTATTAAAAGAATATTTTGATGATTTTAAGAAAAAACACATAGATTTTATTAATTCGATAAAAGTAGATATGAAAGATTTAATTTTTGATAAAGATGAAAGAAAAAGATTCAGTACAAGATTAGCATTATATAGGGAGACTAGAAATAAATTAAATTCACAAATGTTAAATTGTATAAACTTAATTAATTCAGCGACAAGTGAAGTTAATTTACAACAAATTGAAAAAAGATTAAATGATAAAATCTTAGAAGTTCAAAATCAAGTTAATGATTTAAATTCTAAAATAGATACAATAAATTCGAGATTATCTAACATACAATCAAGATTAGATGCTCTTGAAAATAATACAACTACTTAGAAAGGAGTAAATAAATGAAAAAAGAATATTCAATAATTATCAATAAACAAAAAAGTATTTTAAATCGTGAATTATCAATATTCTCGCACGATAAAGGAATAGATGTTTATTTTAAATTGATGGATACTGATTATTTAGATTTAAGTTCTAATTATTTATTATCTGATGTAGTTTTGGTAAGTCCGTTAAAAAAACAAATCAAATCAGATATAGTACCTATAATTGATAATAAAATATTATTCACCATGAACAATGAGATAATGAATCAAATTGATGAAATTGGTAATTATCATGTTCATATTAGACTTTACGATGATAAGGGGGGGAGAATAAAACTCCCTTATTTTATTATGTCTGTATTGGAATGTGAAGTAGAAGATGATGATTTATCATATGGAGCAACAAATGTAGCAACGATAGATAATTATAAAACAGCTAAGTATGGTAAAGAATTAAGAACTTTTAATGTTGATGGTTCTTATAATAGAACTGTTTGGATATCTGGAGATATAATAACTGATACAAAATTAAACAAATTAGAACAAGCAACAAGTGAACTTACAGATGAAATAATAAAACATAAAAACAAATTATTAGAATTAGAAGAAACAAAAGGATATACAATTAAAAAAGGAACAGAAGATACACCAGTGATTATTTCTGAATTATCTAAAGGTTCTTATATATTAAAAGGTTGGGTAAAAGATTTTAATTCAAGTACTGAAATAGTATATTTAGAAGGTAATAAAAATTATGTATATATTACTAGTAACACTGAAGAAAACACATATGGATTATTATGTTTAGATGAAGATTATTTCAAATTATATAAATTCAATAAAATAAAAAATAAAAAAGAACAAATAGTAGATTATTTAAATATAGTTGTTTCAGATGATGAAGATAAATTAAATTTGACATCAGATAAATATCAATATTTAAAAACAGAAACATTATCAACTATTGTGTTACCAGATATGGATGAATTTGTGGAATTGAATTTATTTATTAGACCAACAGTGGATGATTTAGTTTTAATATTTCCGAGTATAGCATGGAGAACGCAACCAATATTAAAAAAAGATATATTGTGTCAAATAAAATTAAGTTATTTAAATGAAATTTGGTATGGAGACACTTTAATGCATGATGAAAATGTGCCTATGATTAAAGGTGACACATCGGGAGGAACAACGGGAACTATTACAAAAATTCCTTTTAATAAAATTTCTTCTGAAGAAGGTTATATAAATTAAGGAGGTATGAAGTAATGAAGTATATGAAGAATAAATATGCTGATGAGGATGGAAATGTCGTTTCATTTTGGAGTACGGATGATAATATATTATGTGAAGATGGTAAAACTTTAAGAGAAAATTTAGATGAAGTTGATACACAATTTAAAGATATTGCGAAAGAAATTGATAATATTACTACTGTTGGTGGTGGATTATCTTATACTGCAAAAAAAGCGATACTAGATTTATTTGGAGCAGTAGCTTATTATAATGAAGATATTAGTAGTACATATCAAATTCTAAAAGACGCATTGTTAGTTGCAGTAGATAGCATAACATTAGACAAAACAGAATTAACATTTACATCAGCAACAAGTCAAACTTTAATAGCTACTAAATCACCTATCGAATCTGAAGGAATTTTAGTATGGACTTCTAGTAATACAAGTGTGGCTACGGTAGACGATAATGGAGTTGTAACAGCAACAGGAAACGGTGAATGTACTATTACTGTAACTTGTGGTTCTGTTTATGCAACTTGTAATGTATCTGTTAGTGGAATATTAGCAACTTATTCAATAACAAATAATTTAACTAATGTAACTACAAGTAATAATATTGATAATATAGCAGAAGGAACAGGATATATAGCTACTTTAACAGCTAATAGTAATTATATTATAAGTTCAGTTACAATAACTATGGGAGGAGAAGATATTACATCAACTGCTTACAGTAATGGTGCTATATCTATTTCAAGTGTAACTGGAAATATTGTAATTAAGGCAATAGCAGTTGAAGATGTTGGTTGGATAAGTGGAGTTCCTTATAATATTACATGGACAGAAGGATATACAATTAATTCTACTGATGGTTCTAATACAGAAAATTCTAATTTTTGTGTATCTGATTACTTACCTTGTCATGGTGCGAATAGGTTATCCACTTTCGATTATTCTGTTTATTTTTATGATAAAAATAAAAGTTTCTTAACTAAATCAGAAAATGCTTTTATTCCAGACGAAAAAAATATTCATGTACCTGATACGGCTTATTATGTTCGTGTAAATAAAAGAAATACAAATACATCTGCTATACTTACCCCTTATTTAGATAATTTACTTACTGATAGTACTGCATATAATGTCGATAAATTTTATCGTTTAAACTGGAAAGATGGATATAATGTTAATTCAAGTACTGGTGAAGAAACTACAGCAGTGAGTATAAGTCTAAGTGATTTTGCACTTTGTTATGGAGCTACATTATTACAAATATCATACGGGGGCAGAATGTTTATTCATTGTTATAACGAAAACAAGAATTATTTAGGTACAGTAACAAGACAAAATGCGACTACAGCTACATCTTTACTTGAAAATACAAAATACTTCAGATTATCTGTTGCTAATTTAACAGCTAACTTTTGGGTTAAACTTAGTTAAGGTGGTGATATAGATGAGTTTATATGATATAAATGGTAATATAGTTACAAATAACATATCAGATGAAGATATAAAAAAAGCATTAATAAGTGCAGTTGCAAGTGGTGAAGTTAATCTAGGAAATTCAGTAGGGGCTACATTAAGTTTAAATTCTTTAGATGCTAATTGGCAAACTAATGCTGAAACTGTTTACAATAATTTATTAACTGAATATAAAAAAATACCTAATGATGGAATACCTATATTTATAACTACTGACCAACATGGAAGAGGTATCGAAGGGAATAGGTTTATAAATAATATTGATACAGATGGAATGGAAATAACTAATATAAATTTAGGAGATACCGTAACAGATGTTTTTAATTTGGAACAATTAAATACATTATTAGCACGAAGTAAATCAATAAAAAATTATATTGCAGTTCCAGGAAACCATGAATATAAACATGGTACTGAAGTTATGACGAATTATGACGTATGTAAAACTTTTATAACTACTTACGATAAACAAGTATGTCCTAATTATCCAGATTGTTATTCTGTAATAGATGGTAATCATAATGTAAAATATATTGTTATGGATAATTACTATGTAAATGAAACTGGAACAGGTTACGGAGAAAAAAGTATAGATGGCATAACTTCCGAATGGCTTATAAATGAATTATGTAAAAACGATGGATACGACATAATATATTTACAACATTGGGGAATGTGTCCTGCTAAAAAATTAAGAAGTGATGAAAACGAATCAGAATGGCTTGAAAATGTAAATTCCTCAACTGTGAATTATAAGTTATGGCAATTATTATTGTCTAGAAAGAAAAAACAAACTGGTACTTTTGAAGATATGTTAGGTAATTCACATAGTTTTGATTTTTCATCTTGTAAAAATGAATTACTTTGTACTCTACATGGTCATAATCATGAAGAGTTTTATAGCACTCAAGACGGTTTAACAGCTTATGGAGCCGACTGGTTTGGGAATAATGCTGGAACATTTCTATTAATAGACAGAAAAAATAATAAGTTAAAAGTATTTAAATTTAATAATACGAGTGTTAATGAAGTTTTAGAATTATCTATTTAGTTCACAATTTAAAAAGATTGCGTATATAATTTTAAATAATAACACATAATATTAATATTCATAAAATCAACCATGTTGTTATTCAAAAGTTTAATTATTTCTATTTTAAGAAGAGGACTATTTTCCTCTTCTTTTATTTTTGTAAAAAAAATTAATAAAGGAGGTATAATATGTACGGTAAAATTATTAATGGAGAATTAGTTTTTGCACCAGTAAATTATAAAACTTCTGATGGTGTTTTAATTACTAATTTTAATACAAATGAAGATTTAATGATTAAATATGGATTTAAAAAAATAAACGGAATAAAACCAGAATACGATAAAAATAAGGAATGCATTATAGTTAAATCTTTTGAAGAATTAACAGATGAAATAAAAGTAAATTACGAAGTAAAAGGTATAGGTGCTTTATTAGAGAATGCAGATATGAATAAAGATGAACTCATAGAAACAATGAGAAAAGAATTATGTAGTTATAAAGAGGGTTTAGTTGAAGGTACAAAGTTTGATAATTTAAATTCGATTTTTAAATATATGTTTGAACATTTTACAGAAGAAGAAATATATATAGGTAGCGAAACACCAACAGACCCAAAATATAAACTGTGGATTAGAATAAGTGAACCTATAAAAGATGATGACGATGACGGAAAGGATGTACCAGAAAACCCAAAACCAGATAAACCACCTCAAGACGAGGATAAAACTGTTTGGGTTTCTAATTTAACTTTAGATTCAACAATAATGGGTTATTATATAGATTCAGAATTTACAAGTGATAAATATCCAGATAAAAATGTATGTTTAACTAATGACCAAAGATATGTAGGTCAATATGTTAAATTTGCAGATACAGGAAAAGACATAGATGGTAAGGTATTTCAAATAACAGGAACAGTAAGTAATGACGCTTTAGGTTTAAGTTCAACTCATAGTTTACCAGTGTTTGCTGTAAATTGTAAAGACCAAAGTAATGCAACTACAATAGGTGAAAATACTGGTAAGGCTTACGTTGGATTATTATTATCTTCTACAACTAAAGTAGCTAAAGTTATTTGTAACGCTTTAAATGTCAGAAGTGGTATGGGAACAACTTACAGTATATTAGGAGCAATACCTAACGGATACACACTACCAATACTTGAAACTTATTCAAATACTTCATGGGTAAAAGTAAGTTACAACAACAGCATAGGTTATATTAATGCAAATAAATCATATGTTGAAATATCCACTATACAAGTCGATAGTAATGGTTCTGGTGTTATAGGTGGAGGTACTAATTTCACAGTACCATGCTATGGGATAGATATTTCAAGATGGCAAGGTACAATAGATTTAAAAACATTAAAAGAAAATGGAAGTATAAATTTTGTAATATTAAGAATTGGATACGGAAGTAGAACTGGTGGCAAGCCAGTAATAGACCCTAAATTTGAAGAGTATTTAAAATTATGTGTAGAAAATAAAATACCAGTTGGAATATATTTCTTCTCATATGCGAATACAGTAAGTAAGGCTAAAATTGAGGCAAATTGGGTAGTAGAACAACTTGGTAAATACTCACAAACATTTGAATTTCCAATATTCTTTGACCAAGAAAATGATTTGGTTGATAAATTAGGGAATCCAGGGAAAACAGTATTAACTAATTGCATTAATGCTTTTTGTGAAATAATAAATGATGCGGGTTATATGGCTGGTTGGTATACAAATAATGGTTGGTCTACAAATTATGTTAACTTTAGTAATGTGAAATATAAAGACCACATGTGGATAGCACAATGGAGTAGCAAATTAACTTGGACTAAAACAGAGGTTAAATTATGGCAAATGTCTGCTACTAAAAGACTTCCAGGTTATAGTGGAGATTTGGATTACGATGTGTGTTATTTTGATTATCCAACATATGTAAGAACCAATCATAAGAATGGATTTTAGGAGGTGCTTATATGAATTTATCCATATTAGGAAAGATAGATGGTGCATGGCAAAGTCTTGGTACAACTACGATAGGTGATAATAATGCTAGTTCCGTTGTACTCGGAAACGATTATATATACAATGATATAAACGGTATGATTGTTGAATGTATGACTGTATCATTAACAGCGGATGGGAGTTCAGAAAATATAACACAAGAAATTACATTGAAAAAACCTTTTACAAATGTAATTCTTACAGTAGCTTGTAGTTGTGAATCTACCAAATATATTTATAGCAACTTAAATGTTGTTGCTATTCCGTCTGGAAAAGATAAAGTAAAAATAGGATTAAGACATTTAGATTCTAATGTAAAATTAGAAGGTAGTTTTACAATATTTTTAACTTGTTTTGGTAAATAGGAGGTGATAATATGTATGGCAAATTTAATATGAGAATTAAAAGCGGTAAAGCAACATTAGATAATGACATATTTTTAAGTAAAAAAGATAAAGATGTAGTAATTTATTTTACTATTGAAGGATTCCCCTATAAATTTTCTAATGGAAAAGGTATCGAGGGAGCAAGTTATTCTCAAATAACATTGGAAAAACCAAATGGAACTAGGGTAGCTCTTCCAAAAACAGCAGTAGATATTGATGAAATAATTTTAAAAGTTACAGAAGATATAGTTGATGAAGTAGTTGAAGTAGGAGATTATAATTTTCAAATTAAATTGTTTGGAGAAGATAATAGTGAAATTAGTTTACCTATAATTTACAATCAATTTCATGTTAATCCTATAATAGATTATTCAGAAGATACATCTGGTGAAATAGATAAAGGAGGAATAGGAAGTTCTCACATAACTATTGGCGACGAAGTAGATGTATTCGATGAAAACAAAAGATACAATAAAACTACATGGAGAGATAAAACCACTATAACAGCTCAAAAAATGAACAAATTAGAAGATGCAATGTATTATGCTTTAGATAATTTAGTTGTAAATAAACTTCCAGTAGATGGTGAAATAAATTTATCGCTAGATAAATATCAAAGTGTTTCCACTGATAATGATTTAATAATAAAACTTCCTACTATAAACTTTCATAATGAATTTATATTATATATAAACGCTTCCGAGGTTATATATGTTACATTTAGAAGCACAGAAAAAGATTATGTTTATAGATTAGCTCGAGGGTATTATAAATGTAGATTAAGTTATATAGGAACATGGTTAGTTGAAATCATAATGGACAATAATAATATTGACTTTGATGGCTTTGCTAGTGAAAAAGATATTAAAGATTTACAAGACAGTGTTAAAACTACATTAACTGAATTTAAATCCAATTGCGATAAAAAGTACGCTGATATAAATCATACACATAATAATTATATAGAAAAAATAAAAGATACAAAAGGTCTATTACTTAAAGAAATAGACGGTTATAAAGGTATGATTACTGAAGATGGTAATGAAACAAGAGCTATTCGTACAACTAAAGATGGTATTATACCTTATGAAAGAGGCATAAGTTCAGGTTTAGGTACTGAAAATTATAGATTTGATAAAGCTTATGTTAATAAAGCCGATATAAATGAAATCAATACAATCAAAAATGTAACAGATAGATTAGATGTTAACGGAGATATAAATGTCTCAGTTGAAGGAAAAATAGATTATGACGTTAGTAAGTCTCAATTTGAAATGAGAAAAAATAGTAATATAAATGATAGTAGATTAGCATTAGGTTGTATTGAAATAAATGGAATTAGAATTTATACTGGTTCTGAATTTCCTAGTGACGCTAGAGAAAACGATATATTAATTAAAATAGATGGGACTGCAAGTGGAGATTCTGGAACAACAACTAAATACACAATAACAAATAATTTAACCAATGTCAGTACTAATAATTCAACACAAACTGTAACAGCTAAATCTTCATATTCAGCAACACTTTCACCTTACTCTGGATATACAATGAATACTATAACAGTAACTATGGGTGGAGTAAATGTCACAAGTACTACTGTAGCAAATAACAAAATAACAATATCAAGTGTAACAGGTAATGTGGTTATAACTGCTAATGCAACATCAACAACAGTAACTCCTACTGTAAATCCTACATTTGAATTAAATGCATCTAACTTTACATCAAATTCTACTTCTTGGACTGATTTAATTGGAGATAAAAAAGCAACAATAAATGGTAATGTTCAAAAAGTTAATGGTAGAGTTAGATTTGATAAAGATAAATATTTTGTATGTAATGTTGGAGCATTAAATTTAACTGATTATACAATGGTAATTAAATTATCTGTAAATCCTACTGGGGCAACTATACCAAGTTCAGGAAATAATGTTATAACTTTAGGTTCAGGAACGAGTACATGGCAAGATAATATGATATGTAATATAATTCCTACTCAAAGTAATACTACATTCTTTACAAAAGGAAACGGGGATAATGTTACTGGGAAACAAGCAACAGGTGATACAACTATAATATTAAGACATAATGCAACACAAAAGAAAATCACATTAAATGTAGGAACTAATAAATACGAAGGGGCATACACAACTTGTGCATCTACGTTAAAATTCTTATACAACGCAACAAATACAGCTAATGATTATGAATACATAAGAATATATGATTCCGTATTAACTGATACTCAAGTTTCTACTATGATTTAGGAGGTGTCTTATGAGTGGAATATACATCAAAAAAGGCAACTCTTTAAATAATGTGAGCATATACAAAAAAACAAGTACAGGTTATGTATCTTGTCCAATATATAGAAAAACTTCAACTGGTATGGAAAGAATAGATTTAGGAGGAGGTTCTACGGGAGGTGGTACACAACCATCTCCTTCTTCTAATATAATAAAAGGTTATGCTGATTGGAGTGGAAGTTATCGTAGTTCTAGTACAACAGGTACATTTACTGATAATTTCAATGATGATAGAAGAGATAGAATATATCAAGGATGTTATCCTAATTTCAATTATTTAGGAGTAATATGTTTTAAAAGTTTATTTGAACAAGCACGACAATTAGGAACTATAACAAGTGTAAAATTGAAATTGACAAATTTACATTCATATTATTATGCTGGATTAAATACGATAATCAGTGGAGCTACTAATATGAATAATTATAGACCTACAAGTTTCTCAATGAATAATGTTAATTCTACCCAATATTGCAGTAGTACTCATTTTGACAAAGGTGGGGCATTAACATTAACTTTAAATGATACAGCAATACAATCTATACAAAATGGTACTATTGATGGATTTAGATTATTAGCACCATCTGGGTTTACAATTACAGATTATGGATATTTTAGTGGTACTGGAACAACAAGACCATATATTGAAATAACTGTAACTTTATAATAAATAAAATAATTAATAAAGAAAGGTGGTGCTAATAATGGATTTATTGGAGGTTCTTAGTAATTATGGTGCAATGGGTGTGTTTGTGATGTTGGTATGGATTTTAATACAACAAGTTTTAAATGAATCCAATGAAAATAGAGACTTATATAAAACTTCAGTAGAAGAATTTCATAAGACTGTAAATGAATTCTCTTTAACAATTAAAGAGATAAGTAATGAAGTAAGAGATACTAATGAAAAGATAGACGATTTAAAGCATGATATGAACGATTTAAAATATGATATTAGGGATATAAAAGAACATGAAAAGGAGAAGATGAATAATGATTGATTTAGATTTATATATGAGTTTAATAAATGGTGGAGTAATGTTATTTTGTTTAGCTATAGGTTATATAATTAAAACTTCAGTGCCTAAAATAGACAATAAATACATACCGTTAATTATGGGCGCAGTTGGTATAATTATCTCAATACTTAATGCTCAATGTTTTGATTTTAATGTAGTATTAAGTGGTTTAATTACAGGATTAGCAAGTACAGGATTGTATGAGGCTTATAGAAATTTAATTAATAAAGATAAAAAATAAATATTGTAAAATGAGATGTAAAGTATTATAATAAAATAAGGATAAATTTTGTCAAAATTATATTCCAAAAACTTTATTAATTATTTTATAATACTACTATTTAAATTATAAGTAAGATTAATTTATAAATTTCTTATATTTTAAATATAAACCAAACCCAAAGAGAGTGGATTTTATCTGCTCTCTTTTTATTTTATAAAGGAGTTGATTAATAATGAAAACACAAAGTGGATTTACATTATTAGAAACAGAAAAAGAATTTAAAGAATGGTTAGATAAACAATATCCAACTAGAAAAATAACTAGATTACAAGTACACCATATGGCATTGCCTGATTATTCAACTTGGAATAATACGGATAAAAGAGTATATGGAGATAATAGAGAATTAGGTAGAACTTTAGCTTTAGATGCATATGGAAAACAAACTTGGCATAGTTCTGACGGTTATGGACATTATATAGCACAACATTTTTCTATATTTCCTAATGGAAAAATAACAACTGGTAGAAACTTAAATAGTACACCTATAGGTATAGCAGGTTGGAATAGTAATGCGATATGCGTGGAAATATATGGTAACTTTGATAAAGGACAAGATATAATGACAAAAGAACAAAGAAAAGCTGTTATATTTGTATATGCCTTACTAGCTAAAAAATTCAATATACCTATAAGTTCTACTTATATAAGACCTCATGCATGGTTTACAAGTGGGGGTACTTGTTTATGGAATTATTATCCTGGTAAATCAAGAAAGACTTGTCCAGGTACTAACTTTATGGGATTCGGAAATACTAAAAAAGCATTTGAAAATAATTTTTATCCATTATTAAAATCATATAAATATGGAGAAGAAATAAAAACTTTAAATGAAAACGAAACTAAAAATAAAACAATAGAAGACAAGAAAGCTTATAATGTTCAAGCAAGAGTAATTAATTGCACAACTTTAAATGTTAGAAATGCACGACCAGATAAAAATGGTAATTTAGGTAAAGTTAAATTCGCATTAAAAAAAGGTGAAATCGTAACTATAGGATATTCATTGAATGGATGGGTATCTGTTTATACAGATACGGATTATGGATTCGTCAATAAAAAGTATTTAGAAATTATATAAAATTTCCTAGTATTTAAGAAATAACGACCTCGTAGAATCGATTCTAAGGCTTTTAAAATTCTTCATAAGGTGTTTATACCTTGTAAAAATGGATATAAATAAAGGGATAGGTGTTTTAAAACTAACATCTATCCCAACTTTTTCTTTTTTAACTATTAACTATTATTTCTTTTACGTTTATGCCCCTTCTTATCAGATTCTTCTTTTGCTTTTCTTCGTTCTTCTTTAATTCTTTCTTCTCTTTCTATTCCAAGTTCTTGTATGCATTCTCTGAAAACAGGTATTACTATTTTTTCATATTTTCTATATAAAGATTGATTTTCTATTAACTCATCAGCTTCCATATCTCCAAACACATTGTATCTTGCCAAATATTCGACGCAAAACGCACTCCATTTCCACATAGATTGCTGTTTTAAATATCTTTCACTACTTTCAAATGTAAAGATATTCTTAAGGTCACGTGCAAATTTTGTTGCATAATCGTCAAATTGTTCTTGTTGCTTTTTATTCATTTTCATAATATATCCTCCTAAAATAATAAATCAAACGAATTAAAAATAATTAATATAACTGATAACATCACAATACCAATTGTTATATGCCTATATGGTTTTACTAATGTGAAAGATTGTTCTAATACATATGATAAAATTATTAACAATATAAGGTTAATTAAAATTTTCATTATCTATTTCCTTCCTTTTTAGATAAATAATAACAACCTGCTACTGTATATGCCATTATAACTCCGCTAACTGGCAAACCTAATCCAGCTATTGCTAACATAGCTCCAACTCCACCTATTGTTAATGCATTTGCACTCGCAACACTTATTTTATTTTTATTCATACTCTTTATCCCTCCTTTATTAATTCTAATTCACTCTCTTTCCAAGCCACATTGTCATTTGTATCTAAACAATAATAATTTTCTGAAATGAATTTACTTGGTAAAAATTTATCAACTATTATTCCTATCTTTACATTGTAACATTCCATAATTTGTTTTTCTAATTCTTTATTGGTTTTTAAAATTTCATTTAATTCTTCTTCTGTTATTATTAATTTAACTTTATCACCTATTTTCATATTTAAAATTCCTCCTTTAAAAATAATTCTATACCTTTATAACAATTACTTTCTTTATGTGAAATACTTAGACATTTATTATCTGATTGGTATTTACATATATTACATAATTTATATTTACCTAATACTTCTGCTAATTGTTCTAATGTTAATGTGTGTAATATTTCATATCTATTCATTTTATCACGTCCTTTCTATACTTATATATTAACGGATAGCATAAAGAAATTACCTATCCGTTATAAAATTTATTAATTATTTTTATTTATTACCAGAAGAACCAATCCCACTCTTTCTAATTATATTACAATTATCTTCATCTGCTAATAAATATTTCTTGAATATCCCTTGCAAAATTCTTTCTCCTGCTTTTAATTCTACTGTTTTATCTGTTAAATTTTTAAATTTAAACCCTATATTCCCATCATTATCTGGATTACCATAATAATCACTATCTATAATTCCACATGTATTTACTAACATTAATCCTTTTTTAAATCCAATGCTACTTCTAGGTACTATTTCCAAATATTCATTATATAACATATATGCTTTGATATCTGTTTGTATTGCTTCGGATATACCATGAGGTGGTATTTTAATATCTATTGGAGTTGATATATCATATCCTGCCGATTCACTAGTGGCACGTGTAGGTATTCTTATATCTACATTTGGATGTTTTCTAAATTCATCAGACACAATTTCAAATCCCCTTACTTTTTGTGAGACACTTTCTTCTATTTTTAATGTGCTTGTTGTATAATCGACACCTAATATTTTAATTTCTGATTCATTTACTAATTCTAACGCATCTCCATACCAAAAATAATTAACATCGTTTAATACATAACATTCGCCAAAGATAGCATTATAACGTATATCTATTATTTCAAATTCCTTCCCTGCATATTTTAACATTTCTGGTATTATATCATGGAAATTATATTCATTTAAATCTTCTCTTATTCTCACTTTATCACCAATCTTAAATTTACTCATTAAACATCTCTCCTTTATTAATAATTTATATATTTTAACACATCTAAATCGTTCATTAATATACCTATATTTTTAAACTCTTTATATGGTATACTCTTACGCTTGTTATTTTCTTTAAACTCTCTGATTGCTAACCCACTCACTAAATACACTTCTTTAAATTCTCTAAATTCTATTATAAAGAATACATTATTTGCATAGTTTTGAATCTCATCAATTAAATCATATTGATAGTCTTTTATATTTGAAAGAGGAAATGAAGTTTTATTAGCTGTTGTTTTAGCCTCAAATACTATGCTTTTCCCATTAGGTAATATACCTATGTAATCTAGACAAGGTGATTGTTTCTTAGGAAAAGCCGATACAATTTTAGCTCCTTTTCTTAATACAACGAATTCGGTAGGTATCTTAAATATATAAGCCTTCCCTTCTTTTCTATATTTTTCAAATTGTTTTGTTAATCTTTCTTCAAATTTTGCACCAATTTTATTAGATTTATTCGCTATAATAATCACCTCCTTTCTGTTGAATTTATTAATTATTTTTCTTTTTCTAACCTTTCTATTTCTCTTTTTAGATACCACATTGCCTTATTTAGGTCTTCTAGTTCTTTATTTGGGTCTTTTTTACCAGCCCTAGAAACATATTTAATCACATTTCCTCGTGCAAAGTTTAGTTGCTTATCTTCTATAAAATCCATGACCTCAATTTTACCATCAGTGTAATGACTTGGATGATTTACTGAATCATTAACAATTTCTTCTCCATGTTCCACTTCTTCAGCTTCTATGTTTTCTTCAACTTCTTTAGGTATTTCAGAATCTTTTAAATCTAATTCATTTACTTTATTCTCTTCTTCTATTTTCGTATTCATGTTATCATTCTCTTTTATTAATTCTAATACATTTTCTGACCAATCCCAGACTTGTTCATCTACATCTAACTTTATTATACCTTTACCAAAAGTACTTGTTACAGTTGCCTCTTTACCTGCAAACTCTTCCATATAATGATTACATCCAAATTCGCATTTACTCAAATCTCCTTTTATTCTAACTTTATCTCCTACTTTTATATTCATATTATATTTACTCCTCCTCATTTAAATCTTTCATTATAAATAAACTATTATTATCATTATCTGAAATTATTACATATCGACCTTCATTATTTATATTTATATTTGATGATAATTTGATATATTTTCCTGTTTGTAATGCATTAATATATAATTCACCTGTCATACTATCAAAATCTAAATTAATTCTTTGCCCTACAATCTCTTGTAAGTGATTTATTCTTGAATCTATGAACAACATTACCATAACAATATCATCTCCTTAAAATTTGTTATTTTTATTAATATTTTATTTTTTTGTAAATTCGTATAATATTTGTATAACTTCTTCGTTATTCCTTTTTATAATTAAAGGTAAACAAGCATAATTATTATATATTACAACTTTATCTATTCTAAAATCATTTATTTGTGAATTGAATACAATACGTTCTAATTCTTTTAATACTTCATAATATGTTTCTGTTTTGTCTCCATATTTATTTATAAGCATACCGATTGATATAACCGTTATTTGTCTTGTGAATAAAGGATTTCCATCATAAATAGCTTCTATTTTAGTTGTCAAATCATATTTATGTAAATCTATTCCTGTTTTCATATAAAATAATTCATAGAAATCATTCAAATTTTATCACCTCCTTTTCTTATATTATTGTATTAACAAAACTGGTATGAAAATTACCTATGTTTATTAATTATTTTTAACCCTTAACCTATATAGTATATTATCCAAATAATTTAATCATCATTAATTTTGATAATTGTTTTTCTAATGTTTCTAATATACCATACATATTATCACCTCCTTTTAATCACAGCGACTGAATCCACAAGTTTTACACTGCATACATCCACCTATTCTTTCTAGTTTATCTCCACAAGTTGGACATAATCCTTTATCTAATTTCTCTTGTTCTGTTAAAGTGTCTTTTATATTTACTTTTTTTGCATTCTCTTCTTCTTTGACTATTTTGATTTCTTTTTTATTTTCATTACTTATTTCTTTTAAAAGGTCTTTAACACAATTTAATATTGCACTACCACAATAAGTACCTTTGCTTAATTCTTTACCTTTTGCTCTAGCTGATACAAATGAATTACAAGGGTCTATTCCTCTAAATGCTTTTTCTAAATTATCTAAAGTTCCTCCTAATCTTAATACGGCACTCATACTAATTGCTAATGCTTGTAAATTTCTAGTACATCCACCATTGCCATTTTTTATAATATATAAGTCTTGTATAGCCTCTTCACTTGGAGAATATCCTATAAATAATTTTAACTTACCACAACCTATGGTTAAATTCTTTTTAATATAATAAGTATCTTTTGCTAAAGATTTCCATTTTCCTCTTTGTAATTCTTTTATCTCTTCTTTTTCTGTTGTAGTCAATATCCCTTCTCTTGCACATCCACTACGATAAATTGTTATTCCTTTACAACCTTGTTTCCACGCCTCCATATATACCTCATATACATCTTGTACTGTAGATTTTTTAGGCAGATTTACTGTACTTGATATACTTGCGTCGATATGTTTTTGCCATACACTTTGCATTTTAACTCTATTTATAGGATTTAAATCCATTGCTGTAACAAAGTATTCTGGCAAATCCTCTTCTAAACAATCGTGTTGCTCTATATATTTTTTTACTATTGGTGTATAAACTTTATAATAAACATCTTCACCATGTAAAGATTCAGTTTTTCTTGTGTAGAATTTTTCAAATATAGGTTCTATTCCTCCTGTTATACCTAACATTGTACTTAAAGTACCTGTCGGTGCTGTAGTTAATATTTGAGAATTTCTTAATCCATATTGAGTTATAAGTTCATAAGTATTACTATCCGTATTATTCAATACAAATTGAGAATTTAATACTGATATATTATATTTAAAATAACTACCTAATTCTTTAGCTAATAAAGCCGAAGATTTTAATGATTCATTTGCTAATGTAAAACCTATTTTATCACATTCTTTGATTGAATCTTCTTCACCATATGTTAATCCCATTTTAATTAACATATCCCCTAGACCCATTATACCTATTCCTATTTGTCTCCAATCTCTTACTGTATCTTTTTGTATTTGCAATGGATGTAATGGTAATCCTTCGTCTAAAACGTCATTCATAGCTTTAACAACTATTGGTATATCATGTTTAAACTCATTATAATCAAACTCTCCATTTTTCACATAAGCACTCAAATTAAAACTTCCTAGAAGACAGCTTCCACCTGCTGGAAGTGGCTCTTCGGCGCCTCACACCATACGTTACAACTATTTTTCGTATTGTGCGCTGGACTATCGCATACAACATCCTCCTCATGTTGTCCCTCTCGCTTAGTCTCTCACGGTCAAATTAACAATTCGTTCCGCCCTGTCACCATATAGTTAGGTTTCCAAGTCAATCAGAGAGGGTTTTAAATCCGCACATTATTAATTGGCTAACGGATTAACACCACTATATTTAAATTCTGAATCTTCACTTACTATATTGTAATTTTCAATTCTATCCCAATATAAAATGCCAGGTTCAGCAAAATTCCAGTTATTTTCACATAAGTTCATAAATATCTCTTTAGCTTTTACTGTTTTTTCAATTACTTCATCACGTTCAGTTATAAAAGTTAATTTCCAATCACCATCTGATTCTACTGCTTTCATAAAATCGTCTGTTATTTTTACTGATATATTTGCTTTAGTTACTTTATTTAAATCTGTTTTTATATTTATAAATTCTTCTAAATCTGGATGGTTACAATCTATTGATAACATCAAAGCACCCTAGTTGGACTATATCTTACCTAAATATTTCATTAGGCTTGGATTCTATTGAGGTTATTAAGAAAATATGTCTATTTTCCCCTCTAGTCTCTACACCTTCCTACCCTGTAGGCTCGGCTCGGTATTGTACTATTTATTAGTAGTTCCACCGAATTCTTCCAATTCAAGACGCAGTGCATTTGCTTTAAGGTATTTTCTTTGTAATATTATAAAATCATTATTTGGATAAATATAATCTAAAAATTTGAGTACATCTTTTTTATTAGCAAACTCTATTACATAACAATCTTCTTTTGATTTAGGTCTAAGTTTTGTTGTAATTCCTATATTAAATAAGTGTTGTTGAACACCTTCTAATAAGGAATATGAAGATGTAAAAGATATTTTTTGCCATATTCTATTTCTATCTTTTCTTCTTCCCCATGTAATACAACCATCAGCATCAAAAAATCCTAATAAAAGATATCTTTCTAAATCTTTCTTAACTCTTGGATAATGTCTTTCAGTTTTTAATCTTCCACCTGTAAATTTTGAAATATCTTTTATGACTCTTTTAGTGCTACATTTAGGAAATATTCTACTTTTTTTATTAAATTTATAATTTTCTTTAATGTTACTATCTAAGACTTTAGATATAAATTCAATAACTTCTTTATCATTAATTGAAACAGTTATTTCTATTTGATTTTTTTTATTTATATATCCATCTGCTAATAAAAATCCTAAAACATAAGCTTTTTCTGGACTATCTATTTTTTGAAAATTGTAATTAGGTATTTCGTTGTAATTTGTAGTTTTTCTTAAATTATTTAAACCACATTTATTTTGTTGATAACCTATTGTACTTCTTGATAATCCAACCATATCACCTATTTCGCTTGCTGATAAGCCATTTATAGTTAAAAAATATAAATCCTTAAATGAAATCTTACTACTCATAATATTACCTCCTAAATAATCTACTCTATCATTTTCGACTATCTCTTAATTTTAGTGTTTACGTCTTCCCGACATTCCTATTGTTTCAGTGACTTGACTAAATGTTTCCATAAAACTGCAAGCTCCTGTAGTAAATTCGGAAGCATTATAAACCTTAGCTCCTTTAGGTCTTAGTTTGCTTATATCTAATCCGCAACCTCCACCATAAGAGAATGTTCTAGCTAATTTGCTACAACTATCATATATTGATTCTATATTATCTTCAACTTGCGGTATAACATAACAGTTTGAATAAGTTACTTTTTTCCCTAATTTATATAATCCTCTATTAGATAATATTCTTCCTCCAAATAAAAATTTCTTATCTATTATTAATTGCTTTAATTCTTCATTACCATTTGAAATTCTATTTAACCATTCGTCAAATGATTCTCCTTTATATTGATATTTTCTTTCCCAAATATCTTGTCCTAATTTATTTTCTTCACCTAACCAATTTTTTATATTCATAACACCACTCCTTTTTTATTAATTATTTTTATAAAATTATTTCTAATACAAAGAATAAAACACTAAGTAGTGAATAACAAATACCTATGTAAAACCATTTATGTATTCTATCATTCACATTATCACCTCCTTCATATTACTATATTAACAAAACTTTTAAAAAAATTACCTATGAATCTAAATTATTTTTAATCTGTTATTTCAACTTCATAAGAATACATACCGTCATATAGTCTTTTAGGTATTAAATTTTTAAAGTAGTCTGCTACTTCTTTGATATTTTTCTCTTTATAATATTTATACACTTCAAATCCTTTTTCTTGAGTGTCATATCTTCCCAAATATTCATATTTTGATTTACCAGTTTTAGGGTTGATTAAATGACATTGCACTACATATTTGCCTTTAAAAGGAGTTGTACCAATAACTGATTCCCCTCTTTTACTATTATTTTTGGTAAATAATAAGTTAATAGTTTGAGGCACATATATACAAGTATCTGTACTATAAATTTTATTATGTTTTACTAAAATATCTTTATCAAGACACATGGTTTCTCCTTCAACTTCATAATAATTTTTCTCGTACCATTCTGCAAAATTCTGAAAGTTCAACCATTCATCACAAACTTTACAGCCAATGTAAGTCGGATTTCTTTCATGAAATTTATCATAATAACATCTTTGTAACATACGATGCCATGCTTTATAACCTTTTGTATGTTTACTATTTTCGCTTACTTTATAATCCCCCTCTCCAATATACCCTACATCACATACAGTTTTTTCATAAGGACAACTTATAGCACCTTTTTTGAAATTATTATATGTTTTATTTTTAGCTGTCCAGTCATATTCTGGAAAATATACATCTATATCTAAGTATTTCCTATATTCAATTATAATCATCTCACTTCCGAAAGTGTTATAATTCTTTTCTCCTTTTCTATTAATCTTTGCTACCAATTTTATATCAACTCCTTTCTATATTACTATATTAACATTAATCAATAAAAAATTACCTATGAATTTAATTATTTATATACCAATCATCAAATATTTCTTTAAGACTAAACATACTACACTCATTCCATTTATTATATTTTGTATCAAAAAAATATACATTTTCATTTCTATTAATATACTTTATTTCACTATAACAGCTTTCTATCTCTCTCCCTTCTTTTAAGGCTTTCATAGCTTCCTCAAAAGTATATTTTTTCTTGTCTAATACAAATATATCATTTAAATTAACACCAACATTTGTGTATTCATTATCAAATTTAAATAATATACTGTTATAAAATTTTTGAATTTTTGTTAATCTTCTATCATCATATTTATTAATCCATGTTTCACCTTCTTTAATTGTATTCATAAGTTCTTGAAATGTTTTTCCCATAATATCTCCTCCTTTAATATAAATTAATAATACCATAATCAATAAACATATTTTCTAATTCTTTGTTAATTATTTTCTTTGCCTTATCTAAATCAATCTCTTTGAATTTATTATAATTCATATCAAATAACACACAACTATATTGTAAATGATATGTTAATTCCAAATATTTTTTATATGATATCACTCTAAATTGTATATGTATATCTGTATCTAAATTATCAAAATAAAATTTCAATACAATTAAATAAAAATCTTCACATTTAATTTTGCTATATGTTAATGATACATCATAAGAGTTAATACCAATAAGTATTTTATTTAATGTATCTTCTACATTTCTGTCTGATACAATTAGAATTATATTAGATAAGTCGATTAAATTGCAATATTCACTTTTTATATTAAAACTCCAGCAATTTAACAAATCCTGTATTGTATCTACCATTTCTGTTCTATTTATTTGTATAACATCCAATTTACATTACCTCCTTTCTATATTAGTATATTAACATTTTTATGTATGAAATTACCTATGAATCTATAAAATTATTAATTATTTTTATACTTATATATTAACATAACTTATCTAAAAATCACCTTTATTTAAAATTATTTTTTGAAACATTTATATAATCATTTTGAATTTATGAACTCGTGAATAAATGAAAAATGGTGAGGAAGAGTTTGAACGGTTTTCTCAAACTCTGACGAATAACTCCGTAGGACAATACTAATTAGTAATTCTATACCTCTATATCTTTAAGGGTTTTAAATTTTTAATTTTAAAATATCACGATTTTGTTATGTTATTTTAAATGGTGTTTTCTTTTTTTAGTAAATTTGACTTACTTAGTTAACCACTCTTTTAATAAATATCTCATTCTACTTGAGGGAATGTATAAGTTGATTTCTTTATTATCACGTATTTGACTTCTGAAAATCCATTGAATTAAGCATGATAACGCATAGTCATCTTCTTTTATTGTAACATTTTTACTTTTAAAAAATTTATTAATCATAGGATTATTATACATATTTATTAAATACGCTAAATTTTTCTTGTCTTTGTATAAATTGGTAGCTCTAGCATTTGAAGATATAAATCCTTTACTATAACCTCTTCCTTTTAATTGGGATTTAAAATCAAGAAAGCATGTCCACATATTATCCTTTGACTTTCCTTTAATTATATTTTTAAAATAATTCTCAGTGTTATTTTTTAATTCAATCATGATTTCCTTCTTGTCGGCTTTTATATACCATGACTTAGATAAATCATATTTTTTATTTCCTATATTGTTTAATTTACCTTCGTATATATGAATTAAATCTTTATATTTATTACCTCCTATTTCTTTATAATTCGTCAATTCATATATATCGTTCTCAGTTTTCATAACTGATTTATATTCATATTCAACATTGTTCATATCATAATAATATGCTTGAATTTGTGATTTGAATTTATAAGTTAAAATGTAAATATGTTTAAACGCTTTAAATATATTTATTGGAAAAGTCCATAAAAACATCATATTTTCAAATAAATATACATCACCGTTTTCACATGAGTTTTTAAGATTTGTAAATTTACCATTATATTTCTCATTAATCCAATGTACCTTGCCATATTCATCAACTTTTATGGTGTCATTATTAAGAAGTATTTGTATATCATCCTTAGATATATGTAAATCTTCAACTACATCCATTACCTCATCTAAAAATAATATATATTCACCTTCCTTTATTTCATTTATTATATCTTGAGTTATACCTTTAAATAAACTATGTGTAGAAACTACATTTTTTCTATCTGATAACAATTTGTAAAAATGTTTTGTTTTACTCCCTTCTCCAAGTTTTTCATTAGGTTTTACAAATTTTCTATTGTTACATTCTTTTTCAATTCTATCTAATTCACTTAAGAATGGCGTGATAAATATAAATGAATCAAATACTTCTTCTTTCATGTACTGTATTGAAAATGAAGTCTTTCCTGTGCCACAAGGGGAATCTACTACGGTAACTTTGCATTGATTTTCCATAACATCACTCTCCTTTATTAATTATTTTTATCACCATATATAAATAATTATACTACACTGTTAAATTTTGTCAATACTTTTTAAAATATTTTTTATAAAAAATTCACCACCTAAAAGATGGCGATAAAATTATAAGTTATTATAAAATTCTTGTTTAAACACTCTTATCATTAACGCTCTACTTGATTTATTATTAATGATAGTATGACCTGTTCTAGTAGGTTTTATAACACAGTTCCACATAGAATTATCTTTGCTATAATCTATTTTATCCAAAGCTTTCATTTCTGACCTCCAATTAGATTTTCTCTTCAAATATAAATCTTCTGATAAGGATAAATAACAGTAAAAGAAAATGTCCTCAAAATTTAGGTACTCCTCTTTAAGTAATAAACGATTCTCATCAATCAAATTGGGGAATAAGTTAATAAGTTCGTTAAAAAATGCAGAAAGGAATATATAAATTTCTTGCTCCTCATTCTCGTCTTTTATACTTGGGAAAGAATTATCTATTGCTGTTTTTAAAGTAAGAAATGTTACTATATGTTTTGTGTCGGTTTTGTTTAAGTATGTCCTTCTAATATCTATTCTATTTTTTAAGACACTATGTTCATTGAGTTTAGTTGCTATTCTATTCGATGCTTTGGATTTGTCAAATGATTCACTTAGTGACTTACTAATTTTCAACCCTTTACTAAATTGACTAAATGTGTTTTTAGCATTTTCATCATCTAAATGTAAAATTATAATTGGGAATAAAAGTGATTTCACATTCGTTATTAACCTATTGTCATTAAGTATTTGTGCTGATTTATAGGCTTTATAGCAAGCCCTAACCCTATGATTTCCATCTAATATAGATAGCGACCCCTTAATAAATAATTCATTTTTGTCTTTGTTATAATTTAATATCTCATTGTCTGTTTTTAATATGTTGAATGTTAATTGAGTAACAGATAATTCACCTTTTAATATTAAGTTCGCCATCTCATTTATGTTACTTTGTTTTACTATTGTCTTCTCTACTATTTTATTATTAATCTTTTTATACTTCACACCCCTTTGTGTATCGCTATAATAACATAGTTGTTGTTTCTCAAACATTCCGCCGATATCCCATGCAGATAAATAAGTTAAGTATTTATCATTACCTATTTTCGTAACATTTTTAAATGTTTTTAAAACAACATATTCCTTTTCATTTTCTTTATAAATATTTTGTAAATCTAAAATTTTCATATAAAATCACCTCTATAATAAGAATAACATATAGAGGTGTATATGTCAATACTTTTTATATATTATTAATTATTTTAATCGTCTATGTCTATTTTATAATTATACATTGCATCATATAATTTGATAGGTATAAAATCTTTATAACAATCTGCAACTTCTTTTATATATTTTTCTTTAAATTGTTTATAAATTTTAAATGCCTCATTTGGAGTATCATAATATCCTAAATGTTTATTTTTACTTTTATTTGTTTTAAAATCATAAATGCTACATCTTGCTATAAATTTTCCAATTGATTTATGATAGCAAACACCTATTGGATAATCTCCTCTACTTTTATTACATTTAACAAATAAAGTATTAATTTTATCTGGTACAAATATACAATTATTTGGTGAATATATTTTATTACCTTTATTTAATATATCTTTATCTAAACACATTTTTTCATTTTTCACCTCATAATAATTATCATCAAACCAATTTCCAAAGTTTTGTAAATTTAACCACTCTTCAACTACTTCACAATCTTTATATGTTGAATATTTCTCATGATACTTCGAGTCATAACATCTTTGTAACATATGATTCCAAACTTCATAACACTTAGTCATTTTACCATTTTCATATACTTTATATTTTCCTTTTCCAATATAACCAATATTAAATACTCTTCTTTCGTATGTACAAGCTATATTACCTTTTTTAAAACTTTGATATGTAGCATTCTTAGCAGTCCAATCATACTCTGGAAAGTATACATCTATATCTCTATTCATTCTATATCCAACTATAACCATTCTACTACCAAAATTATTTACACCTTCTTCTCCTATCCTATCAATTTTACTCCCCATAAATATCCCTCCTTTTTATTAATTATTTCTCTTTTCTTAATTTTAATCTTGTATTAATTATTCTTTTCCTTGAATATTCTACTTCTTCTTTACTAATTTCGCTCCCTATGAATTTACACTTATAAATTACACAAGCATTATAAACTGTACCTGTCCCACTAAACGGATTATAAACAATATAACTTTTTTTAACGTACATATTTAATAGTTCCAATACTAAATCTGTACTAAATACATTATGTTTAAATGTTTTTATTCTTTTATCCCTGAGTGGTGCATGAATAACATTATTTAAATTACTATAGTTTGGTTGCCCAGTCTCTCTGAATGAAACAACTTTTTTGTTCGTTTTAAATGTTTTGAATTCATCTTTTCTACAAAAAATATATATTTCTTCATGTTGTCGAGTTACTCTGTTTTTGTTCATATTGTTAGGTAATACTGGGGATTTAATCCAAGTGATAATATCAGCTAATTTAAAATTTGTATGTTTTTCTATATTAACTATTGTTTCATAAGTTCTAATAGGGGAATCTTTATTGTATATCAATGAAATTAATATGATACCATTTTTTTTTAGAATTTTATCAAAACATACAAATAAATTAATAAAATTCACACTTTCTGGTGGCTGGGTTATTATATTATTTACTTGATAATTACTTTCTATCATTTTATTCATTGTGGTGAAACAATCTTCATTATATATTTTACCTGTTTCAATCAAAAAATCACCTCCTTTTTATTTGAGTTTGTTAATTAATAATATTTATGTATTATCAGCATATTAAAATAATGTTCTATAATTTGTTTTTTATTTAAAGGAAGGGATTTCATACCCATAACCTTTAGCATTTTATTTAATTCATTTTGTTTAACATTATTATTAATTTTATATTTACCGTCTTCAAGATGAAAATGCTTATCAAAATTATATGTTTTCATATTAAATTATTCTCCTTTTATATCAATCTCTCTTTTGGACTTCCACAATTCATTTTACCTTCTGGACAAGACCCATATTGACAAGGTGCTCCTATTTTACTGAATAATAATGGTGCTTCTTCTCTACATATTTCTAACATTTTCTCTGCAAGTTCTCTAATTTCTTCTTGTGCTCTATTACAACATCTTTTACTAAAGAAATTATACAAACTTCTAACATTCATTGTAACTATTATTTTAGTTTCTGAAGCATTAGGTAAAACATATCTTGCATTTTCATTAGCCACTTTAGTTGAATTCATACCATAAGTAGGATAATCATTTTCTTCAACATATTGTTTTATATTTTTTTGCCATTTTAAGTACATAGCATGAATTGAGTGCATATCATTTTCATATTCTTTGACATAATCTTCTCCCATTTCTTTAATTATGCTAGGAGTTATAAATTCAAATTTACCTTCTTCTTCCTTAACATATCTTTGAGATTGTTGACTATAAGATGCTATTCTATGTCTTACTAATTGATGTGTTAAAGCTCTACTAACACCTTCCACAGCAAATGAAAAACTACAATGTTCTAATGGAGACTCATGTCTCATATCTATTAATCTTTTTATAAAACCTTGTATTTTATCTTCTGTTAAACCTTCTTCTAATTCGTCTATACCTACAGGGCTATAACATAATTTACCTGCCATAGCTATAACTTCTTCTACATTTCCATATTTCCCAATTAATTTTACTTTCATCATATTATCATTCTCCTTTTTTATTAATTATTTTCTTTATCCATATTTTGTAAAATTTTAATGAATGCTTTTTTACTTTCCTCATTATTAAACACATTGAATATAAAATACAAACTATTTATAACACATTTCCATACATTAATTATAGGAATAAAAGATGTTAATATAATTTTTAATTTATTATAATTTTTACACAACGCTCTACCGGAGGCACTAGATTTAACCTCTTTTAAAAATTCTTTATCTTTAAATAAATCATGTGATACTTTTAACCCACATATCAAGTTCAATCCAGTTACTATTCCATATATTTTTAACAACATTATTCATCCCACCTTTTTATTAATTATTTTGTATTATATTCTATCTAGTATTTTTTGTATAGCTTTTATTGAATCTTCTAAGAATTTTTTATCTACCAAATCTATGTTTATATAATCTGGTAAAGTAATTATTTCTCCATTGAATATTTTCCTAGCACGATTATGAATATTTACAAGTTCTTTGTCTGTAGCTATTGGTTCTCCATTAATTGTTTTATATCTAAACAAAAGTATATCTCCTTCTTTTGGTTTTAATACGTTTATTTCGTATTCCAACTTATCCATATTATCATTCTCCTTTTTTATTAATTATTTTTAATCATCTATTTCAACTTCATAATTATATAAAGCATCGTATAATTTTTGTGGAATCTGTTCTTTAAAATAGTCAGCAACTTCTTTAATATTTTTCTCTTTATAGTATTTATAAACTTCAAATGCCTCTAGTTCTGTATCGTAAATTCCCAAATATTTATTTTTAGATTTTCCAGTTTTAGGATTAACTAAACGACAATTTGCTTGATATTTATTATTTTTATCATGATGCGTCCCTATAACTGAATTACCTCTATTTTTATCGCATTTAGTAAATAGCTTATTAATTCTTTGAGGTACAAAAATACAAGTATCTGGACTATAAATTTTATTCCCTTTTATTAAAATATCTTTATCTAAATGCATTTTTTCATCTTCAATTTTATAATAATTATCCTCATACCATATTCCAAAGTTCTGAAAATTATGCCATTCATCACATACTTTACAATCTTTATATGTAGGATATTTTTTATGAAGTTTTTCACTATAACATCTATTTAACATATCGTGCCAAGCATCATAATATTTTGTATTTTTTCCATTTTCATAAACTTTATATTTTCCTTCTCCCAAATATCCTACTCCATACACTCTTCTCTCATAAGGACATTTTATATTGCCTTTTTTAAAATTATCATATCGCATTCCTTTAGCTATCCAATTATATTCGGGAAAATATACATCTATATCTAATGCCCCTCTACACTCTACAATCACCATCTCACTTCCAAATGTATTAATATTTCTCTCTCCTGTCCTATCTACAACTTTTGCCATTTCATCACCTCCTTATATTATATTTAGTATTATAATTACTCTATATATTTTCATAAACATTTATTATTTGGAATATTGGCAATACGGATGATGTCTTATCATATTTTTCCTCATATATTTTACCTTCTGCTATTCCACATAGAAAAGTTGTTTTTAGCTTATTTGTAAGACCCATATCGTCTATTGTTGTTTCTGTTATAGATATATTATATAAATTATTACTATTTACAATAACACTTAATAAAAATTCTCTGATTTCGTTTGTAAATACTTCATTATCTATATATAATAATACGTCTCTTCCTTTTTTATAAATTTTATAACCATTTATAGTCCTTAAATACAAGTCATTTATTTTTATATTGTCTATATTTCGGATACAATACATTTTATCACCTCCTTTTTATTAATTATTTTTATACTTATATATTAACATAAGCAACTTAAAAGTCACCTTTTAAATTATATTTTTTATAACTTTCTACAATTAACTCTTTTGCATCTGTTTGAATCCATTTATCGTCAACCTTTTTCTTTTTGTATTTCCATTCAGCCGATTTTATACCTATTATATCTCCCACTTCTAATGGATTTAAACTAAAGTTCTTTTTATATATTTTAATAATAATAGTCTTTCCTTGAGATAAAGAATATAGAGTTACTTTAGGTGCATATTTTGTATCTATATTAATTACAAGATTTTTATTTCCAAATGTTTTATCTTTAATATCACAGGTACCAGTAAATTTAAAATAATCTTGTACAAGTTGTGTAATATCATTCTTTTTATTTTCTATATGTTTCTCCATGAATTTAAGCATAGATAATGTATTATCAAATGTAAATCTTTTATCAGTCTCCTTTATTGCGAATTTACTAAAAACATTATTTAATTTAGGATATTTATCTTTAGATATTTGTTTTTTACCATTAAATTCTTGATATAATTCATGCGCCTTTAATAATTTAGGTATTGTACCAAATTCTTCAAAGTAATTTAATCTAATTAGTATATCTATATTTTTATTATTTATTTTGTTTCCTATATCTATTAATAAGTCTATGAATGTGTCGTAATTATTATCTTTTAAATTATACAATATTTCACCAGCATTTTTAGATACAAATTTAATTGAAGATATACCTTTATAGATAGAATTTGTTTCTTTATCCATGAAATATTCACCTTTAGAATAACGGAATTTAGGATTTTTTAATTTAATGTTAAAATGTTTCATTTCTCCTGTTAATCTAGTTGTTCTTTCTTCGTCACCAGTATAATTATTCATAGCAACAGTATAATATTCTAATGGATAATGAGATTTTAAATAAGCTCCATATAAACTATCATAAGCATAAGATAGTGAATGACTAGCATTAAAAGCGTACTTACTGGAGTCATTTACTACTTTCCACGTTTCTTCAAATCCTTTTTCTTTGCCAACAACATTTAACCAACCTTTTTTTAATTTCTCTTTTAATTCAATTAATTCTTTTTCTTTAAATTTCTTTTTCGCTATTTTCTTAATTATCGTATAACTTTCTGACTCTGGAATATCTAACCATATTAAATACTTCATGATTGACTCTTGATATAACATAAAATGATAACTTTCAGATAATAATTCATCCAATTCTTTTACATTTGTCGTATATTCTTTCCTATCTATAAATGTATCTAATAAAGATGCAAAACCAGGTCTTATAGAAGCTACGAAACCACTCATTTCAGCCACACTTTTAGGTTTATATTTTTTAATTAAATCCGTAGCAAATTTGGAATCTGCTTGATTGATAGTTGAAGTTAATCCTTTCTCATAAATGTCCCATGTTTTATCATCTAAAAGATTATTAATTTCGGTTATTGATGGTATATCTATATTAGCCAATTTACAAGTTTTCCTTATTATATCCCAAACGCTGACGGTTAGATAATCATTTTTTAAATATTTATATTTATCACAATTATAGCCGTCTAAATTAGCACATATTCCATCTTTAGTTTTTATAAGACCTATTTCTTCATCAACTGGTTTTGTATAGAGTAACATTGAACAAGGTGAAGGAGAAATGCTTTCAATTACTCCTACAAAATGTTTTGATTCTTCTATTATATTTTTCCAGTTAATATCATCAATATAATCGTCTAAATTCTTAGCTACTTCGTCATATTCAGATACTTTCATATCTAAAGATTTACAGTATAATCTAAATGCAGATGCTCTTTGTAAAGGCTTAAAACTAAGCATCCATGCACAATTTTCAGCTCCCAATAAATCTTCTGTAGCTTTAATAAATGGTTCTGGATTACAACAGTTTAAATCTATATCTGGTAAAGATTTTGCTTGTAATATACGTTCTATAGACATGAATCTGGTAGGGAATAATGGCACAGGTGCTTTTAGCCTGTCTATTTCTGTTAATCCTAAAAACTTAGTTATGATAAATGAAGGTGCTGACCCTCTTCCAGTTTTAGTTAATAGTCCGTTATAGTCTTTCATACCTTTTTTAACAATATGATAATCAAGGATAAAATAATCTTCCATATGAGTTTTTTCTATTATATTCAATTCGTATTTTACAGCATTTATATATTCCTGTCTTTCTTCTTTTGGTATTTTTTTTAATTCATTATTTAATATTTGTTTTAATTCCTTATTTGGATTATCAGATATAGAAGGTAATTTAATATCATCGTCTAATTCTATTCCTTCAAAGTTATCAAATATTAATGTATTATCTAAAGCTTGTTTGATTTGTTTATCTGATAAAATACCTTGTACCTTATATCTTTCTACTATTGTTTCATAATCTGGATAATCTAATATAAAATTGCTTTCTTCCTCATACACAATACCCTTTGCCCTTAAAAATAAGTCTCGATATTTTGAATCTTCGGGTTTAATATAATGTGAGTCGTTTGCATGAATTATTTCTATATTATATTTTTTAGCATAATTAAGAAGTCTTTTATTATATTCTTTTTGAATATTAGTGTTATGATTTTGCACTTCTAAATAAAAGTTATTGCCAAAATAATTTTTCATTTTAATTATCCAGTCTTCAGCACCCTCAATATCTCTTAATCTTGAAGCAACACAAGCCGTTGTAATTATTACGTCATTAGGATTTAAACTAAATAATAATTCATCATCTATTCTGGGTTTATAGTAAAATCCACTTATATTTGCTTCTGACATTATTTTGTTAATTTGTTTATATCCATTTTTATTTTTAGCTATTATTACTAAATGATAATTAGATTTGTCTTTTTCTAATCTATTAGACACATAATATGCCTCTACACCTGCTATAAGTTTTATATTATTTTCTTTACACATTGTGTAATATTCGTGTATATTTCCTTGATATCCATGATTAGTGCTAAAGAATATCGCTTTATCACCATCTAATTCCTTAGCCCTCTGGATATATTCCATTGGGCTACAAACAACATCAAGTTGTCTTACATTTGTGTAATAATCATGTTTATGGTAATTATTATATCTGTATTCCATTTATCACCACCTCCTATATTAGTGTATTAACATTAATACACTAAAAATTACCTATAGTTTATTAATTATTTTCTTCCAATAAAAATTTAATAGAATATTCTAATGGAAATCCAAGCAGTATAAACTCTATAATATCCGTTACAACTTGTATTTCAGTTTCTATTCCTATCAAATCCTCTACTTTATATTTGCTATATTCTTTTAATAATTTAGACTCCTCTTTTGTTAGTTTTAACCCTAATCTTTTAATGTTTAATTATGTTTGAATACATATTTCTACGTATATAATTACTTAACAATCAGTCCTTTAATGAGCTGAATATTCTTCGTCATATATTGATGAATAAATGTAGTCATATGTTTTAGGTACAGTATTTTCAATTACCTTACCATTATCATCATATGTTCTATAAGTACCTTTATCCATATTTAAAGCAAATTCTATATCTTTAAAATAAATGTTACAATAAACTTTTTCGCCTTCACATTCATCAATTCCAAAATGGTCACAACCATAACCAGTCACTATAAATTCAAATGTTTCTCCTGCTTTATATAAAACTTTACTTTCATCTCTTGTTTTAATATCATTTCTTGCTCTTGCCTTAAATTTATTTTTATATTCCCAATTTAAATTTGCCATAATTATTCCTCCAATCATTTATCTTCTTTTAAAATAAAATTACAATTTTATCTTTATATTTTTAATACACCTTTTAGAACGCCATTCTAAGGCTATAACAAGGTATCATAAGAGTTATAGAGGATATTTTAAGAAAAATCTCATATAATCCTCCTATTTATTAATTATTTTTTATTATAATATTTACATTCTCCACTTACACCACATAAATTTTTACAGAAGAAAGCATTTTTTTCTGGTTTCCACTTATCTAATTCTTTGGCATTATTAATATTTTCTAAACTGTCTTTAACATAATCTTCAAATACTTTGTAATTTTCTTCATTAAATGGAATGGATATAAAATATCTTTCATAATCACCCATTTCTTCTAAAGGTATATCTTTACGTTCTTTAACTGTAGTCTTACCTTTCTTTTTGGCATACTTGACCATATCAAACTTAGTTTCTACTATTTTATATCCTGGATAATTTATTTCCATTGCTTTAGAGTATAACATTAATTGATGACACTTCTCTACTAAATGTGCTTTTGTAAATCCACTTTTACTGCTTGTTTTATAATCTACTATAGTTATTTCTTTTTTTTCATGGTCGAGTATTGCTAAATCTATATATCCCATTATGGTTATACCACATAATTTTATTTCAAACTCTTGTTCTATTAAACATTCTTTGTTTGTAAAATCTAATGGTTCAAAATATTCCAAATATAATTCTACATCTTTAATGTAATTGTTTTTAGCGTTTTCGGTCGGAAAGTTTAGCTCTTCAGTGAATTCTAATATATCTATTTCTCTCCTCCATTCTTCTAATGCTTTCTCCTTTGTCATTTTTCCATGTTCTAAGGACTCCATAATACTGTGAAGTTTGGAACCTAATGTACCGTATACACCATTACTTCTTTTAACATGGTCTTGGTATATTAATTTATAACTGTATGGACAGTTATGGTATGTCCCTAATTTTGAGTATGAATATCTCTCTTTTTTATTTTTACTCATAAAATCACTCTCCTTTAATTTATTAATTATTTTTTCTGATTGACTTCTTTTGCTTCACTCCATTTTATAACTGGTTGAAATTTCATAATAATATCACTCTCCTATTCGTATTTACTTTCTAAATATTGTATTAATTTGTCAATTCTATTTATTGTTTCCTTTTGTTTTTCTATTGATTGTTTTTTAACAGCAATATTATTTACAAAATCATTTATACGATACAATTCTTCAATTACCTTTTTATAATCAACTTTTTTAGGGTCTATATCTTTATATATTTTGTTATATTTCCTAATTATTACATCTCTTATTCTATCATAATCCTTTTTATATCTTTCTTTTAAATCTTCTAATGTACCATATACACATTTGTTTGGAAGGTTAAATCTATCATCAAATACATATCCTCCAAAAGCTGTAACATATCTTATACATGAATGAGTAGAATTTCCCCAGACTTTCTTATCTTTCGTATGTCCATAATCACAGTTTGGAATGTACTCAAATTTCAATTCCTTAAAACAATTTTCAACTATATCTATCCAAGCATCATGTTGATTATAAGTATACAAATCATATGAACTATTTCCATTTAAGAAACAATTCTTTATAAATTTATTCCCTGTATCATATTGATACGTTTTCATTTCTACCTTGAGTGGTTCACTAAATGTCTGTATGATTTTATATATTGGTTTATATAAACTTTTAAATTTCTTATATGCATATTCATCTTCTAATGTTGTGAATATTTGCTCATCCACGTCATAGTCATAATATGATTTTTCTAATAATTGATTGATTTTAGAATTATATTCTTCATTTGTTATCTTTTCTTTTGTGTCAACATGTAAATAATAGTCTACAATTTTAGTTTCTTCTATTTCTCTTATGTCTTTTTCATTTTTTACTTTTACTTCAATTTTAGTGCAAGTGTTATTATTAACAACTTCCCCATCTATCAAATATCTACCTATTGGTAATAATACAAATTTAATATTTTTATCTTCAAAATTAATTCCTTTCATACAATCACTCCTTTAATTTATTAATTATTTTTAATCTGTTATTTCTTTTAAACACATATTTTCACTACTATTTATTAATTATATTTTCAATTCTTTGTTTAGCTATATCAAAATATTCTTCTACTTTTTCTATACCTATAAATCTTCTATTATTTAATAATGCCATTTTACCCGTCGTATTAGCTCCCATAAAACAATCAAATACTAAATCATTTTCATTACTCCAACTTAATATATGGTCTTCTGCTAATTTTTCTGGGAACATAGCAGGATGTTTAAATGCGAATTTATCAGCACTTGTACCATTCATCCCAACATGATAATACCATATGTTTGTTCTAAGTTTTGTATTTTTTACTGAATTTAAATTTCCAGTTTTAAAAACACCACTAGCATCTTTTCTAAATTGTCTACTTGATTCTGTCTTTTTTAATCCTGCATTTTTACAAGATTCTCTTAACCCATTAAATGTTTTAATTTTCTTTTTAGTTAATATAAACATATATTCAAATTGTTGTTCATATCTTTTATGATTTAAAGGTACTGGATTTAATTTAGCGTATATCATAGTGTCATGTAAATTAAATCCTATTTGCTTAAAATATAACGCTTGTTTAAAAGATGTTCCTGTTTCACTACCATTTTTAGTTTTATCACCTACTACCCAAACAACCACTCCACCATCTTTAGTTATCTTGTATAATCTATCAGCAACTTGTTTGAATATATCAAAATTCCACGCTAGAGAATTATTGTAATTTCTTAAATCATCATATGGAGGGGATGTTACTGTCAAATCAACTTTTACTCCTTCTTCGATTAATTTATCCATCACTTCCAAACAATCACCTTGATATAGTTTATATCTTTCTTCCATAATATCACTCCTCTTATTTATTAATTATTTTTATCATCCTATAATACATTCATCACATAATTTTTCAAATATTTCCTTTCCCTGGTCCGATGGAGATACTTTACTTCCTTTTTTCATATACTTATTTTCTTTATCTAACATTATTTTTATTTTTACATCTCTCATAAATAATGAATTTTTAATAGTGCCAACATCTCTTATAATTGCATCTTTCATTAAACCTTCGTCCATACATAAGATTATTTCTGAAACACCTAATTTTAATAACTGTTCTACTTGAGTTGTACTAATCTGATTGCCTCCTAGAGACACACATTCATGTACTCCGAAACTATCACACTGAAGAACTGATTTCTCTGATTCAAACACGTATACCTTATTGTTCTTTATATGCTCTTTATTTTCATATAAACCGTACAAATATTTATGCTTAGGAAAAGGAATTAAAGGAATGTATTTATAGTTTGTCTTTTCGTCTGAATTTAATCTACCCATGCAACCTATAAGTCTTCCATAATAACCTCTCCAAGGTATGGTAATGCGATTTGATTCTTCATCAAACCCTATTTTGAATTTAACTTGTGAAGATGGTAAAATTCCGTCATCTGCAAAACGTTTAAACCACTTATAACCATTATTATATCTATCTAAAACACTTTCATCATAAGTCACCTCCTCTTCTTCTGATTCATAAGGTACATATAAACCATCGAAGAAACCATCGAATAATACCTCTTCCTCTGGTTGATAACTACCTTCTATTTTACCACCCAACATTGTCTTAACTGACTTTAATATCACTCCATACTTTAAACCTACATGAGTAGATATTAAACCGAATAAATCACCAGTATAAGACGTTGAAAAGTCACAACTAGATAGATTATCATTTAATTTAATTCTAACTGTAGATGGATTATTTCCTTCTGGTTTAGCACATCTAATCTCTTCATTGTTAATTGAAATACTATGATATTTATAATATTTTAATATTTTTTCTATTTCATTTGGATTATTTTTTAAATATTCCTTTAGTTCATTCATATAGGCTTTCACCTACTTTTTATTAAATTTATTATTTTGTCTATTAGCATCATTAATGTTTCCACGTACAGGGTGACACATAGCAACCTCAGAAACTTTAGTAGAATATGTATTCATATGTAATATGTAAGCTGTGTTGGAATCTGATGACACAGTAGTACTTCTCGACTTCCCAATGAATAAAACTCTATAATTTGAATCTGGATTCAATTCTATTCTTTGTTCCTCCCATGTTCCAGTTTTTTCATTTTTTACTCTTCTAAATGGTTTACAGTATACTTTTGAATTTTTATCTAATTCTTCTTTATATAAGGTTCTCATCAAAAACATTTCTGACATGATTTCCGCAATTTGTTTACTGTTGGAAATCATACTCATATCAAGGAATAAAGCACCATTATTCGCCATAGCTAACTGATATGTTAATACGGCACATATATCATAAATTTTTGTCAATTCATGGATTTCTCTTGATTGTTTTACTAATACTTTCCAACTATCATCATTGTCTGACGTAGACATCTTAAAAGTATCAAAGAGCAAAATATCCAGTCCTTTACTCGATAACGCATACTTTCTTACTAATTTTTTTAATGTTGCAACATTCATTGTATTAGTACTACATATAATTAAATTAGGTGCTATTTTCTCATTATATATATCTCTTGCTTTTCTTACAGCCTCTCTGTCTTCTTCATTTAATGCACCAGATTTTATTCTTTTTTGATTTATTTTATTATATCCAACCTCATTATTTATTAAATAAACTAAAAATTTAGTTAAAAAAGCAGATATTTCTTCTTCATTTGTTATAAGAAGTACTCTATTTCCATTTCCTGCTAAAGACATAGCTAGATTACTCAATACTGTACTTTTTCCGACATTGACGCTACTACATATCATATTACATGTTCTTTTTTGCAACCCTAGAATATCTTTACTTATCGATGGTAAAAATTTAGAAGATAGCACATTATCAAATAACATACCTACTTGACTACCACTTTCTAAATCTTCTATAAAATCTAAACTTATTTCACCTACATGCTCTTTTACATCAGAGTTAATAGTAATAGGTAAATAACTTGTATCTCTACTTTCCTTGAAATTCAACAATTCGTCAGTTGTCATTTTTTCTGCAAGTTTCATCCAAGATATTGACATATCACCTTTTTTAGTATTAATAGTTATCTCCTTTTGTAAATCTAGTCCATCTTCATAAAAAGATACTAACATATTATGTTTTAATAATTCATCAATATAAGAATTAGCATTTTCTAAAGATGTTGTTTTCATTAATATTTCTATCATTTTAAAGTCACCTAAATTATTATACTCTTGTATTAAAGAATCATCACATTGAAGTTTTATATCTAAGTCTGTAGCTTTAAATACATTATTATCTGAAAGAGTTTTAACTATTCTATATAAAATCATGCCTTCATTAGTTATAAACATATCATCTAACTTATATTCTTTTACAGACATTATATCTTGGAATAATACACCTAAGACTGTACCTTCTACTTGTTTCCTTCCTTTTTGAAGATATTCTGGTAAATCATTATAATTTAACATATAACCCCTCCTTTATTAATTATTTTACACAACATATATCCAACTCCTTTCTAAAAAATCTTAAATTTAAACCCTTAATTTGACTTTCTAAGGAATTCAATGATTAATTACTTAATGAGGATATTTTAAACTCCTTAGAAAGGCATATAAAGGCTCAAATTTTATTAATTATTATCTCATAAAACCTATAACATTCCCTCCATCTTTTTTAATTATTTTTAATCTGTTATTTCTACCTTATAATTGTATAATACATCATATAATTTAGATGGTATTTGGTCTTTATAATATTCTGCAACTTTCTTTATATGTTTTTCTTTAAATTCTTTATAAACTTCAAAAGCTTTTTCTATATTTTCATAATACCCTAAAAATACACTTTTATTTTTATTTTCTTTTAAATCATATATATTAAAACTTGCTTGAAACTTTTTATTTCGTTTATGATAATGTACGCCTATAGGATATTCACCTCGTTTATTATCTCTTTTAGTAAATAATACATTTATATTATGGGGTACAAACACGCAATTATCTGGCGAATATATTTTATTCCCTTTATTTAGAATATCTTTGTCTAAGCACATAATTTCATTTTTTATCTCATAATAATTACTATAATACCATTCAGCAAAATTCTGAAAACACAACCATTCTTCACAGACTTCACAATTTTTATATGTAGGTCTTTTTTCATGAAATTTATAATCGTAACATCTTTTTAGCATATCGTGCCAAGCATCATAACATTTTGTATTTTTACAATTTTCACTTACTTTATATTTACCTTCCCCTATATAAGCAACACCATAAACTCTTCTCTCATATGGACAACTAATTTTGCCTTTTTTAAAATTATCATATGATACATTCTTGGCAGTCCAATTATATTCTGGGAAACAAACATCAATATCTCTATTCATTCTGTATCCCACTATTATCATCTTACTACCAAAGTTATTAATTCTTCTTTCCCCTGTTCTATCTATCTTACTCCCCATAACCATCACCCCTTTATTAATTATTATATCATAACCAAATTATTTATCAATAGATTTTATTAATTATTTTTTATATTCCTTTATTTTCTTTTTATAATAATTAAATAAACTATTAGGGTCTTTTCTTTCTTGTTTAACCTTATCCCATTCCATACTTCTTCTAACTTTCCAGTCCCCGTATCCTCCTTGTTCAACATGACAATCTTGGTTTAATCCCATATTTATTTCATCACCGTAATATATACAAACATCACCATCTAATGAAAATAACATATCAACTGCTTTAAATAGCTTATTCATATCATGTCCTACAGAATTGCTAATTCTGCTCATATCATGATTGCATAAGAAGTTGACATCATATTTTGGGTCATTTTTAATTACTAATGGATTTCCTGTGTTTAAGGAATGTTTTATCCAACCTGCCTGCTCAAAATTAAATACTTTCATTCCTGTTTTGGCATATTTGTTAGAAACTTCATATGTATCCCAACATTCCCCGACCAAGTAAGAATTTGGTTTTATTTTGTAAACTTCATCGCAGAACCATTTCCAATATGCTAGTGAGTCACCACTAGCATATTTAATAGCATCCAGTCTAAATCCGTCCACATTATGTTCTACTAACCAAAACTTTATTGTGTCCTTTATTAAATCTCTTACTTGCTCTGACTGATTATTTAATTGTGGCATTGTATAATACCATTTTGCTTGATAATATTGACCATTATCATTACAAATTTTCCATGTATCATCTAGTTTAGTGTCACTCCAAAAGTAACAATCATTATCACCATAAATAGAATCCTTAAATAATTTATGTTCTGAACTCGTGTGACATAGAACTAAATCCAATAGAATTTCTAACCCATTTTCATGTGCTTTATTGACAAAATTATCAAAATCTTCAAGAGTTCCGTACTCTTTTTTGATATTAAAATAATCAGTAGTGTCATAACCATGTTCTGTTGGGCTAGGGAATATAGGAGTCAGCCATAAGGTAGTTACTCCCAATTCCTTGAAATAAGATGTTTTATTAGCTAAATCTTTTAAGTCTTTAGCAAAGGACGGAAAGTAAATTTCATAAATTATTCTTTTGTTATTCTTTATAATAATCACCTCTTATAATATATTTATTTAAATCCAATAGTTGATTTTTTTACTTTTTTATCTCTAATCATTCTCTCTATTATATGTAATAAACAACCTTGATTAACTTTATGTAAACCTTTATCTACGGCATATATACCACTATGATTACAAACCGTATGAATAAATGCTCCAGTTTGCCCTTCTGTTATTTCAGCTAATAATTCGTAATTTATATCCTTTTCATGTTTAAGTTTATCAACGTATAATTTAAACAATTCAATTCTTAATTCATAAGAAGGCAAAGGAATAGTTATAACCTTATCAAATCTCCCTTCTCTAATTAATGCTGGGTCTAATTGTTCTACTAAATTCGTTGCTCCTATAACTATAATCTTATTATCACTTGCCTCATTCATACAAGATAATAGTTTGTTCATTGCTGACCTATATTCCTTGTTATCATCTTCTCCACGATTTACACCTATAGCGTCAATTTCATCTATGAATAATAAACCTCCACCTTTATTTTTTAAATTGTCAAATACTTCTTGTACTCTTTTGCTACTTTCTCCTACATATTTATCTAAAAAATCTGAGGCTACTATTGATTTAAAATTCATATTAGATTCGCTAGCTATTGATTTAGCAAGTAGAGTTTTACCGGTGCCTGGTGACCCTTCTAGTAATATTCCAGAAGGTAGTTCACATCCAATTTCTTTGTATTTTTCCATATTTTTTACAAAGTTTATTGTGCTAAGCACGTCCTCTTTTACTTCGTCTTCAAGTATTACATCGTCTATTTTATATTCTTTGGTTTCCTTTTTACTGCTGTTATTTTCCTTCCATCTAGTATAAGCTTTTTCATAATTTTCGATAATAGGTATGCCCATTGATTTTCCATATTTAAATTTCAATATTTGTTTACATAATAATATTGCTATTCGTGTTAAAGTATCTTTATTGGAAGTTTCTAATTCTTCATAATCTGTGAATTGATAAGCACTAAAATCACTAATTAAAATAGATTCTTCAAGGTCTGGTTTTAGTTTTGTAGAAGTTAGAAAACTTAACTTTTCAAAAGCAAATAATAAACATTCAAAATCTACTGTTAATTGATATAAATCGTCGTTCACAAGAAAATATCTTTTTCTATTTTTTTCATCCATAATATCAACTCCTATTTTATATTTATCATATACCCATTTAAACTTATTCCTTTAACACGATTATATAAATAGCTATCTATCACGTTATCGTTTAATAATATATTAATTCTTTTTAAATTAATATCTATTGAATCCCATTCACCAGTATAATAAGTATTTTCTTTATTATTTGTTGACGTAATAACTAAATTATTTTCCATTAGTGAATTCCTCCTTATAATCCTAATATGTCATCAATATCTCTATGCACTTTTTTCTTTACATTAACCACTATATCAAAATCATCTATTTCAGTTTCTACTATAACTTTCTTTTCCTCTACTTTAGGTTGTTCTTTTTCTAATAAATAATGTTGTAGTTGATTTTCCAACATTGATAAACAATATTTAATTCTTGAATTAACAGTTTTAAAATCTATATTGTTTAATATATCTAACATATCTTTTTCATATTTATTAATAAATTCATATATATCTTCTTGTGAAAAATTATCAGTAATACTTTTATAAGTACTTTGAAAATATATATTCTTTTCTTTCTCTTTTAAATTACATATACTTCTAATTTTCTCTCTATTTTCTTTTTTTATTTCTTTCAACCATTCTTTTTTCTTAACCTCATTTTGTTTTTTATTCAAACATTCTTCACTACAATAATAATTATTTCGTAGTACGCCACTATTAGTTAAATACTCTTCTACATATGCAGTATCTTTAGGTATTTTAGATTTACAGAATCGACACGTAACTGTTTTAGACTTTGCCATTTAATCACCTTCTTTTATTAATGCTAGAAGGAACTCAATCCCTCTAGCATGTTATTAATTATTGTAATTTACTTAATACTTCTTGTAATTGTTCTACATTTAATGTAGCTACTGATTTTGACCCCACCTCTTTCATATAATCTTTTACAATTGTTTTGTTTTCACTCGTTTTAAGCTTTTCTTTTAATTGAGATTTTAATTCATCTACTGATTTTTGTTGTTCTTCTTTTTCTTGTTGTTCAACTTCTTGTTGTACTTGTTTAGCTTCTAACTCTTGTTCTTTTTTCTCCTCTTTTCTTAATTCTTCTACGTCATGTTTTATATCTGATTTTTTCAATGAATTTTCAACACCTGTTCTAAATGCTTTCATAAAATTTTCTGCTGACAATTCTAATTTTTCTGGCAAGTCTTCAAATCTACTACCACAATCAACTAAACCATTAGATGTAAAATACATGTATCTTTTAGCGTCCACCTGTATTCCATCTTCAATAACTCTTTCAGTTGCTAAATTGACTATCATTTGTGCAGAATTAGATACTGGTGAATAAAAGTCAAATCTTAAGTTTGTAGTTAATTGTTCGTACTCATCGTTAGTTAATGTATCTTTTTTACCTTTATATTTAGTGTGTCCTAAGATAAATAATGCTATAGGCAATCTATCTAATTTATGTATTTCATTCATTACTAATTCCAACAGTCTATCTCTTCCTCTCATATACCCTCCAAAACAATCATTCAAACTTTTAGATGGCTTGCCTGTTTGTCTTCTACTTTCTTCCATAACGTGTTCAGTAGCTATATCAAATAAAGTATCAAGGGTATCTATTACTACCATTTTTATACCTAACTCTTTATGATTTTTAACCAAATCATCTACTACTTGCACAAATCCTCTATCTCCATTACTATCTTCTTTTTTACTAAATTTTAAAACTTCTTCATATTGTATATCAGCTAAAGATTTATAACCTTGTTCTGACCCACAACTGATTAATAACATTTCATCTAAGCTATATTCTAATTTTGCTAATTCATACATTGTGTATGTTTTTCCTACTTTTGGTTCACCCATTAATATGTAATGTGGGTAAGATGCTAAATCAACTTTCACTTTATTTCTTTTAATTGCCATAATATCACTTCTCCTTTTATTAATTATTTTTATTTAATTCTTTTTCTAATATTTCTTCTATGTTATCAAATTCCCAGTATGGAATTCTAATCAATTTCCACCTATGTTCTTCTGCATATTTATCTTTTAATTTATCATGTTTTTGCAACTGTTTATATTTTTCTTTGGTCATCATTCCTTTTATATGTTCAAAATGTTGTTCACCATCGTATTCTATCCAAATTCTTTTATCTTCAATTATAAAATCTGGTCTTAAAGGTCTACCAGACTTAGATAATAAGTCTTTGAAATACTCTTTGTCATGGATATATTCAACGTTCATATTATTCAACACTTTTGAAATTTCAATTTCTCCCCTAGATGAATTACATTTTTTACATATAACATTTTCATTATAAATATCGTTTCTATTTATTTTTTCTAAACTTCTTTCAAATTCATTTCCACATTTTTCACAAATAAATTTATATTTTTTATTACTCATAGGCATCACTTCATAAGGTGATTTTTTATTATTTTTACTCCAATATTTGGCTTTTTCGGGATATAAACTTCCGAAACTATCTAATGGATGTACCTTATAAGTTCCACAGTAACCACATCTACTACCTTTGTAGAAATGCGCAACAGTAACAAAATATCCACCTTTATCATTATGATATTCATGTTCTTGACACAATAACCATACCTTTTTATTACTCTGAGGTGCTATATCAAAAGGACTAATTGTGTTTTTAGATGACCAATATTTTTCTATAGCATTATCACCATAGGTATCAATTAACCATTGTCCAAAACTATCTTTAGGATGTGTTTTACCACTTTTACCCGTACAATAAGGGCATCTGTTTCCTTGATGAAAGTTTGATATATATATGCTGTAGCTACCATGATAATTTATTTTATCACATTTTATCCATATTTTTAATTGAGAAGTATTTTTACTTACACAATACGGATTTAAATTATTCTTTTCCCAATCCCAATATTTATTTAAAGGTTCTTTTAATTCTTGTTGTATATAATAAGCAAATGAATTTTCATAAGAATTACAACAATATTTACAATTTCCACCTTTTTTAAAATAACTTAACTGCACGTCATATTCTTTGCCACAATAGGGACACTTAACTCTTATATAATTAGTTTTAGAGTTACTTTTATTCTTACTATCTATAGTCACTTCATTCCAGTAATAACTCCCAATGTATTCATAGCCATCTCCTCTCTCGTTTACATTTTTCCTGTGTTCCTCATTCTGATACATCTCAATCACCCCTCTTTATTAATTATTTTTAATTTGTTATTCTTATTTATATCTTATAAGTTTATTTTTTAACTATTTTTAATTCTCCCCAATCACCTTCTGCAACTTCGGGAATTTCTATCATATTAATAGGTCTACCACTCATAGTTCCGTCTGATATATCACCATCAAAATATTCTTGATAAGCCTCTAAAACTTCTTCTTTAGTATTACCTCTGCATAATCTATGTAATATGTATAAACATTCATAACATTCCATATCTCCACCAAATTCAACATATACTAACCATAATTTTTTCTTTTTCATAACTACACTCTCCTTTTTTATTAATTATTTTTTATATTTGTTATTTTTATCAATATTCTATATCAATTCATCCTACATATTTTAATCACCTCCATATTTATATATTAACATAAACAACTTAAAAACCACCTTTATTAGCACATATATAATAAATTAAATTTTCTGTCTTCACTAATTACTTCAACATCAGTATATCTACTCTCAATATCTTTTACTTTATTAATAACACTATTTATATTATTACTCTCATATTTTTCTAAAAACTTTAATACGTTATCTTCTTCGTCGACTTCAAAAAGAGATATAATATATTTGTTAACGGTTTCAATGTTATCTATAAAACATTTGTACATATTATTACTCCTTTCTTAGAAGGCTGTATCAGCCTCCTATTTTATTATTTTTATTAAGAAATATTATTTAACTAATTCACCAGATTTTAATTTTTTATATATTCCACATAAACTGTAAAAATCGTATAATTCTACTTTCTTCCCATTTATTGCTCTAAGATTAAATTCACTTCTTATTTTCTTCACTAATTTACTTTTCATATTATCTCCCCTTCTTCTAGTTGATAGAATTCACATACTTTATTGTCACATTTTTCATCTTTAACTTCACACCACAAACATTCATTAGTTGCCCACAAATACTCACTATTTGGTTTGTCTTGATATTCAAATTTTGTTTTACTAAACATGCAATATTTACATTTTTTATTGTTGTTTCTGTATTTCTTTTGTGCTTCTTCTAATGTATATCTTTTCTTTTGTGGAAGTTTAGATAAATCTATATCATTCTTTAAATGTCTTTTCTTCTTTATTCCTTTAACTATTTTACTTATAGAATTTTCTGAATCTGTATAAGTACTAAAAAACATTTATAATCACCTTCATTAATTATTTTTATTATATTTAAAAATCAAAACTAAAGTCGTCACCTTCTTCAGTATCAAATATATTTAAATCTCCATCTTCATCAGATGTTAAATCGTCATTTAATATTGGTTTAGCTTTTTCTTCTTCACCATTATTTAACAACTCAATTAATGTAAGATTAGTAGGTGTAGCTCCTGTAGAATATCCTCTAGCTATACTAGAAACTTGAATACAGTCTTTTAATTCTCCCATTCCAGCTCCATATTGCATTTCTAAATCTTTTAATTCCATTAATCCGTATTCTACTAAATCTTTTTCTTCGTCAGTACATTTATCAAAATCGAATGGTACTTCTTCTCTTCGTCTTATCAAATTAACTTTAAATCCTATTTTACATAATTCATTATCCTCGAAGTTATCTAATAAAACTCTTTTTATAAGTTCATATTTCTTTTTAGCTTTATCTCCTTCAGCATTTAAAGGATATTCAAACATTTTATAATATCCAAAATCACCTTTTTTCTTACTCAAATATTGAGGAATATAACCCATTAGATTAAACGTATTTTCTTCCTCTAATCTGCTATCGTCTATACAATCTTTTGTTATATACATTTCCATATTAGCAGTAGCCTTTTGTTCTAAATCATTGTCTACAACATATATTCTTTCAACATTATAATTTGTATATGTATTTTCTACCCCAGTCTTAGGATTTTTATAGTTTAAAAATTCTATAGTTCCTAGTGTTCTAAATATTTTATCTTTATAATCTCCAGATTTTAACATTGTATATACAAATGTAGCATAATCAAATTCATTTGTAAATTCCATTCTTTCTTCACCATCTGAAAAAATAAATTTTTTAAACTCTGCTAAATCATTTATATGTTTATCACTATCTTTATATTTAAACTGCACTGATTTATATTTATTATTTTCATCTTTTTCTAAGCTATATATAGTTGAATTAGAAGGGTCAAGAGTACCATCACTTTTCTTTTTTACATCATTTAAAAATCCTTTAATTTGTACATTGAATAAGTCTTTGTCTGACTTTATATTTAATTTTAATGTTCTAACACATCCACCTTTATCAGTTAAGAAATCTGAAAATGCTGGTTTATTACCACCTTCTGATAAATTTAATTTACCTGTTATTACGAAATTATTCATATAAAATTCCCCCTTTTATTAATCATTTATATTAACTTCATATTTATATAATGCTTGATATAGTTCGCTTGGTATTTGCTCTTTGTAATAGTCAGCTACGTCTTTTATATTCTTCTCCTTATATTGCTTATAAGCATTAAATGCTTCTTCTGTAGTATCATATAATCCTAAATAAATTAATTTCTTTTTATTTTCCTTATAATTATACACACTACAATGTGCTTCAAATTTTCCACTAGCTTTATGATAACTTACACCTATAGGATAATTACCTCTTGATTTTTTAGATTTAACAAATAATAAATTAATTCTTTCTGGTGCAAATATACAATTATCCGGAGAATAAATTTTATTACCTTTATTCAAAATGTCTTTATCTAAACACATGGTTTCATTTTCAATTGTATAATAATTTTCTTCAAACCAATCACCAAAATTTGTATAATTATGCCATTTTTCACAAACTTCACATTCTTTATATGTAGAATTTCTATATGTATATTTTTCATTATAACATCTTTCTAACATACTATGCCAAACGTCATAACATTTAGTTTTTTTACCATTTATTTTAACTTTATATTTTCCTTCTCCAATATAGCCGATACCATAAACTCTTTTTTCATAAGGGCATTTAATATTACCATTTTTAAAATTACCATATTGTACATTTTTAAAAATCCAATTGTATTCTGGAAAGTAAACGTCTACATTATTATTTGTTTTGTATTTTGTTATTACCATTTTGCTACCAAAATTATTATAACCTATTTCTCCTGTTCTATCTATTTTACTTCTCATATACTCACCTCCTTTTTTGATTGCTCATATACACATCTCTCCTTTTATTAATTATTTTTATTTGTTGTCCTTATTAATACTTTATACCAATAATACATTTTACATTTTAATCACCTCACATTTATATATTAACATAAACTGATTAAAAATCACCTTTATTAATTATTTTTTATATTTTATATTATATATTATTTCACCTATTATTATCGCTGTTAAAATTATTGCATATGGTATTATAAACTCTACTTTAAATATTAATACTAGGGATAATAAGATTATAAAACATCTAGTTATTAACCCTTTTATATTCATTTGACATTCACCTCTTTCATTTCTAAAAATCTATTAATTGTATATAAATTGTTTTTATATTTTATTAGATATTTTTCTGCATTTTTATTTACTATATCTAATTTTGCAGTGTTTAAATCATTATAAGTTTTAACTACTTTTAAATTTCCCATTTTTAATAATTGTATCATATAAATTCCTCCTATTTTATTAATTATTTTTATTTATGATTTATATAATTTTTAGGAAAATTAAGATTTTTATCTGTATTATTCCTGCCTTTATCTTTAATCCAACTAAAATTACTGCTGTCACTATCTAATATTTTATACTTTTTTATTCCTCCGTATTGATTAATTCTTTCAATTTTTCTATGGCAATTTTTATTTCTTCTTCAGTCACCCACATATCAATTCCTTCACATTTTCCAAATCTATCTCTTTTAGTAACTCTAATATATTGTTTCTCTCCCTTACTAGGAAAACAACTTAACCAACATTTTTCATAACCACTCATATAAATTACCTCCTTATTTATTTCCTATCTCATCCAACATACCTTCTGAAAAAGTGGATAGAATACAGTTCTTTTCTTCTGTTTGACAGAAACATTTATTGCAGTCACCATTAGATAATAATTCACATATTTCATTTGAGTCTAATTTATGCAATATATCTTTTAATTCTTCTATACTCATATCAACACCTCCTTAATATAATTTCTTTTTATGTTTATCCTTTCTACAGTAAGTTTTTTTACTTTTCTTTATCCCAGTACCTCTTTTAATTTCTTGTAGATGTTCATGTATGTTTTCTATTTTACCAACTTTATTAAAATCTTCGCCTTTTAGTGTAAATTTTATTTTCTTCATTTTCATCACCTTCCTATAAATACATTATATCATATTGAAATATAATGTCAATAGGTTTTATTAATTATTTTTAGTCTGTTATTTCTACTTCGTATAAATATAATCCTTGATATAATTTATTGGGTATTTTATTTTTATAATAATTGGCAACGTCTTTTATATTCTTTTCTTTGTAATATTTATAAACCTCAAAAGCTTTTTCTTGTGTTTCATAATAACCCAAATGTTTCCATTCACCTTTACTGGTTTTTAGATTAAGTAAACTACAATAAACTCTATATTTACCATTTTTGCAAAGATTTGTACCTACAGGTGATTTCCCTCTTGATTTATCGGATTTAACAAATAAACTATTTATTCTGTGTGGCACAAATATACAAGTCTCTGGTGAATATATCTTATTGTGCTTTACTAAAATATCTTTGTCCAATTCCATCCTTTCCCCTTCTACTTCATAATAATTGTCTTCATACCATTTCGCAAAGTTCTGAAAATTATGCCACTCTTTATAAACAGTACAATCTTTATAAGTGGGATGTCTTTTATGTTCTTTTTCATCATAACACCTTTGTACCATATTATGCCATGTATTATAACATTTAGTAGTTTTACCATTTTCTTTTATTTTATATTTGCCTTCACCAAAATAACCTACCCCAAATACTCTTTTATCATAAGGGCATTTTATATTACCATTTTTAAAATGATTATATGTTGAATGTTTAACAGTATAATCATATTCTGGAAAATATACATCAATATTAGAGTACTTTCTATATTCTATTATAATCATCTTACTGCCAAAATTATTTATATTTTCTTCTCCAATTCTATTTATTTTACTCCCCATTATATTACCTCCTTAAATAATAAATACATCAGTTCCCTTTTTAACTGGTATTATTTTTGTAGATTTACCAATTCTATGTAGTTCTTCATTCGCCACTTCACATAATGCATTCTTCGCATCTTCTTCAGCGTGATGTATTAAAATCATCTTTCCTATATTTATATGTTTTATATAATTGATTAAATCTATTTGTTGTGCATGAGAAGAGAAAGTTTTATATACTTTTATTTTACAACGTTTAGGATAAGATATTCCATCTATGGTTATAGTTTTGGTATTTTCATTTTGTATTCTGTTACCTAATGTATTTTTTCCACAATAACCTATAAAGAAAATAGCATCGTCCTTCTTAGGAAGTATATCTTTGCACCAATATTTACTTCTTCCATTTTCACACATTCCACTTGATGCAATAACTATTAAAGGTTGATTTTTTCTTTTCATGATTTTTTCTGTTTCTTTAAATGATGTTATACATTTTAATCTATCCCAACTAAGTACTTCTTTAAAAGATTCTCTGTCCTCATTATTTAACGTATTTAGAAATACATTATTAATTTCATTACTTAATTTAGAATCACAAACAATCATTGTATCACCCAAGTCAACATTTTTAAAATTTTCATAAAGCATAGATAAACACATTTGAGTTCTTTGAAATGAAAAACATGGAATCAATACTCTATGTTTGTTGTCTATCACTTGTTTTATTTCTTTTATTAAATCCAATCTTTCTTCTTTACATTCTTTCTTGCTAAAAGAAGGTCTGTTTCCATACGTCCCCTCAATAACCATAACATCAGCTTTATTACACAATTCATTCCTATCTACAAAAGGTTGGTATTCAAAACTATTCTTATTGCCTAAATCAGACGTAATGAGAAATTTAACTACGTGGTTTGAAGGTTTTTTTATGTATATTACAATTTGACAAGCTCCAAAACAATGTGAATTGTCTAATAATTCTATTGTGATATATTCGTTTATTTGAAATTTTTCGTGTTTTGGTAATGATACAAATTTATTAATACTCATGTAAGTATCTGACTCTGTGAAAATGGGTTTATATCTCTTCCCACCTTTATTAATATCCTCCAAATTTCTCTCATGTATATATGATGTATCTAATAGTAATTTTTCACAAATTGCTAAAGATTCTTTTGTGCTATATATATTGCCTTTAAAACCTCTTGATATAGATGCAGGTAATAATCCAACATGGTCAATATGTGGATGTCCTAACAATATAAATTCTATGTCCTCATATGGTGTATGTTCAGCTAAGATTGAATTTGATTTATAATCTTCTAAAATAGTACCACCTTGAATCATTCCATTTTCTACTAAAAATGTACCCATAGTCCCGTCTTTTTTAGGATATTCAAATAATATAGACGAACCTGTTACGTTGTCTCTACTGCCACCTATAAAAGAAATTCTAATTTTATTATCTTTATTTTTCTTTATTTTATGTTTTTTCTCTTTTTTCTTTTTAACATATAAATTATTTCTTCGGCAATCTAGTATATCTTGTGACACAAAGTTTATTTTTTCCTCTGTATTTAATATGTAATTTTGCAAAGGTACAATCTTGCCATTTATTTTTGCAGTGACACAACTTCTATTTTTATCCCATCTAATATCTTTTATTAATTCATAATCATCTTTATCAATTAAAACTTTATCTTCTAGCTCCTCTTGAAATTCGTCATATAACTTCATTTCATAATGTTTAGGATATTCTTCATATTCATTTAAATCACTTTCATTCCTTCTATTATCGTCCCATGGAAATCCATATTTTTTTATCTGTAAATAATGCTTATTACATAATTCCCTTTTTATATTGTCCACATTTTTATCTAAACATTTCCCACAAACTTTGCAGTGTCTGTCCATATCTTTATCTCTCCTTTATAGTTTTGTATGCTATTAATAAATCTTTCTGATATTTTATCTTTATAATACATAACTACTTCTTTGATGTTTTTTCTTTTTTAGTTGTAAACATTCCTTTAGTTCTTAATTCATTATAGCAACTCCCACAATAGCTAACTTCTCCATTTTTCAGTTCTTTCCCACAATGAATACAATGTTTGCTCATAGTCTTTTATTCTCCTTTCTAGGAGGATTGATTCCTCCCTCTTCGTATTATAAAATTTATTAATTATTTTTAGTCATTTAAAGGTTCTTTAAAATATTTGCAATCAAAGACTTCATCACTATTACTACTACTTTTAAATTCTACAACATATCCACATTTATCAGCGTATACACATTCATTAACGTCTGGACAGAAATAACAACAAGTATTAGTTCCACGATGTAACTCACATTCAGTAGGTTCATCACATTCTTTTATATCTTCTTGCTTATTTTCTTTACAAGTGCAATCTTCACAAGGTGCTTCGCATTTACATTTACTATCTAATTCATCTAATTTATTCTCTATATGTTCACACATCTCTGCTTTTTCTGCATGTTTGCATAATCTATCACATTTATCAAAGTTCTCACACATATAACAACATCTATTTTCAAACTCATCACATTCAACTTCTTCATTACATCTAAAGTCATCGCCTAGCAACTCTTTAACAGCCTCTCCTAATGTCATATCTGGTTTTGTGTCTCCCTCTATTTCTTTTATTTTATCTTGTATTTCTTCTTCTGTAGGTTTAGGTTCGTCTGGAACGATATCAATCAGTTCTTTCATCTCTTCGACAAAAGCATCAAATTCACTTTGTGTCATTTTTTCTTTTTCCATATCTTCTAATGCTTTTGCTAATTGCTCTTCTTCGCTAGGTTCTGGTTTTATTACTCCATATTCTAAAGCCATATCAAAATCTAACCAAAAATCACGTCCTTTATATTTATCCAAAACTTCTTGCGTTAAACCAGTATCTCTAGTAACTATATCATCTAATATTTTTTGTATTTTATTCATTCTTTTAGTTTCACTCTCTAAATCACTTAATTTGTCCATTCTCATCATAGACATTTCATGGTACATTAGACTACTAAATTTACTCATTGTTCTATAATCACAAGCACAAAACAAATACATACCTGCTGAAAATGCATGACTACTTACTCTTCCTTTAAATATTACACCTTGCTCATCCTTCATCCTTTCCATTAAATCATATATTTCTAAAAATTTATACAAATCTCCCCCGTTACTATTTATCCTAAATTCTACTACATCAGCGTATAATGGTAGATAATCACTTTGATATTTTAATCTTTCATTTGTTTCAATTATAGCTTTATTTTTATCATATATATCTAATAGTTCATTAACTACATAATTTCCTAATTCAGCATCAAGTTCCCCAGTAAAGTTTATTATTCTTTCCATAACATCTATCCTCCTAAAGTTTATTAATTATTTTTAATCATTTATTTCCACTTCATAAAAATACATAGCTTGATATAATTTTTGTGGTATTCTATCTTTGTAATAATCAGCAACTTGTTTAATATTTTTCTCTTTATAATATTTATAAATCTCAAATCCTTTTTCTTGTGTTTCATATAATCCCAAATATTCATTTTTAGACTTACCAGTTTCTGGATTAAGTAAACAACATTTAACTTGATATTTACCATTTTTAAGAAGACTTGTACCGATACACGACTCACCTCTACCTTTATCGCGTTTAGTAAATAAACCATTTATAGTTTGTGGTACATATATACAAGTATCGGGTGAATAAATTTTGTTATGCTTTATTAATATATCTTTATCTAAATGCATTCTTTCACCTTCAATTTCATAATAGTTATCATTATCCCAATCACCAAAGTTTTGAAAATTATGAAATTCTTCACTAACATGACATTTTTTATAACTTGGATGTTTTATATGAAGTTTTTCGTTATAACATCTATTTAACATACTCATCCAAACAGACCCAGTTCTCGTATTTTTACCTTTTTCACTTATTTTATATTTTCCTTCACCTAAATAACCTACTCTACAAAACCTTCTTTCATATGGGCAAAATATTTCACCTTTTTTAAAAGTAATATAATTTGTATTATAAAAAGTCCAATTATATTTTGGAAAATAAACATCCATATCTTTATTTGTCCTATATCTTTTTATCACCATTTCACTACCAAAGTTATTTATTCCTTTTTCACCAGTTCTATCTATCTTTACCCCATTTCAATCCACCCCTTATTTATTAATTATTTTTAAATTACATATTTATTGTTAAATCATTTTCTTCATAACATTTATTAGATTTACCATCTATCTTTGTATGTACTTTTTACAAAATATTCACTATGGGGAATGTTACCCTTAGTTAAAGTTGGAATTGTTTCAACTTTCTTTCCTTTATTTATATCAATTATATTACTCATATTTTTCACTCCCCTTTATTAATTATTTTTAACCCCTTACTATTTTTGTCGAGGTATTTCTTTTAAATCTACATTTTAATCACCTTCTTATTATAAGTATTATCAAAACTGTTATTAAAATTACCTATGATTTAAAATTTTATTACCCAAAGTAAATCAAAGTTATTCCATTTTTACTTTCGTTAATGCACGCTATCATATTTACTTTTATTCTGTTTTTATTTAGAAAGTTCATAACTTCAGAATAATTGTTAAATGTTTCAAATTTATATTTCATATTATCTCCTCCTTATATTAATTATTATACCATATTGTAATTATTTGTCAATACATTTTATTAATTATTTTTGCATTAAATCTAAAATATCGCATATAGTTATATTGTTATCAACACGTAATTTATTACAATCTGGCTTATAGCAACAATTACTACAACTGTCTATTGCGAAATCTTGATACAATATGTTCAATATTTCATCTGCTTTATTAGTACACTGTTCTTTCATTCTTTTCATTACATTTTCCTCACAAATAGCAATACTAATTTTATTCCAACTAATCATGGAACTTATTTGACAATAATTAGTAGTATCTGTTCCTTCCCAAACAAGTTGTATTAATTTTATTGTACCATTTTTAAACTCTAATTCTATAGATGTTATATCATCGGACATAGACAATCTATTAAAAGGACTCAAGTCATTTGTGAAGGGACTATATTCAATATTATCCATCTTTTTAATGACACACTCTAAATTATAATATTCGTTATCTACCTCTGTCAAATCAAGTTTTAAAAAATTATCAACAGGTATTGTAATATATTCGCAATTTTCAAGTATAAAAGTTACATTTTTTATTTCTTTTATATTATTCATAATATTCCCTCCTTATATTAATAATTATATATTTGTTTCTTCTAATGTAGATGAAGGTAACAGGTAATCATAATACACATACATATCTAATTTTTTATAATAATGATTTGACACACCTCTCGCATAAGCTTTTGCTTGAAATTTATATTTATTTGAGACTTCATTAGCCGATTCAAATAATTCTATATCACCATCTTTAATAACATATACTTTTTTAGAGTTAGGGTTTGACGCTCCTTTTTTCCCATACATAGGGTTGTTTTTGCCTTTCATAGATTTTGATTTCTTTACTACTTTTTCTTCAATAGAATCATAATAAATATCTTCTAAATATCTATATGCTTTTATTTCGTTATATAATAAATCATATGAAAAATTTTCTTTAGATAAAATTATGTAGTTTTTATCATTTAATTTAAGATTATCTAAATAATATTTATAATTAAAATATCCTAATTCTTCATATGCTTGATGATAACTATAAAAATCACCAATAAAGAACCCATCACTATCAAATATGACAAATTCGTTTGTACCTCTAGATTTAGCCTGTATCTTTTTTGTTTCTTCATGGACGATTAATCCTTTATGACCTCCGCCTTCTCTGTTATATAATTTTTTATTATTAGATTTATATAATGCAATATAGTATTTTTCTCTTTCATCCAACTCTTCTTTTGTATCTACTATTTCTAATATTTTATATGTAAAATTATCCCTTCCGAATTTCCTTATAGCCTCATATAAAGGTTGTTTTCTTCCTCTTTTTGCGTCGCTAAAATGTTTAGAAATTCTTTCAGTTATTGGCTTAATTGTTTGTCCTATATAATAGGTGTCTGTATTTTTACAATAAATTTCATATATTGAATTTTTATATCTTAACCTTCTTCTTTTTTTAATACATTCTTTACATGAAGATTCTAAACCATACAAACCATGTTTATGTTTAAAATAAAATTCATCGGTAGCAGGCAATATTCTATGACATTTACTACATACTTTATATTTCACAGCACATCATCTCCTATTCTATATTAGTATCATCTATACCTTCTTTATCAAATCTTATATATTCTTTTCCTTTCCAAGTTCCAAATCTAAGTCCATAGCTACCTTGTTTATTTTTACTTATTTCAAAATAATTAATGGTTATTACTTTACCTATTAATTTATCTTTATTTTTCCAATAATAATTTCTTTCTTCGTCAGAAAATCCAGACCCAACATAATTGATATAAACTTTGCCTTTATATTTAAATTTAATTTCTATCTTCCCTAAAACGCCTTCAAGCCTACCTTCTCCTTCTAATACATCGGTTACTAACACATCGGCATCTTTGAATAATTTGCATTTTAATAACTCTTTACTTCTTTTACATTCATATTTACCATGACAAGTATTTAACATAACTCCTTCATCATTATTTTTTTCAGCAATTTTTAATTGTTTAATTATTTCTTCTTTATCATCACCAATATATAAAGGCTCTAAATATTCAATATGTTTACAATTTGATTGTTTTATTAAACTTTCTACGGTTGATTTTCGTTCTATACAAGGTGTATTATCTATTCCATTATGAAAATTATTTATATTTTCTATATAATCATATACCATTACTTTTAATCCTTTTTTCTTACCTTTAATTCTACTACGTTTCATTGTTTCTTTATACATTTCTGCACTATCTGCAAAATTACCTTCAGCTATTAATTCACCATCTAACACTCCATTATTGAAATTCATTTCTTCTACATCTTGAATTATATCATCTAATCCTTCTATAATTTGACCTTGTCGCGACATAGCTTTAACCTTCCCATTTTCCTTCAATAATAAGATTCTTGTGCCGTCCAGCTTAGTTGTTAATATAAATTTACCCTTTACTTTATTTTCATTTTTAAAGTATGAATCACCTAACATTGGACTGAATACCGGTATTAAATTATAACCCAATGCTTGATTAACTAATTTACCTTGTACTCCTAATCTCATACTTTTACAAGCTAATTCTTCTAGTTGTTCTTTAAACTCTCTATGTTCTCTCATAAATGCTTGTATAATTGCTATATCCCTATCCTTACCCGTACAGTGTTTAACTAAATAGTCATAAAATTCATTTAAATCTTTTAATTGATTATTCATAATTTGCACTTTTTTATTAATTTTTTTCTTAGATATGTTCGTAATTTTATATGGATTTAATAAAAATTCTAAAGTATTTAAGAATAGCTGGTCATCTCGATTCTCTTTTATGAATTTCTTTTTATCGTTTGTTCCACTTATATTTTGTAATTTTTCTAATTTAATAAATAATTCTCCCATACATTAACCCTCCTTAATTATACAAAAAAGAATATTTTACTTTATTGTTGCTATATATTCCTATTTTTACAAACTCTCTATAAAAATCTTCATCCTTTATATTTCTTATATCTTCTTTTTTATCTAAATCAATAACCCATGAATCGTCTCTGTTTCCTCTTTCACGTTTCCAATTATCATTTTTATCTATATTAATTCCAGTTAGTATAATTTTCTTTTCTTCGCTATTAAGTAAAACATTATAAATAATGTATATTTTATCTTCGTATTTTTTTAATTTTGTTTCTATAATTTTTTCATTTTCTATATTATAATATGCATTTTTTATTAATCTATTAAGGTCGTTTGTCAAAACTCTTATGCTAGCATATGGATGCTTAACTGTATAAGCTAAATCTAAAATTAAATCTTCGTAAAAATTTCCTTTATAGAATTCTCTATTGATTTTCATATCGAGATATTTATTAAATTTATTCATATTTCCCCTATCCTCTCAACATACAATCTATAATTGTTAAAAGCATTATTACTATTAGTAATATTGCTATACCGCTCATATTTATTCCTCCTTATACTAATAATTATATCATAACTAAATTATTTGTCAATGTATTTTATTAATTATTTTTAATCTAAATGATATTTCTTTTTCATATAAGCAACAGTAAAATCACTAGCTTGTTTATAATCTTCTAATACTAGATATTGTTGTTCAAATATTTTTAATGCCTCTTGTCGAACTTCTATCAAATCTATAGTTACTTGAGGTTGATATATTTTTAATTCGTCTTTATTTATTTTCTTTATTCCTTGCTCGTATACACCTATTAATTTCGCCATTATTATGCTTATTTGAGTATTTATAACAACCATTTTACCATCTGTTTCTTCACTTATCGCCTTAGATATTGATTTTTGTTCTTCTTTGTCTTTTAATATAACTTTATAAGCTTCATGCTCTTGAAGTAGATTATCCACCCATTTCATAAATTCTATCCATTCATTTAACGCTTGCTCTCCTTTTCTAGCTGTAGGTTTAAATTGAGTTAATATCAATGGTGTAGCATCTATTAATAAACAATCTACCTCTTTTTCTACTTTTGATTTACCTTGTTTTAATTGTGCCACTAAAGTTTGGTGGTACTCTATTTTATTTAATTCATTTAAGAAGGTTAATAATTTATTTTTCTCATTAGTCCAAGTACCATCAGCTTTAACTCTACCTAAAACATCAAACATATCTTTTAAAATTATATATTGTTTTAATCCAACCGTAATCACTCTCACTTCTTTCCCTAAAAATTTCTTAATTGTTGGTTTGTAAACTTCATCCATAATAATTCCTCCTTTATTAATTATTTTTAAAACTGTCAACAATTCCGTATAAATCACTCCATCTAGTGAATTCAATCATATAATTATTTATAAATATTTTATAATCATCTCTTATGAATGTTCTATCTCTAAATATTAATTTTACTCTATATTTATCATTTTGAAATATCGAATAAAAAAATCCATCTTCCACCAATTCAACTTCAAGCTCTCTCTTTAAATAATCAATAGCTTTATTCATAATATCACCTTATTTATATATGTATTGTACTATAGTTTTATTCCTATTGTCAATATTCTTTTATTAATTATTTTTAAGAAGGTTGACTTCTTCTTTCTTATAATATTTACAACTTTCACAAGATTCGCATTTGCAATCTGCCAAACTATTTAATTCTGATAATTCATTTGAATTTAAAGTTTCCTTTCCAAATTTTTCACATTTATGAATAGTAAATTCGACAGAAGGAACGTTGGTATTTTGTAAAAGACAGATTCTTAAAAGAGTATACACATCAATCATTCCTATATTACCTTCCATAGTCGTAGCTTGGACTAATTTGCCTTTGTAATAATATAAAACTTCAATTTCATAATTTCCATTTATTTTAACCAACAATGTGAAATGTTTAGCATCTCCTATATTCGTATTTATATATTCATACAAATTTTTAGATGTTAATTTTAATGTTGCTTCTAATACATTAAGTCCTTTTAATTTTTCAACCTTTTCCTCCACCTCGTTTATTATAAACTCCTCTAGCTTTTCAGCAAATATTTCATTTTTATTCATTATTTTTAACCTCCTTATTAATTATTTAATAAATTTTCATTCTCAAATATATTACCTAATATCTCAATTAAATCAATGTCTTCACAAAAGATAGGATAATATAAATTTTTATCATTTTTATATTTTGATTTGATACACCATGCGAAATTATGAAATTCCATAATTCCCATTAATAATTCATCTCCATAATCTATTCTCACTATATCACCTTCATATATTTCTTTATCATTTTTATCCTTTAATCCTGTGTATTGCATGAATATAAATCTATTAGAATCATTAAACATATGATTTATAGGTATATATTCATCAAAAGTAAAATCATTACCATTTATCATTTTACTTCCTTCTTTATCCCATATTCTAAATTTTATTTTTCTTTTCATATTTATCTACCTCCTTATATTAATAATTATATTATATATGAAATTAAAGTCAATACTTTTATTAATTATTTTTAAGAGAATCTAAATAATTTTTCTCTTTGTCATAATTTGATAATTGATTTTCTAAATAGAAGTTAAGCATATTACCACTATGTCCAGAATAATTTATTCCTTTTTCTTTGAGTTGAAAATGTGAAAATCAAGGGAGAGATTAATCTCCCTATAAGCCTAAATCGCTCAAATCGAAATCATATTCTTTAACTCTTTCTTCTTTTACCTTTATAGTTTCACATGGAACATTGCTTTCATGTTTTATAGGTGTTCCGTTAGCCATATATGATTCTTCTATTTTCATGTGAAGTCTTATTAAATCTTTAATAAATGCTGTTTTTGATGTTTTACCATTTAAATATTCTATAATGTCGCTATCTTTCTCATTGAATGTTAATCTCATCTCTTTTTTAGTTGCCATAGAATATCACCTACTTATATAATTTATTAGCTATATTTAATAAACCTTGTGCTTGTAAAGTTATATCCTCAGATGATATTGTTTGTTGATATATCTTTTTCATTGTAGGTGATATAATTTTAGCTCCACCACCAATAATGAGAATATTTGAATTCTTGATGTTATTTGTTTGCCCTTTTATTTCATTTACTAAATTAACTATAAATTTCTTAACTAACTCTTCTTTGTATTTGAAATCACCTACTAATAAAGACTCTTCATTATCAAATATTCTTTTTGTTTGTTCTAATGATAATGATAAATCATATGTTAGGTTAAGATATTCTCTACAAGAATTGTATAAATTAAACAATCCTAATCTTATACTAAATCCATCTTTTAATTGCATTTTATTATCGTAGACTGTAATATCACACGTATTCCCACCTATATCCACAACCATCGTATCTACATTTTTATTTAATTTATTCATTATACCTTGTATAGATTTGATTGAATAAGACTCTGGAAGTATTGTAACATTCTCAATTACTATGCTTCTTTTAATTCCATTTATAATTATAGTCTTTTTATTATTCTTTTTAATATAATCTTCCATTTCATCTTTCTTTTTATATTGATTAACAGGACAACAAGTTACCAAATTGATATTGTTTTCCGTATCTTTTGTAGCATTTGCTATACAATAATAAAGTAATATTAAATAATTGTCTTTTTTATATTTTAAAAGTTCATTTTCATATTTTCCTTCACCAATTAAATAACCCTCGTCATCTATAGTGAATTTTTGATTTTGTGAAAAGTCATCTAATCCCTTTTCACATTTTTTAATTCTCGATTCACAAATACAACTCCCATTATTAGATATAGCTATTGACGTTAAATTACCAATGTCTACCCCTATATTGATAATATTTTTACTCATAATATCATCCTCCCCAAAATATTGATTTATTAATTCCGCTACCCTCATGGTAGTATAATAAAAAATACGATATAAATTGATAATGATTTTCAACTGTTACATTACAAATTTTACACCGTATTTCACCTCCTTTACTATAATATATGTTTATTTACAAAAATGTTGACTACTATATACATAAATTTTGTAAAAATATTTATCACAATCTCTCCCTATTCTCTCTAGAATACCCAAAAATCCTTGCTAAATGCCACTCTAAGGGTTTTACATTAGTTAAAGGAGTAATTAATCCTCAAACATATTAATTTGAATACTTGGCTTGTAATCATTACAAATATCAATTAATAATTTCATATTCTCTAGAATAATTTAAATCTTCCCATTTTCAATCATCTAATCACCACCTTATATTAATAATTATATCATAATAAAATTATTTGTCAATGCTTTTATTAATTATTTTTAATCATCAATCTCAACTTCATAATTATACATTGCATCATATAATTTCTGTGGAATATGTATCTTATAATAATCAGCTATTTGTTTTATGTTACGTTCTTTGTGGTATTTATAAACTTGAAATGCTTTTTCTTGACTGTCATATAATCCTAAATATTCTTGTTTTGATTTTCCAGTTTCTGGGTTAATAATATTACATTGTGCTTGATATTTACCATTTTTACAAAGTGTTGCACCTATAACTGATTCTCCTCTATTTTTATCATTTTTAATAAATAATTTATTTATTGTTTCTGGTACAAATATACATGTATCTGGTGAATATATTTTATTTCCTTTAAATAATATATCCTTATCCAAGCACATCTTTTCATTACCAACCTCATAATAATTATCCTTATACCATTTAGCAAAGTTTTGAAAGTTGTGCCATCCTTCATAAACTTCACATCCAATATATGTAGGATGTCTTTCATGTTCTTTTTCAGAATAACACCTTTGTAACATAGCTTTCCACGTATCATAAACTCTAGTATTTTTACCATTTTCACTTACTTTATATTTTCCTTCACCTAAATACCCAACGTTATAAAATCTTCTCTCATAAGGACATTTAATTTCTCCTTTTTTAAAATTGTTATATTTTGCGTGTTTAAAAATCCAATCAAATTCTGGGAAATAAACATCAATGTCCATACATCCATTATAATTTACAATCACCATTTCACTTCCAAAGTTATTATAATTTCTTTCACCTATTCTATTTATTTCCTTCCCCATAATATCGCTCCTTTACTAATACCTAGATGTTCCTTAATTATTTTACCATAATCAAATACATCTTTTGCTCTTATTCCAACTAAATGTTTTATTTCTTCTATTTGTTTATCTTGTTCATTGATTTGTATATTTTGTTTTTCTATTTTATCTTCTATATCTTTAATTAATTGAGTCATATCATTTAATAGTTGTGGTAATTCATTATTGGTTTGTATTTCATATTTACCTGTTTTTCTTAATGAAGGTAATACTTCATCCATAACCCATTCTTCAAACTTTTGTGCTGAAGGTAATTTAGATTTTATTATTAATCTATAAACATCTCCTTCTGGTATCATATTCACCTCTATAGTTTTGGAATTACTTTGTGGATGAGGTAGGTGGTATTTCACCACCCACTTACAATGCTGTTTTATAGCATTAGTTGTATCTTTATATCCTAATGCTTTTGCCACATCTTTTGCCACCACATATGGTTTACCTTCAATTTCTATACCTCTTATTTCCCCAAATTCCTCATTATTAAATAACATTAATTCATTCATAATATCAACCCCTTTTATTAATTATTTTCTAAAACAAATACGGGACAACTATAAAATTATTGTCCTTTTCATTATAGATGATATAAAGTTTGTACCAAGACATTAATTTGCTTTTTCTTAATTGTTCAAAAGCCATAATTATTAATTCTTCGTTATTAGGTATTTGTAGTACATCTGAAAGCTCTTTGCGATTATATATAGCAATCATGTTTTCTTCTAATTTCTCTTGACTATCTTTTATTAATTTTCCAATTTGATTTTGTTTTAATAACTTCATAATACTCACCTTTTATTAATTATTTCTACATATCCATTTTTTCAATTAATAGTTTAAAATCGTGAAATTCATCAATTATATTATTTATATCTTTATGTAATTCACAATCTTCACAAGAAGGACTGCATATACTTTGACTATCGCATATAGTTGTTATGACTAATTCTTTTATTTCTTCTAATTTATCTAACATTTCTTCATTCATATTTCATCTCTCCTTTATTAATTATTTTTATCTACTACTTAATTTTGTTATGCTCACATCTTCAATAATACGTTCATTACTTTTTAATTCTAATATATATTTATAATTTTTTTCGCTATATGTAACTCCTATAATTTTTGCCTTTTCTTTTTTAATTCCTTTCCCTGGCTTATAATAACACCAATCATTTATAAAATACATAAATATCACCCCCATTTTATTAATTATTTTTAATTTTATTCAATACGCTTTGTATTCTTTTTACCTTTTTATGTATACAATTTTTAGTACAACCTTTTTTATCGGCTATATTTTTTTGTGAATACCCCATTAACAACATGTCTATAACCTCATGTAATTCATCTATATTAGTTTTCTTTGCTTGTGATTTATTTTCCAATTCTACTATTTTATCAAATTCTTTCATAAATTCATCATATTCAATATTCTTATAATTCAAGTCTTCATTACCTATTATGTCTAATAAAGAGGATTCTTCTTCATCTGTTGTAACATTTGCATCAACTGATACAAATATATCTTTTCCTCTATACATATATCTAATGTAATTATTAAAACTATTATAAAATAATGTAGCAATAAAACTCTCAAGTCTACCTTTTGATGAATTAAATTTATCTCTACTAGACCAAACATTTACATATGCAGATTGTAACATGTCTTCTTTATTTTTTATAAAACCTGTATATCTTTTATTAAATATTTTATTCCCAATCTCTAACATTAGATTAGTATATTCTAATTCGTTCATAATAGTTACCCCCATATCTTTAGTTTGTATTTATAATTATACAATATTTTACATTAAAATCAATATCATTTTATTAATTATTTTCTAATCTTTCTTTAGCTATATTAAAGTATTTCTCGTCCAATTCAATCCCTATGAATTTTCTATTAGTATTCATACAAGCAACTCCAGTACTTCCACTACCCATTGTAAAATCTAATACTAAATCACCTTCATTTGTATAGGTTTTAATTATATATTCTAATAAATCTACTGGTTTTTGTGTTGGATGAACTCGAATTCTATTATTACATTCTTTAGCTCTAGCATTAAAGTTTAATAAATTATTTGGATATTTATACTTGGGATTTGATGTATGAAAAAAAGCTCCACTTTTAATTCCTGTAAACATATCACTTTTTTTGGATATGTAATCTTTGCCTTTTTTCTTAATAAATTCTTTCTCTTCTTTTTCTGTCCTCCTTATCATTTGTGGATTATATAGACATTTCCCATTACTAAATATACATATGTTTTCTATTATTTTTAAGGGCATATATTTAGCTCGTAAAATATTACCACTACTATTTTTATTCCAATACCAATCGTATTTATAATTTTTAATATTACTCATCCTTAAAGCGCTACTAAAAGGCTCAGTTCCAAATAATACAGTAGCTCCAGTAGGTTTAATTAATTTATTTATTCTATCCCACATCTCATCGAAAGGAATAATTGAATCCCATTTACATGCGGTAGTTCCAATTTCAACCATACGGAGGGTCTGTAAGTATACAATCTACTTGTATATTATGTTCTATTAAATAATCCATTACTTCTAAACAATCCCCATTAAATAAAACATAGTTAGAATCTCCGTATGAGTTGAAATCACCTCCTTTAATTAAATTATTTAAATCTATCATATTAAATAATCACCAATCCTTTCTTTCATATTGTTCCATTCTTTTTGTGTCATATTATTTTTACATCTATTTTCAAACCATGTTAATACTTGCAAATTATCTAAATCATCAGTTCCTCCTTTTGACTTAGGTATTATATGGTCTAAAGATGGTTTTAAATATTTGTCATTTTTATTTTTAATATATTTTTCATAAATAATATTGAATTGTTCATTATGATAAAAATATTCTACATATTTAATATACCATTGTGTATCAATATTCCATCTGTCAGTTTTGCTAATCATATCATTTAAACATTTTAATTTATCAAAATCAAATTGTTTTAACCACTCTAATTCAACATCAAATCTTAAATGACACTTCATATTATTATATTTTAAATCAACATCATTAAATTTTCTTTTACCTCTTAAATGTTTAGGTTTTCTAATTTCTATGTTATTTTTCTTTAATATCCTTGATATTAATTTATGATTGCTATTTAATTTTCTAGCTATTCCCCTCATAGAATACCCTTGTAAATATAATTCGATTATATCTTTTTCATTAATCATTTTGTACCTCTTTTCCGTAAGGAGGGTCTGTTATAATAGCATCGACTTTAACTCCTTGTTCTATTAACTTATCCATCACTTCTAAACAATCCCCATTATATAATTCATATTTATCTGTTTTTATCATAAATATCACCTCATTTTATTAATTATTTTTAATTTCTGTAATTATATCTCTCATTCTATGAATTTTCTTCTTTACAGTATTTTGACTGCAACCAAGCATCTTAGATATTTCAGATTGTGTATAACCATTATCAGATAATTTAATAATTGTATGTAGTTCATTTATATTCATTTTCCTACTTGTTCTTTTGTTTTTATTTATAACATATTTATCAAACTTCTTCATTAGTTCATTAAATTCTATATCATTGTAATGTATATCATCTTTACCTATTATATCTTCTAAAGATAGTTCTTCAAATTCACCTTCTGATAACAAATTTAAATCTACATATCTATCTTTATGTCGATAAATGTTGTCTCTGATATATTTCTTAAAAGTATTATGAATTATTTTTGTCATATAAGTATTTATTTTACTTTTGTTATCTTGATATTTACTTTTTGCTTTCCATAAATTTAAATATGCTTCTGAAACCATATCATCTTTATATGTTAACATATGATTATAATTCTTTTTAAATATTCTTTCCGTTAATGTTATCATTAAATCTGTATAGGCTTTTTCTTCCATGTTTTTCTTCCCCTTTGTTTATCTTATACTATATATTATACAAACTTATTTGCCAAAAAGTCAATACCTTTGACAAGATTTTATTAATTATTTTTGATTCATTATTTTTTCAATTAAATTCCATTTTCTTTCGTAAAAATCACAATTCTCACAATTTATTTTGTTGTCTTCTTGGTATTCCTGTATATAGCACCCATTCTCACATTCATTTGTATTATGAATTAATATTTTTAACATTTCAAACTCTTTTTCTGTTAATTCTATTTCCATATTAATCCTCCCATTCAAAATCATAAGTTACCTTACCTTGTTTAAAATGATAATATATATCATTAAATTCTCTTGTTATTTTCACACATTTAAATAAATCGTGATAATCATTTACATATATCGTATCTCCTAATTTATAATCATAGTTTGTTTTCATACACTCCATCACACCATTACAATACATTAATTCTAAAAATTTCATAATTACATTCCTTCCTTTTATTATTAATTATTTTCTTCTATTTCTTTTGTTATTCCTAAATAACTTCCTCCAATACTTTCCACCCATGTTATAAATTCTTCAATAAATCTTTCTTCGTCCATTTCAGATATAACAATTCCGTTTATTTCCACGCTGTGAGGTTTTCTTTCTTTGACAAAATCTTTCCAATCAATAATAGGTAAGTGACTATAATTTTTCTTATAAAAATTAACGGTTCCATAAACTAAAGTTTTATGTTCTTCTTTATATTGATATCGTAAACAAGAGTTATATCCATATTCATTATACATTGTGTATAATAATGAAAATAGATTTTCTTCTTCTGGTAAACAAACTTTACTTTGTTCATAAAAATCTCTTACATCATTAATTTCTTCAAAATGGATTATTAATTCCCCATCTTTAAATTTTTTCCAATTTTCTTTTTTCATAATATTTACCTCCTATACATATAATTATATTATTTTTATATTATTTGTCAATATATTTTATTAATTATTTTCTAATCTCTTTTTAAAATCATCTTCACTTATCTCTTCACACCATTTTCTTTTAATTTTTATATTGCACCCTTCAATTAAACCAGTATTGTCATTTAATATTTCAGTTAGAAGATTCTCATCGTAATGATTTAATTCATCTCCTATACCTAATTTATCAACAATTTCCAAATAATCAAAACAGAATTTATAATGTTTTCCTTCCTCAAATATCATCTTTACACACCAAGAAGGTTCTATTCTGTGATACATATCATCGTAGTAACAATATATGAAAGCTTCATTTTCATCGGTAGTACTACTTATACGTTCATGATTCAAATATTTCATCCATTCTTCTCTTTCATCCTCGTCAACTAATTCAATATCGAATATATAACCATATTCTTCATCAAATTTATCATTTAATTTACCATCTATTATTGCATTAAATAATGGATTATCTATGTCTGTTTCAAAAATACTTTCTGACTCCATTTTTTGTATAATATTTGAAAGTTTGTAACTTATTTCTTCATTATTTTGTTTGGAAGGTTTAAAAACTTTTTTCCATTTTAAACCATTGTCATCTATAACCACACCTTCATTATCATTATATAAATTTCCTTTTTCACTAGATTCTACTTCAACCTTTAGAGGTAAACAATATTGGGGTAATATAATGTATTCTTCTCCATTAATAACTATGTTCCCCATAAAATTATTTTCAACATTTACTATTTTCTTATCGCACATTTCAGCCCAGTTATATTTACGACCTGTTAAATTATAATATTTATCTTTGCTAAATATATACAACTTATTTAAATCAAATATATCATTCATATTATATCTCCTTTATATATTTTAAATATTCAAATAACATTGATTCATACAATCTTGATAAAGCAATATTATCAGCCACATTGTTTTTATAATACTGTTTTTCACTTATTTTATTAACTTCATTCAATAAATCAACTATATGATAATCTCTTCTTTCATATAAACCAGATATTTTAAACCAAGCTTTACAACTTGTTAATTCACCATTTATTCTAGATACAAAAGCATGATTATCTTGATAATACAAATTGTAATCGTCATCAATAAATACTTGAATTTTCCACCCTTTTTCTTTATTGATTATTGCTATTTTCTTTTTCCCTTTCAATTCTTTTGGTCTTTTACTTAATATTGTTAACTGTATTGGATTGACCATTCTATTATAAAAACTTTCACTTTTTCCCCAATTCCAAAATATATCATAATCATATCTCCAAGATATATATTCTTCTTCAGTATCCATTATTCTAAAAATTATATTGTCTATTTTATAAAAAGTTGCATCTTTAAACTGTTTATATATCTTACTCATCTCTATTAATTTTTCATTATACATATTACACTCCTTTCATTCCATTGGCTAAAGCTAATGGGATTTTATGTAATTTGTCAACACATTTTATTAATTATTTTTATATTTGTTAATTAATTCAAATAATTCTATAAAAGTCATTTTTGGAAATATCTTTGCTAAATCATTCAAAGTTTTTACATTCATTATTATCATATCAAAATACCCCCTATTCGCCTTTCTAAGACTTTATATATTATTTATTGATAAATTAATCCTCTAGCTTAAAGAAATATATAGAATCGTCTTCTTCAAGTATTGCCCCTATTTTGTACCAATTTAACAATCTATTCTCACATAGATATTGAAAATTGTTTATATAATTGCTTTTTTGTTCTTCTGTCATAATCATTATATCAGTTAGAAAATCCTTATTGTACCATATTTGATGATGTTCATCTAAATCTTTTCTTACTTCTGATATTACCCTTTCTATTTGTTTCAAAGTTATTATTTCTTCCATATCATCAACTCCTTATATGATAAGTATAACATAATCATATAAATTATGCAAGTATTTTATTAATTATTTTAATTTTAAATTATTTATTTCTTTAATTCTATTTCTCTTAGCTTTAACACCTTCTTTATAATAAACATTTGTATATCTATTTATGCTTGCTTCTTCTTTAGTTTCTTTCTCTTTATTTTTATAAACATTAAGTTCATCAAGTATTATTCTATATACTCGGTCAAATGCATATAATTTTCTATTTTCATTTTCTATAAGTCTTCTTTTGCTTAATTCGCCTTTCATTTTATTTAGAAAAGTAAGTTGTTCTTTATCGCTTGTTTCTGATAAATCCATTTCTTCCAATGAATGATATAATTTATTTTTTATTTCTCCATATTCTTTTTCTTCACTAGAAATATCAATTTGATATTGTCCCATTTCCAATAAAATGTCAATTAATTTATTATATAGATTCTCGAATGATTCTTTTGAATTTCCTTTAATGAATTGTACTTCATCGTCTTTATAAACAATTATTTCGCATGGGATTTTGCTATATTCTTCTTTTATTTCTTTATATTTATTCATACATTCTTGATAATTATCTGATTTTACTTTAAATTTACCATATTTCATTTTAATTTCTATTGAATACATAACTAATTCCCCCTGTTTATTTAATATTTATTAATTATTTTAATTTTCTATAAGTTAAATATATCTTTAATAACTAACCCAACATTATAACTATTTGTATTTTTATCAGATACTCTAATAAATTTACAATTTAATTCTTTTTCAATTTCTTTTTGTCTACCTTCATGTTGTTCATATGTATAATTTTTATGGTCATTTTCATCATATTCAATAGCTATATTTAAAGAAGGTATATAATAATCTATTCGATAAGATAAAATATAATACTGTCTAATTCCTTTGATATTAAATGGTTTTAAAGATTCTTCTAATTGGTCTAAAAATTCTATTTCTTTTCTAGTTGATACTACATTTATATTAAATAAAGATAAATATTTTTCTTTTTCTGTTATACTCATATGTGAATTTTGAATTAAATATACTACCATAATTTCACTTCCAAATCTCTCACCCGCATTATTAATTTTATCAAAATTTCTACTGTGATTTGAAATGATATCTAAATTTTTAATAATTCTAGTATTATCATTAACAAAATTTTTTTGATTATTTTTTTCTAATCTTTGTATTGCTTTTCTTACTGCATCCTTACCTAAAGGTAGGTCGTTTACAGAATACCATGTTTCACCTTCTATTGTTATCGCTCTTAAATTATATTTCTTAATTAACTCATCAAATAAAACTTGTATTTTATTCACATATACTCAATCATTTCTTATTTATTAATTATTTTTCTAAATTTCTTCTTTTGTTCCAACTTCTTTCTCTAATTTCAGCTCGATTTAATACATCTACCCTTGTTGATAGGAAATCAAGTACATCATCTAAAAAATTAGAATCAAACTCTTTGTTTATTTCTGAATTATATTTAATATCATCTTCTATAGAATTTAAAACAACTTCGTAACATTCATATAATCTCATATCTTAAACACCCCTTTTATATTATTTAATATATTGTTTGCACCATTTTGGACTAACTGCATATGCTTCATTAAAATCATTATAACAAATACCATATCTATTGCTTTCAAAATAGACTAGTTTCCCATCGATTTCTTTTTCCCATCCTGCTAATTCACCGAAATCTGGAATTAATCTTTTATCAAATACATAAGTTTTTCCTTGTTCAAATTCGTCTACTTTATATCCTAAGTCTTTACAATCGCTAGGCAATAAAACAACTTCTTCTCCATTAACTGCTATAATTCCAGTAAACTCATCTATTATAGTGACTAGATATTCACCATATACATAATTTTTGTCTTTATCAAATAAATCTATATTTTTCATATTACCAACTCCTTATTCTTTATTATATATTAAGTATAACATATCCTTTACTATTTTTCAACTATTTTATTAATTATTTTTTATATAATTTATAATATAATATTAAATCTTGTATTCCCCTAGTGCCTCTAGCATTATACCAAGATTTAAATTGCTCTTTATTTATATTATTATAAATTCTTATGCAGTCTTTATCACATATAACTTCAAACATTACTTTGTCACATATTATCTTTTTAAAATCATCAAAATTATCTTGTTTATACATGTTGTCTATTTCTTTATTCTTTTGTTGCTCTAGTTTAATTCTTCTGATTCTATTTTTGTTTCTCTCTATTATATTATTTCCTTTAACATTGTTAATATATATTATCATATGTACCCCCTTATATAAATATTATTACATTTGTTAACTTTTGTCAACTGTTTTATTAATTATTTTAAATCAAATAAAAATAATAAAACTCCAAATATTATGCTTAAAATTAATAAGCTAAATATCATTAATGCACTCATCATATTTATCACCCCTATGAGTATATAGTACAATATTTAGCTTACTTTGTCAATACATTTTATTAATTTATTTTTAACTTTTTGTAGAATTACAACCATAATATAATTGATGATATTTTAAAGTAAATTCATTCGCATTTATTCTGTATCCATTTATTTTTAAATAATTTTCTACATTACTTATAGTACACTCTAAATTATTTAATATCGAAAATACAAATAACTTATGCATTATACCACTTTGAAACAATCCAGTGGCTGATATAACTACATTTAATCCTTCATGTTGTAATTCTTCTGTTAGTTTTAATAATTTTCTAGTAATTCCATTTCTATTATATGCATTTAATCCATTATCATTGGCTCTACCGATTATAGGCTTGAATAAAAACTCATTGTTCATATTAAAGTCATAATACATTGTGTTACCCGACTTTGTGGTTTGCACATACACTTCTTGTTCTATTGTATCTTTTAATAGTTCTTTCATTATATCGTCACACAAGATTCTATTACCATCAACATTAATATAAGTATAATCTTTAGCCACATCAGATACTTTGATATTAATTAATTCTTTATATCCTTTTCCTAATATACCATTGAATATTAAATATATCATTAATTTATCTTGTGCATTTATAAGTAGATTTAAAATGTCTAGTATTTGCGTTTTCTTAAAATACTTACTATTATCAAAATAAACACATTCTTCGATTAAATCCTTCTCTTCCAATTTATATGGAATATGTTTATTGTCTAATAATGATTTAAATATCTTTAACTGATTATAAAAAGCACTTCTGTTTATGCTAGATAGATTATCTATTACGAATTCTCTCAAATCTATTTCTGATATATTGTTATCATTTAATCCCTTTTTGTTCATAAAATTTTTAAACTTATTTTCTATTCTATTTAATTTAATTTGTTTATCACTCATCTTAGTCATTTTAACTCCTTCCTAGTTGTCTCTATATACTATAACATAAAATTATTAATAAGACAACTATCTTTTATTAATTTTCTTTATATTATAGTATATACATTTATTAATTATTTATTCCTGTTTTTATTAATTTTTTTCAAAAAAATAAGAGGTAATTTACCTCTTTAAAAATAGACTGTTTATATTATTGTACTCTCCCATTCTTTTTTTAATTCTTCAATATCGTTTTCAAATAATTTACAAACTATCTCATACAATTCTGGAGTTTTGCATAAAATTTTATCTATATATTCCATTTTATTAGTTTTAATTTTTTTAGTTATTTTAATTTCTTCACCTAAATAATTTTTTACTATAGATTTTAACTCTAAATTGTCCATTCTTCTTTTCAAATCAATATGATATTTGTCTTGGAATTCTTTATATAATAAATTATATCTTTCGGCATATCTACCATTAGCATTATGATTTATTACTTGTTTTATTCTAGCTCTCTTTTCGGCAAGTGATATATCGTCGACTAATCCAATTATAACATCTTCTTTATGATTAATTTCTTTATTTAATTTATCGTTCTGTGCTTCTAATAATTGTTTTTCTTTATATTCTTCAATCCATTTTTCAGCTCTTTTGATAGGGTCATCAATCATATACGAAGGTATATTTTGTTCTTTTAATGCCTTTTCCATTTTATCAAATTTATTCATATATCTTATGGTAAATATATCTCCCTTTTCTCCGGTTGTTTTATGTGCTAGAAATTCACAGCCTTTTTTAGTTACTTGATATTCTTTTCTTGTTTCACCTTTTGCATCTTTGTAAGAACTTAGTTGCCATAAATCAACCAACGAAAAATTTCGTTCGTTAACTTTTTCTAATATGGTTGTGTGTCTTTCTATTTTTCCTATTAAATCTGCATGTCTAACTTCCATCATTTCTGCAACTTCTCTAGATGACACTGTTTGTATATTATTTATTTGTAATTCATTCATAAATATCACCCCTTTTATTATATATTTAATATAACTCTTTTAAAAGTCACCTTTATTAATTATTTTTATTTTACACTCCTCAAAGTTAGTAATTGCAACGGAAGGGACAAAAGTGGACTTCTGAAACACCAAAACCTTCCCTCTGAAAGTCAAGAAAGTGGACTTGTTATATATAGATAAATAATTAAATAGATAAAAAGAATAAATATTTGTTTTCGCTTACGCTTATTTTATTTTTCATTATGATGTTTTTTCCACTCTTCGTAAGATTTTAATTTGATAAATAAACATTCTGTATTTTTAAAATTTCCATTTTCTAACTTTACATTTATGTACTTCTTATTTACCTCTATCAAACTTTTATCTTTTAAATCTATTAACATATTGGATATACTTAATAAATTTTCCCCAGAGTTTCCGTTTAATCCTATTCCTATAGCTAATGATTTTCTTGTTATTTTAGTTTCCTTTATCTCATTACATCTATATTTTAATAATAAATATACTTTTATCTCATTACTCGATGTTGTATCAGCTAAATGTCTTAATAAATCTTCTTCTAATAATATGAATTTTCTCCCGTCTTTATTTTTATAATTAATTATGTATACAATCTTTCCATCAACTGATTTTGCTACTACGGCATTACCTTCTAACTTAGATAACTTCCTTACATTTTTTATAACTGTATTTATTTTTCTTTTACTTAAACTTTCGATTTTATTCTTGTTTAATATTATATCATCTTTATAAATATATCTATGGTCTTCACCCGCATTATATTTACTTAATAAAGTTAATGTACTTAATAATTTATAATCACATTTCTTGTCTTGTATATTTTCTTCGGCAGTTGATATTGGAAACTTTATAATCTTATTATCGTCTTTAGGAATAGCCATACCTATTACATTCTCATCATCTTTTATATTTTCAAATTCTTCTTCAATGTATGGAAAATCATCTAATCCAAGTCTTTGCACTTCTTCATCTGTATATACTTTTAATATTTTACCCATAATATCATCACCTTTATTAATTATTTTAATACTTCTTCAATTAATATGTTTTCTATATTATCTATGTCATAATACCAAATCTCTATTAATGGTATGTTATGTATTTTACAATAATCTTTCTTCCTTTGGTCGTGTATCTGTAAGTCTTCAAAATCTTTTTCTGTTTGCCAGCCTTCTTGCCACTTTTCATGTTGAATACCTTGGCATTCAATTAGAGTATTATAATCTGGTAAATAGAAGTCAAACCTCAGTAGACCATTACTTACCCCTATTAAATCGTTATAACTATATTCTCTATGATATTTAATATTGTATCTATCTAATACCTTTTTAGTTGCTTGTTCTAATTGTGAGCTTCTACATTCCCTACAAATCACACCTGTACTATTTACATTTAAATAATATAAACTTCTTTTAAATTCTCCTCCACATTTTTCACATATAAATTTATATTTTTTATTAGAATATGGTAAAACATCAAAAGGTGATTTTTTATTATTCTTGCTCCAATATCTAGCCTTGTCTGGATATAATATCCCAAAAGAATCTTTGGGATGTACCTTTTGACTACTACAATAAGGACATCTATTGCCATAATAAAAGTTACCAACTGTTGTTTCATATCCTCCATTATCATTATGATAATCCTTATTTTGACATAATATCCAAACTTTTTTACCACTTTGCGGTGCTATTGTAAAAGGGTCAATTGTATTTTTACTACTCCAATATTTTTCAACAGCATCTTCTCCATAATTATTTATTAACCATTGTCCAAATGAATCTTTAGGATGAACTTTACCATGAAAGTTACAACAATATGGGCATCTTTTACCATCATAGAAATGATGTGGGTCTATTGAATAGTTTCCATGATAATTTTTTTCAATACATTTTATCTTTACTTTTTTAGTACTGTTTTTATAAATATGATACGGATTTAATTCATTATCATTCCAATCCCAATATTTATTTAAAGGTTCTTGTAGCTCTTGTTGAATATAATAAGCAAAACTATTTTCATAAAAATTACAACAATTAGTACATTTAGCACCTTTTTTAAAACTACTTAATTGTATATCATATTCATTATCACAATACGGACATTTGATTCTTATATAATTACTTTTACCTTTCTTATTTTTACCATCCATCGTCATCTCATCGCATCTATAAGTACCTATGTACTCATAACCATCGCCTCTTTCTTCAACAGACTGTTTATGCTCCTCATTCTGATACATACAAATCCCCCTTTTATTAATTATTTTAATACTTATTATCTTTTTATTTTACATTTTTATCACCTCCTTTCATTTATATATTAATTAACCCCAAACATCTTCTGCCATCTTTTTCTTATTATCTGTAGATTGATGATAATAGAATTTAAAAGTTGTTTGAGTGTTACTATGACCGGCGAGTCTTGCTACTTCTGTCAGTGAAAAACCAGCGTTAACGTAAGCAGTTAAAGATGCGTGTCTCATGGAATGTACTTTTAATTTTTGCCCAGTCGCCATTGAGATTTTCTCTATAACCTTTTCTAAGCCTTTTGACGATATTCTTGTCTTATAACTACTAATGAATAAAGCATCATCTTTAGCTTTGATTTTCTTACGTTCCACAATATATTTGTTATATAACTTCATACCTTTACTATTTAATACACAATCTTTTTTGCTACCACCTTTTTGGATTACTGTAAAACATCCATCTTTATTAATGCTATCAATATTTAATTGGCGTAGCTCTGAATTTCTTAAAGCTGTCTGTAATAATATTTCTACCATTAACATATTTCTTAAATTCATAAAGTTTGGTTTTGACTCATATTCTTTTTTTAAGTATTCTTTGATTTCTTCAATTTGTCCTGTATTTCCAACCACTCCTTTCGTCTCTATCTTCAACGCCTTTAACTCCTTAGAAGGATTATAAGAAATTAATCTATATGCCATTAAGTAACCAAAGAAACTTTTTGCACTAGCAATCATCTGATTTTGGTATTGATTTGACATTTCATTTTTACTATTAACCCATTTATTTAATTGAATAATATTTGAATTTTGAATATCCTCTATAGTTTTAAAATTACAGTATTCAATCATATTTCTTATATGAGGGATATATACCTTTATTGTCTTAGGATTTAAATGTTTTATATCTTCAAGATAATTAATATAGTTGTTAATTATTTTCTCCATCATTTTAACTCCTCCTTTATTTACCTTATACATATATAATACTATATTTGGAATTATTTTGTCAATAGATTTATTGAATATTTTATTAATTATTTTTATTTAAACAGAAAAGAAGGTGATTTCTCACCTCCTAATTAATGTATTCTATCATCATTTCATAATATTTTTCATATGTAGCTACAAAATCATCATAATCCCAAACTTCTACTATTTTGCTTATATCCACAACGGGTTCTTCATCGTGTCCATCTTTGACATAAAAACCTTTTACTATCATTATTACATAACTATTATTATAATATGGTAAGTATTCTGCAAAATCGGTTGCGTTCCAGCAACAACTTTTACCATTTAAGATTGTGCAACCATCTTCTATTGCCTCCTCTTTTGTTTTATATATCATTCCCCAACTTTCTTCTCCTATTTCACGCAAAGGATTTTGAAAACGAAAAAACATATTATCATCGCAACTGTACTCGTTTAGTTTTTCCACTGTTGGCTTTCCAGTTATTTTATAAACTAATTCTTTGTTCATATTTTTCACCTCTTTCTTATTATTAATAATTTTCACAATCATTTGCCATTACATTGTTTAAATCAAGATATTTATCTTCTTTATTATCGAAAATCTTTAATGTTCCATAATCTATGGTATGTTTGCCATATAGTAACAAATCAATTATACCTGCTTTAGATAACCTATCTTTCGTTGCAATTAATTTTCCACATTTAGCACAATATATATGATAACGGTGATAATCTTTTTCTAATTCTAAATTAGGAGTAAAGAATTCGTCATCATTTATCTTGTATTTACAGCAAAGTTCTTTCCATTCTTTGTTATGACTTGTATTTCTTTTATGTTTCTTATCTGACAATAAATGTAGAAGTTCGTGATTTATAATATGTTTTATAGTATCGTCATTATATGCGTTTATACGCTTACTAAATTTAAATTTTACAGGTTCTACAAATTCTCCACTTCTTTTATATTTTCCACTGAAGTAACCTAATGAAGATTTAAGTCGTCCGTCTATGGCTATTGGAATTGTGTTAATTATATCCCCTATTATCATTCTATCGTTTCCGTCCATGCTATTATTAACGAAGCTCTTCATATAACTTCTTATATCTTTTTCCGTCCAAACTTTATTAATATTTCTATTCATCATTTTTACCCCTAATATTATTTATTAATAGTTTTTGGTATCATTTCCCTTTTTAATCAGTTATTTCCACCTCATAGTTGTATAAAGCCTTATATAATTTTTGTGGTATTAAACCTTTAAAATAATCAGCTACAATTTTTATATTCTTCTCTTTATAATACTTGTATATTTCAAATGCTTTCTCCTGCGTGTCATAAACACCTAAATATTTACTCTTTGATTTTCCTGTTTCTGGGTCAAACGACCAACATTGTACTCGATATTTGCCTTGATGGGGAGTTGTTCCAATAACCGATTCACCTCTAGCATTTTGCCTTTTAACAAACAAGTTATTTATTGTTTGAGGTACAAATACACAAGTATCTGGAGAATATATTTTATTGTGTTTAACAAGTATATCTTTATCTAAACACATCTTTTCTCCTTCAATCTCATAATAATTATTGTCAAACCATTCGCCAAAGTCTTGGAAGTTATGAAATTCTTCACTAACTTTACAATCTTTATAAGTAGGATGTTTTTCTTGATGTTTGGTGTCGTAACATCTTTGCATCATATCATACCAAACATTATAACATTTAGTTTGTTTTCCATTTTCACTAACTTTATATTCACCTTCTCCGATATATCCAATACCACATATACTAGGTTTATAAGGACATTTAATATTTCCTTTTTTGAAATTACCATATTGCACATTTCTAACTATCCAATCATACTCTGGGAAATAAACGTCTATATCTCTATTCATCCTGTATCCTACAATAACCATTTCACTACCAAAAGTATTAATTCCTGTTTCTCCTATTTTATTAATATTTTTCCCCATCATTTTAACCCCCTTGATATTATTTATTAATTATTTTTACTATCATTTCAAGAGCTTTTAAAAAATTTATTAATTATTTTTATACTGGTTTTAAGGATAAACCAGTAAACCAAGTAATCATTCAACTTAATTGTTATCTTTCTTCATATATTCAAAATCTCTAATTCTATATTTGACTTCGTATCTCATATTATGCAGTATTTCCGAAATATCATCAGTCAAGTCTTCCATTGTATTTTCTTCATCAATATCTATTATATCATCTAATAGATATTCTATCATAATTAATTTCTTTTCTATATTTTTTCTGTCATCATGAGTCAAATATCTAGCAGTAGCATATATGCATTTTTCTTCTTGTTCATATTCGCAATTGCCTCCCCACATCTTATTATAATCACAATTTGCACATACATTTTTATCCATAATAATTATCATCTCCTTATATAAACAATATCATATTTAACCATCATCTGTCAATAGATTTATTAATTGTTTTCAACTAATTCTAAAGAAAATTTAAATTCAACATCTTTGCCTAATTTGTTATCATATATTCTTATATTTCCGTCATCAGTTCCATGTTTACTCATGTATATTAATTTCATCACTTGATTTTGTGATAATCTCGAATATCCTCCTAGATATTTACCACATAGTTTACAATATACATGATATCTATAAGCATCCTTTTCAATATCAATATCGTTTTCAAAATACTGATTATCTGGAATACCATATTTATTACAATAAATTTTCCATATTTTATTATGTTCCATATCTTTTTTATATTTTAAATTCACTAATAAGTGCATTAATTCATGCCCTATAACATGTTTAATTTCATCATCATTATAATAGAATAATCTTTTACTAAATTTGAATTGCACAGCATTAATTACCTCTTTTGTTTCAATATCTATACTCATCGATACATAAGCCATATTTTTAGTTAATCTACCATCTATTTTTATAGGTAATGTTTCTACATATTTTAACACTATTTCCTTATCTCTAGCAGTCATCTTATTAGTAATTTCTAACATATAATCTCTTATTTTATTTTCATCCCACATAGTAACACCTCCAATTAATATATTTTGTCATCATTCCAAGAGCTTAAGAGGGTAAATTAACCCTCTTATTAATTATTTCTTACTTAAAATATTATATGATGTCCTTTAAATTTTCCATGACTGCATATATCTTGTATTCTATAACTTCTAAGTCGTATTGTTCACACAGAGATTCCCAGACTTCCAATTGACATTCTTGATATGTTTCATAATCAAATTCTGAATATTTTTGCCAATCGTCATAATAGTCTTCTGCATGTTCTTGTATTTCTTCTTCTGTTTCACAATCATATTCATCTATAACTTCATCATGTAACCATTCAATGTATTCGTCATAATTCCAGACTTCTACTAATTCTCCTAAATCTTCATCTGGTACATCTGGATATTCATTTATTGTTATTATAAGTAGGCTATCCCCATTATATACGTCCATTCGTGTTTCATTGCCAACATAAGTTGTGTAATCTACTGTGCCATCTTTAGATAAGATTATGTCATGTTTTACATAACCGTCAGTAAAAAGATTTTTATGGAGTTCACAATATAAGTCTTTAATTTCTTCTTGTATCTTTTCTTCTCTTAATAAATTTAAAAATAATTTAATATTATTCATATTTACCACTCCTTTTTAATTAATTATTTTATACTTAAAGTATAGCATATTTAATTTTAAATTACAAGAACTTTTTAATATTTTATTAATTATTTTTGGTATCATTTTCTATATGGTAGTATATCACAAAATATACTACCATATAATAATAGTTTATATCATCATTTCTAATCGACTTATTAATTCTGATATAACGCTATATATAAAATCAACATCTTCTATATCGCAAATATAATTCCAGACATTTTGTTCTTCATCTTCATAACCCAATTCATTGAAATATTTGTATTCACTCCATGTTGCATTGTCCCAAATATACTGTTGTTTATCTATATTGCTTTCGAATATTTCTTCACATTCTTCCATTAGATAATCTACAAATTCTTGATAATCATCTTGTAATTCGATATTACCAAATTCTATTTCTGGCACTTCTACATATTCATCAAGTGCTATTATTAGTAATTGATTATCTTTTACCTCATTTGTAGTTGTTATTGTTCCGTCTAAATCTAGTACTATATTGGTTTTTATTTTTCCATCATTCCACGCTTGTTTATGAAGAGTACAATAGCAGTCTATTATCTTACCTTCTATTGTTTCGTCATTTAATAGATTTAAGAATCTTTTAATATTATTCATTATCATTTTCCCCTTTCAATTATCTTACTTATATTATAGCACTTGCAATTTAAGATTACAATCACTATTTATTAATTATTTTTTAAGAGCTGGCAGGTTTTAAATAGGATTACCTGCAAACCTATATATTAGTTATCTAGCTGTACCATTTATCTATCTAAATCATAATCTTTTTGCCATCTTATTCTTCGTCATCATTTACTAACCAACTTTTTAACTCTATTAATTGACTTCTATATATAAAGTTGTTATTTTGTCGTTTTTCAATTTCTTTTGATATAAATGAAATAGTTTCAGCTTCATAACACATATCATTTATATCTTTTTCTCTCCAATTATGCATTATACCTTCTATTCTGCTAAAATTATGTTTGATTTCTTTATTATTACTTTCTATTCTTTCTTCTAACTCTTTTATTTTTCCTTCAATTATATTTTTCATAATTACCCCTCCCGTATAATTTATTAATTATTTATTTCTTATATTAATAATATCATGTCCTTTACTATTTTGTCAAGAGCTTTTTTTAATAATTTTCTTAATTATTTTCAAGAGCTGGTAGGGAATTAATCCCTTACCATTTTTCGTAATATTCGTCATCTCCATATTTGTCTAGATAAGTGCTTTTAGCACTCATCTTAAAATCGTATTCATTGTCTACATCAGAGACTTCGACAATATATTTTTTTCTGTTATAAGATACTTGCACGTCAGTAGCTCCAAAAGGAATATCATCTAACACTTTTTTAATGTTGTTATAATTTAATTTATCTATATTACTGTCATAGCAACCTATAGCAAAACCTTCCTTATTTAACTTTTCTGATATTCTTTGTTTATTTGTTTTCATTTTATCACCTCTTATTTATTATTATATTTTAATTATATCACACATAATTTTATTTTGTCAAGAGCTTTTTTAAAAATTTATTAATTATTTTTACTATCTTTTAAAACTTCTTATTTACTACTATGGTTATATGATATCATATTCAATTTTATAAATCAATAATAAATATAAACTTTTTTAAAAATATATTATTTTATATATAAATTAATTTTTATAGTTATGATTATTATTCTCAATAACAAATAATTTTATTTGATAATTATTATCAATATATAAATGAAAAATATTATCAATTATAGATAAAATTATAAAATATCCTATATAATCCATTATGAAGGGATTTAATGTTCTATAAGGTATTTATACCTTAATCATTTTAAAACGCTTTAGAAGGACATTTAAGAGGTCGCTTTTATTGAGTTTTTATAAAAATAACTTCTTAAATTGATATTTAATGTTAATGAAAATCATTATCATTTTATAGACAATAAAAAAGACTGGATAAACTCCAGCCAATAATTTTATTAATTGTTTTCAGTATCATTGTTGTTTTTCATGTATTCAAAATCTCTAGCCCTATACTTTATTTCATATTTCATATTGTGTAATATCTCCATAAGTCCATCTGTTAAATCTTCCATTGTATTTTCTTCATCAATATCTATTATATCATCTAATAGATATTCTA